TCATAACCCACAGGTCGGCGGTTCGATCCCGCCCCCAGCTACCAATCGGAACCCACTTTCGTTCCGGTTCTCTTCCCAGGACGGTTTCATGAAGTCCGCGAGGCGGCCGACGAGCGTAAGCTCGATCGGTGCGCCGCGCGATTGGTCGACGGGGCGGATCTCGATGCGCTCGATCAGGCCGCGCACCAGTTCGATGACGCGGCGATCGTCGGCCGAGGGCTTGCCGTCCTTCAGCTCGGCCAGGCGCTCCTGCAGGGCGCGGACCTGTTCGGCGTAAACCTCGGCCGCGCGCGGGTGCAGGGTGATCGGCGCTTGCTGGTCGGCGCTGGCCAGCTGGGCCTCGATCTCGGCCTTATCGGCCTCGGCCGAGACCAGGCGCGCGCGCATCGCCGGCGTTTCGGTCCCGTCGCAGATCGCGTCGACCAGGCGCGCGATTCCGCGGTTCAATTCGGCCAGGCGCTTTTCCAGCGGCGCGCGGCGCGACTGGGCGGCGGCGGCCGCCGCCTCATACTCGGCATGATAGGCGCGCACATAGGCCGCGACGGCCGCCGGCGACAGCATCTTGGCGCGCAGCCCCTCGAGCACGCGGTCTTCGACCTCGTCGCGCATGATGCTGCGCCGGTTGTTACAGGCGCTGGGCCCCTTGCCGACATAGACCGAACAGACCAGGCGGCCCTTGCCCTTGATCGTGTAGTTTCCGCCGCACTCGACGCACTTGAGCAGGCCTGAGAACAGGCCGGGCTTGTGGCGATTGGCCAGGTGCGGTTTACGGTGCGCGCCCGAGAGCAGGAACCGGGCCTGGACCGCTTCCCAGTCGACCTGGTCGACGATGCGAAGGTGCGGCACAGGCGTGCGCTTCCATTCGCTTTCGGGGCGGATCTGCTGGACGCGCTTGCCGGTGGCCGGGTCCTTGCGCAGGTCAAAGCGGTTCCAGACCTTGACCCCGATATAGAGTTCGCAGCGCAGGATGCCGTTGCCGCGCTGGCGCGAGCCGATCACCGAGGTCGCGCCCCAGATCCCGCCGCCGGGCGCGGGGATCTTGTCATCGTTGAGCACGCCGGCGATCTCGACGCCGGTGAGGCCCTGGGCGTAGCCGGCGAAGATCCGGCGCACGACGGCGGCTTCCTCTTCGAAAATGGCCATCTCGCCGCCGGGGGCCGAACGATAGCCATAGATGCGCGCGCCGGTGGCCAGACCCTTTTCGGCGTTGGCGTGCATGCCGCGCTTGGTCTTGGCCGACAGGTTGTCGAGATAGAGCTGCGACATCAGTCCCTCGATCGCCACGTCCATCAGCTGCACGCGGTCGGTGCGCAGGGTGGCGATTCCGATGCCCAGATAGGACAGGCGCTCGAAGGCGCGGGCGTTGTCGGCGAGGTTGCGGAAAAGGCGGTCCTGGTGCTCGACCAGGATGAGATCAAAGGCGCGCTCCTCGGCGGCGGCCATCAGCATGTTGACGCCCGGCCGGTTGGCCATGTGGGCGCCCGAGATCGCCGCGTCGGTATAGGTGGCCGCGATCGTCCAGCCCCGCGCCTGGGCGTGACGGGTGCAGAGCGCCAGCTGGTCGGCGATCGACGCCGGGTTCTGCTTGTCGTCGCTGTATCGGGCGTAGAGGGCGACGCGCATTATTTGACCATGCGGAGCATCTCGGGCGTTGGCCAGGGACCGAGCACCTTGGCGACCGCATGTGCAGCCTCGGTGTCAGCCTTGGCCAGCGCACGCCGAACGCAATCCAGGAGTCCGCCCTCTTCCAGCTCGCGCCAGTCGTATATGCGGCTCCAATATGCTTCTGCTCTTGTCCCGAGAATGGCCCGGGCCATGACTTCTACCCGTATGCCCTCGCTGATGATCGACAGACTAACGTGGAACCCTGACCGCTCGGCTAGGAGCGCCGCCTCCCGCATGTCGCTGGTCGAGATGGTCATTCATGCGTTCCTTGGGCTTCGCTCGCGGCGGCATAGTCACGGCGAGCGTTGGCGCGCGCAAGGGCCTGGATGATCGCGAGGATCTCCGGCTCCAGGTCCTGGTCCGGCGGGGCCGGCTGGACGGATGCTTGCGCGCGCGGGGGCATGGCTAGGCGTGCGCCTCTTGCGCCTGGGCGCTTCGCTCGGCGCGGGCGTCGCTTTCCAGGGCTGCGCGACCGGCGGCGCTTGGTTGCCACCATCGTTCTTGATGGCTCATGACCTCAACGATGTGGCTCTCGACGAGGCCCAACCGAAAAAGCACTCGAAGAGAGCGGTGTTGGCGCCGTCTCACAAAGAACGGCCCTTCATCGGCCAAGTCTTGAAGCAACTCCCGTTGTACCTTCGTGAGCTTCACCGCCCCACCTCCGTTTGCTCGGTAAGCCGTTCGGTGACGGCGTGGGCGAGTTGGTCCAGATAGATCGCCGCCCCGCGCGGTTTCCCTCCAGCCGCGTACAGGCACGCTCCCAAGACGAGGCTTTCAACCACGACCAACATCTCTGTTGGGGTGCCGGTCCCCTCGACAACGCGACGTAAGAGTTCCGGCGCGAGGCGGTTATGATCTTGATGCGCCGTCACCGCCCCACCTCCTGAAAGGTGGCGAGGGCTTCGGCTAGACTGTCTCGGATGTTCGCCGCCTTGAGGGCGTGACGCGCAAAGGCGTTTGCCGTCCGACCTGCGCCTTCCCATCCGCCAGTCCTCGCCGGGTCGCGCATGATCCCCGCCGACATTTCGTTGGCCCGGACCTCTATTTGCAGCGCGGCAACCGCCGCCTTCGCCGCCTCTGCCAACCGCTCTACGTGCGCCGCCATGGCCGCGACGCGCTCCGCTAAGGTCAGGAACTTGCCGTTCGCAGTGACGGGTGCGTTGGCCTTGTCCAGCGCCTCTTCAATGGCCTCGTACGTCGCCAGATCCACCTGACCGCCCGGAAGACCGCGCGCGATGTCAGGATCAATCTCTATCCGCTCTACGGCTGGAGGGGTGGGGTGGGTGACCCCAGCCCCAACCTCGTGATCACCCTCAAGCGTTGCTTTTCGCTCTAACCATTCGCGGGTCATCCCGGCGAACGCTTTCACAGTGCAGGCATCGGGGGAAACGCAGCGCTGAGCTTTGGTGCAGTCTAAGTGCGCGCAATGGCGAACTAGGTGCGCGTCTCCCGCCTCTACAGGGGCGCTAGGGGCTGGGGTGCGGGCCGGTTCGTCGTGCGAGAGCCGCGCGCAGAAGTCCAACGCGGCCTTCTCGCAGATTGTGCGGTCCTGGTCCGACAGCGCCGCCCAGGTGGTCGTTTCGGCGCGGGCGACGACCAGGCTGTCGAACAGCTTCTCGCCCAGGCTCTTGGTTCCGTCAGCCATGGGCGGGCGCCTCCTGCTGCGCCTGGAGCGCCTTGGCCTCTTCCTGGGTGGCGATCTCGAAGTACGGTTCGCGCCGGCCGCGCGCGTTCACGACCTCTAGCTTGTGGAGCTTGAAGAGCCCGCCGAGCGTCCAGTCGCAGCCGCGACCGGGCGGCTCGCCGCGCTTGTGCGGGCCGGCGTTTGTCCAGCGCCCGACGCAGCTAAAGCCGATGTACCGCTCGACCTGGTCCTCGGTTTCGCCCGCGCCCGCCGTCAGGAGGGATTGCATGTTCTGGACAGTGCCGCAGATCGGGCACTTCATGGCGATGAAGCGGCGCTCGCCGACGTCCTGGGCTTTGAAGCGCGCGTGCAGTTCCTGGACGGTTATGACTTCCGCCATCCCTCACCCCTCCCCGCGCTGGACGGCCGCGCGCCAGGTTGCGCCGGCGCAGATCAGGACGGCGCCGCCCCAGCTGCAGGTCAGCAGCAGGCGGATCGGGTCGGCCGGGCCGCGCGTGACCGCGTCCAGGAGGTCGGACAGCAGCATGAGCGCGGCGAAGAAACCGGCCAGCACCGCAGCCGCGCGCAGCAGCACGCCATAGGCCGTGACGGGTTTTGCGGGTGGGTTCGACGGGCTGGCTTTGGCGGCCCACATGGGCGGCGGATCCTTGGGGGGCATGGGCGCTTGTCCTTTCAGGCGCTGACGGCGGCGGGTTGGATGGGGAGGCGCAGCGGGTCGCTTGCGCCTGCGACGCGGACGAAGGCCTCGCCGGGGAAGTCCTCGTCGGCCGCGCGGCGCAGGAAGGTGGCGGGAACCAGGATCTGGTCGCCGGGCGCGGCCTGGTCGAGCGGGCGCAGCATGGCGAACCAGGTGGCGTAGTCGGCGTATTGCTGGGCCAGCTGCAGGGCCTGCCGGGCGGCGTCCTGGTACTTGGCTGCGAACACCGCGTTCGGGCGTGTCTGGTCCGTGCCGGCGGCATAGACCTCGGAGCGCTGGATATGGCCCTGAGCGATCGCGGCGTAGCGCTGGGCCTTGTCCTTCAGATAGTCGACGAGCTCGTCGAGCGTCGCGTTAAGCGGCGGCATGAGCTTCCTCCTGGGCTTGGGGATCTGGCTGGGCCTTGGCGATCGCCGCCTCGAGCGGCGTGGGGGCGAGGACGCTGTTCAGGACAGCGACCAGCAGCGGCATGAGGACGTCCTGGTCCTCGGCGAAGCGCCAGCCCATGCCGTTGTAGAAAACCGCGTCGCCCTTGCCGTCGACGATGTTCTTGTTCTCGACGCGCAGTGGAAACTTGATCTTCGAGCGCCCCAGCTGCAGGACGACGGCGTCGATGGCGGGGCCGGCGAGGCCGTGCTCCTCGACCGCGACCACTATGGCGGTCGCCTCCTCGACGCGGGCCTTGTGGGCTGCGTTCTTGGCCTTGTTGGCGGCGATCAGCTCGCGGCGGGTCACCTTGGCGGCGTCGACGAGGGCCTGGGCCTTTTCCGAGAGCGTGAAGGGGCCGTTCAGCCAGGTCGTGGCGTACTCTTCGTTCATCGACAGGACAGATGCCCCGCCCTGTCCGAACGCTTCGATCCGGAGCTGGCGCACCAGCTCCTCAGCGGTTTTCAGGTCGCCATAAATCCCGGCGAGTTCTTCGGTGTTGAAGATCTCCAGCGCGGCGTGGCGGATCTCGACATAGGCCTTGTGGTCGTCGCGCGCCTGTTCGGTGAACGCCAGGAGGCCCTGCGAGACCAATCCCTTAAGGATCGGGTCCTTGCCGGCCTTGTAGCTGCACTCGGTTTCCCGCTCGCCATAGCTGAAGCGCTTGGGCTTGCGGCGGGCCTGCAGCTTGACCTCGGCCAGGGTCAGTATGTCGACCGGGCGCAGCTGCTGGCCGACGTCCTCGATGCGCTTGCGGACCTGTTGGCGCAGCCAGTCGAAGCTTTCCCGGCCGGCCTGGACGCGCGCAATGGCCTCGGGTTTGGCGCGCGTCAGAACCTTGATTTTCTCCTGAACGTCCCGGACGCCCTCCTCACTGCCTTCGCGGGCGCGGCCCAACTTGAAGGCGATCGCGCGTGCCGAAAGGCCGGTTTCGTCCTGGAAGGCCTTGAGCGCCTGGGCGTCCTCGAAGGGGCTCAGGTTCTCGCGCTGGCTGTTCTCGACCAGGCCGATGAACAGGGCCTGGGCCTTGCTGGCCTCGCGCTCGATGAAGGGCAGGCCCGCCTGCAGCGCCGGCGGCAAGCGACCCTGCGCCTGCAGCAGGCGACAGGCGCGGACCCGGCGCTCGCCGGCGTGCAGCATGCGAACGCCGTTCGCGCCGGCGGGATAAAGGACGATGGGCTGCAGCAGGCCCTCGGCCTCGGCGATGGTGTCGGCCAGCCCTTCCAGGGCCTCCTGGGCCACCGACTTGCGCGGGTTGTCGGGGTTGTAGTCGATGGCGTCGAGCGGCCAGAGCGGCAGACCCACCGCGCCCTGGCCGTCCAGCGCCTCGAGACCGGCTACGCCAGCGGGCGAGATCCGATAGGCAGTGCCTTTCACGTCCGACTCGCCGATCAAGAGGCCAGCGGCCTCGAAGGCCTGCAGGCCCTTGCGCACGTTCGACGGATCGCGGTCGGTTTCCTTGGCGATCTGGGTGGCCGTCATGGCCTGAGCCTTGCCCTGCAGCAGGCGCAGGACAGGTTCCGCATCCAGCAACTGGTGCGTTATCAGCGACGTCATTCGTCGTCTCCGGAAAGGGTTTCGGGGGTGTCGTCGGCGGGGGCTTCCTCGCCCTCGCGGGGCGGGCGGATCGCGGGCGGAAGGCTGACGGGCTTTTTCAGGGCCACGTTGAGCGTCACCCAGCTGACGCCCTTGACGAAGGCCAGCGCCTCGCCGGGTTTCTCGCCGCGCGCGCCGGCGGCCTGGTGGATGTAGGCCAGGCCAAAGGGGTCGGGCTCGCCGCCGAAGGGGTCCTTGATGTGGCGGGCGTCGGTGGCGATCAGCTGGTCGGGTTTGCGGCCGAGGCGGCGGCAAAGCTCGCGGATCACCTTGTTGGTGGTGGTCGCGTCGTAGAGGACCGACACCGCCGCCTCGCGGTCCTCGAGGGCGCGATAGAAGATCTTGACCTCGTCGCCCTCGTCGCCGGCGAACCGAAGCGAGGGCGGCATGGGCTCGGCCGGCGACCCGCTGGGGATCGCCGTTGCCACGACCTGGCCGCCCAGCGGCTCGAGGCGCGCGGCTGCGTCGGCCAGGGACAGGACCTCCCCCATGGTCAGCCGCGCCCCATCGGCGTGAGCATGCGAACGGCGTTCGCACGGAAGCGCAGCAGCTCGGCCTGGCCCAGGCGGAACAGCAGATGGTTGGCGATGAGCCGCGCGCCGGCGATCGGGCGGTCATCCACCAGGACGCGGGCGGCCATGTCGGCCTCGGCCGCCTCGAGCACAAAGCGGCGGCCGCCGGCGATGACGCCGACCACGGCGCGCGGCTCGGCGATGCGATCAATCACGCACAGGGCGACGCTGTGCTGGGCGGCAGGCGCGGCCTCGATCGCCGACAGGCATTGCGCGATGCGGTCGACGGCGGCGCTGGACAGGCGGGGCGGCCTGGACTCAGGAGTGGACTCGATCATCTGTGTTGATCCGATCCGGAGGGGGGTGAGGGATGACGCAGAACGCGGGATGCGCGGGCGACGCGGAGCTGGAGCACCGGGTGGCGGCGATGGAGTTCCTGATCGAATGGTTGATCAGCCGGATTTCGCCGGAGGCTCGGGTGGAGCTGGAGGCCGGCCATCAAGCCTTGCGGCGAGCGATCGAAGCAGAGCTGCCAGCGCACGGCGGATCGTCGGAGCACCTGGATCAGCGGATCCTGTGCAGCATGTCGGGGGTGATCCAGGCGGGTCTTGACCGGGAGCCAGGCGAACCCCTGCATAAACCGTGATGCCGCCGCCGTTGGTGGTCTTGGCCCACGGCAGGACTTCGGCGATCATTCCGGCGAAGTAGCGCGCTGAGAGCGACTGAAAGCGCTCCTGCCGGTCGCACCACCAAGCGTAGTCGTTCAGCAGCGCCGAAAACGAGGTGGTCTCGGCGGGGTCGATCACGAGGCGGGCGGCGGCCCAAGCGTAAAACTCCGAGTTGCCGATCCGGCGCGGGGCGGCGGCGATGTCGCTGGTCTGGCGAAGACGCAGGCCCGCACGAAGCCTGACGCGCTCGGCGTCGCGGCCCGCCAGGACGTGCTGGCGCTGCTGCAGGGCGTCGCCGAACGCGCGGATCGACATCACCTGCGCATGGCCTTGAGCGACGGCCCAGACCTTGTAGTCGGCGTAGAGGTCGAGGCCCCGGCTGGTGGCCCCGGCCTCGATGACGCAGCGGGCGGCGTACCATTGTCCGAACGGGCTGGTCATTGGCTCGTCTCCTCGAGCTGAGCTTTCAGCACCACCCCGCCGCGATACTTGAGACCTGCGGCGTTCTTGCCGGCGGGCGGCAGGCCCTGGCTGGACAGCGCGTCGCCAAAGGCGCGGCGGCTCATGATCTGGCCGCCCTCGCTCTCGATGAAGGCGACGTAGTCGTTGAACAGCACGGTGGCCGGGGTGCGGGCGTGCGGGTTGCTGGTGTCGCAGCGGGCGCGCAACCAGGTCATGAGGCCCGCGCCGCGCACCTGGGGGCCCAGGGCGGTGACGAGGCCGCGCACGGCGACCTGGGCGCGTTCGACCAGCACGCCCAGGTCGCGCACGGCGCCGGCGGCGGCGTCATTGGCGGTCTGGTCGGCGGTGATCGACGTGCGGACCAGGCCGTCGCCGTCGATCCAGACCCGCACGTCGCCGATCGGCGAGCGCACGACAATCTCAGTTTCCGGCAGTGCGCGCTGGGTCGCGGCCGGCGACATTAGGATGGCGGCGGCGCTCATTGGGCGTCCGCCTTGGGCTGCTGCGTCGCAACGGCGTCGGCGATCGCTTCGGCGATGTTGGCCAGTTTGACCAGCAGATCCTGGGGTAAGGCCAAAGCGGCGCGGGCCAGGCGCGCACCGGCCTGGGTGTCAATCAGGGCCTGGCCGGCGGGTTCGACCTCGATCGCTGCGTCCGGATCCGCCACCGGATCGGGCAGGCCGAAGAAGAAGCTCTGAACCGGCGTCTGCAGCGTGCGGGCGGCGGCGTAGAGCTTGCTGGCGCTGATGCGGTTGGCGCCGCTTTCGTACTTCTGGATCTGCTGGAAGGTGATCCCCAGGGCGGCGGCCAAGGCCTCCTGGCTCATCCCCAGCGTCTTGCGGCGATCGCGCATGCGGCGGCCGACCGCAACGTCGATGGGGTTAGGGGTGCGACCGGCTTCGGCGTCAAAGGCCATTTTGGAATCCTCCGTTGGGTGCGCCTGGCGCGCCCTTTGATGTGGTTTGAAAAAGAGGAGGCCCGGCCAGGGCGGTAGGGCTACGCCGAGCCCTGGCCGGGCCTCCGGCTCACCAGCCGTAGCCGTCGCCGTCGCCGTAGCCGTAGCCGTCGCCGTAGCCGTAGCCGTAGCCGTAGCCGTAGCCGTCGCCGTCGCCGTAGCCGTAGCCGTCGCCGTAGCCGTCGCCGTAGCCGTCGCCGTCGCCGTAGCCGTAGCCGTCGCCGTAGCCGTCGCCGTAGCCGTAGCCGTCGCCGTAGCCGTCGCCGTCGCCGTCGGTGCGGGCGGTGCCCGCACCTTGGCCGTCGAGGGTGGCTACGCGGCCCACTTCTCGGCCTCGCACGGGATGATGGCGATGAGGGCTTTGCGGTTGACCTTGATGTCGGCGGGCGCGTCGAGCTGGGTGCCCGACAGCGGGCCTTCGACGGCAAGCTGGTTCAGGCCTTTGGTCGTGCCCCAGCGACGCACGCAGCGGGCGTTCTTGATCTCGACCCAGTCTTGGGTCGTGACCGTTTCACCGACCCAGACAAAGCCCCGGTCAGCCACCACCAGCGAAAGGCCGTGGGTGTCAGCGTTCAGTTCCATGCAAACAGTCCTCCTGCCCTCCGCCGCTGACGGGTAATCCGTTCCAGGTCGGCGCGAGGTTGTGGACGAAACGAAACCGTTTCGTTGGCAATGTCAACGATCCAACGAAACAAAATCGTTTAATGAAACGGAACGATCGCTGTTCCTTAAGGCGCGCGACTGGTCAGATGCGCGCAACGCGTGAAGAAACAAACGAGGGCGTAGGCATGCAAAAGGCGCGAATTGGAAACGGCGCTAGCTACATGTGGGCGGCGGGCGCAGCCTTTGCCCTAGCCGCATTCTGCGCAATGGCCGCCAGCGGCGGCGCGGCTGGCGCTGAGGTCTTCGCCACGATCTTTATCGTCATGGCAGGCGGCCTGGCGTTCCTGGGCTTCTGGAAGGGCCTGTTCAGCAAGATCGAGGCGCGACTGATGGACATCCAGGCTGCGCAGCTCGGGATCTCGGCGCCAGCTGAAGCGGCCTCGCCGACCAGACCGTCAGACGAGGCGCGGCCGGCGGACAACTATCTGGGTTAGTAGCGGCGGATTGAGCCGACGATCAGGCCACGGATTCGGACCTCGGCCTCTTCACCGTCCGCCAGGCCATCCGTGAGGACCACGGGGGCGGAAAACTGTTCGTTGGTCGATCGAGGCCACAGAACGACGCCCTGGGCGGTGACCTCAACCTGCTTAACGGTGAGCTCGCGCATCCGCCCGCCAAACCTCAGCCGCTCGACCTCAACGATGTCGCCCGTTCGCGGCATATAACCGATGTCGATCGCAGAAACGCAATGAACCAGGTCGCCCTCGATGATCCCAAGCAGGTTCACGGAATCGCCTACCACCTGCGAAAGCCATTGCTCGGCGGCCGGATAGCGGCTGTCCTTGAGGGCCGGATAAGGCCGAGGCTCAATCTGAGAAAGGTCATCCGCCATCAGGAAGGCGCCGGCCTGGACGCGATCGCGGATGATCAGGTCCCCAGAAGCCGGCTTAGGCCGAAACTCGCGTATCTCGGCTATGGGTCGCTGCTCGGCAGCCGGCCCATCCAGAGCGCGGCGGGCATCGAGCAGATCCGCAGGCGTGACCCCTAGGGCCTTGGCCAGCTTGCGCTGGACCTCCGGTCGGAAAATACCGGGACGTTTGCCGCTCTCATAGAGGCCCCAGCCCTGGGCGCTGATACCGCCCTCACCGAACGCCTCGGCGGCTTGAGCCTGGCTAAGCCCCTTGCCGTGGCGCAGCACGCTGAGCGCCCGGCCCCATAGGCGGGCCTCTTGGTCATCGTCACGGTCGGTTGTCATTGAGACAACCTGCGCAACGGAGAAGGCGCGGGCGAGCGACGGCATCGTTTCTATTTATGAAACGCTTTCGTTGACAAAATCAACGAAGCAGTTTCGCTTCCATGGTCGATGAAGCTCAGGACATCGACCGTGGAGACCCTTCCGCCCCCTCGCCAAAGGCCCGCCCTCGCCCAATTTCTATGGGATCGGGGCATCTCGCATCGTGCGGCAGCTGCGGCGCTCGACCGCTCGCACGAGTATGTTCGCCGCCTGTGCCTGCCCTTTGGTGACCCCAGCCGGACGGTGCCTGACGACGAAACCGCTCGACGGATTGAGGCCTATACGGGCGGCCAAATCAGCGAAAAGGACTTCGCTGAGCCCATCGCTATTGAGGCGGCGCCATGAGGGCCGCTCTCGCCAGACCCGAAAGCTCCTCAAGCGCGCCTAGCGTTCGATCGGCGTTCTGCACGGCGGCTTCGGCAAAGCTGCGCGCCTCATGCACTTGCGCCAGCGCCTTGGCCAAGACGTCGCCCTGCGCAATCCTGTACTTCTCGCCCCTTCCGCAGGGGCAGACTGTATCGGCGCGGCCATTCAACAAGGCGCGCAAGTCACTAAGCACCCGCTCTACGGCGGCTTCCCTCTCACTCAACACTGGCTTTACTCCTACTGCGACAACCCGTCGCACGGGTATTTCAAAGCGAGACTTGAATTCTGCGCAACCTAAAAGGCAACGCTTCGGTTGCGACAATGCGACTCAATTGACCATTGGTTGCATTTCGAGTCATAAACCGGATTTCGCGTGCGCAGCGAAATCCTCGCGTGGCGAGGGCGGCCGATGAGCTGGCCCTTCAAGCCGGTCTGTCCCGAGCCCGCAGCCTGGCGCCAGGAGATCGAACGCCAGAAAGAACTGTGCGCCTGGGCGGATGAGCTACCCGTGATCTTGCGCCGACCAGGCCTCGATCTTGGCCAGCAGCAGCTCCAGACGTTCGCGCAGCGGTTCCACGCGCGGATCGGAGCCCTGCTCGACAGCGCCAAGCGCCATGCCGCGAAGCTTCTCCGTATAGGCGGTTCGGTCTGCAGCCTGGTCGACGCCGATGCAGGCCAGCGCCATGACCAGGCGGTCCAGGGCTCGGATTTCCGTGGCGCGTTGGGTGTTCAGTTCAGCCATTTTCAGCATCGCTTCTTCAAATTCAGCGCGGCTGATCATCGGTTCGGTTCCTTGTTTGAGAGGGGTCTTGGCAAGGAACCGCGAGTCGGTGGGGGCGGGCAAACCGCTCCCACCGATGGAGAGGGCGCGCCATGAGCCGGCGGCGCCTTCCCGAACCCAGCACCGAGTGCCTCGGCAAGTGGGCGCGCCTGATCAAGGCTGCCCGCGCGCAGGCCTCTGCGCCCCTGGCGTTCGCCGGCGACCTAGGAAAGCGGGCGCAGGTCGCTGGCCGCGCGCAGGTCCCGCCCGCGTTCGCCTTCAAGGGCTCGCCCTTTCAGCGCCTGGTCGAATTGGGCAAGACCTTTGCAGGTCTGCACCCAGACCAGCGCGTCGAGAAGGCCCCGCTGCTGGCCGGCCTGGCTGACCAGGTCGAGGCGGCCCTGGCCCCTGGGCGGCCCGCGCGAGCGCGTGCGGATCTGGACGGCTGAGATGCGCAAGCGCCCGTTCAGCGTTGAGCAGATGCGTCGCCACCAGGACCTGGATCCGGCGATCCGCTGGCGTCGGCTGGTGACCATGTGTCGCCAGCTGGGCGCGGCGGCCGAGATCGAGACGCGGGGCGCGCAGCCCGATCCCTCGGGCGTGGCCCGTTGGAGCCTGATCGACTTCGCCAACGAGATCTCGCTGGCCCGCCGCACGCCCTTCGCCCTGCAGACGCCCGAGGGCGCGCGGGCGGCGGCGATGCTGATTTTCGCCGCCAAAGCCTTTCGCGACGCCAGCCCAAGGGGGCGGCGGTCTTTCGCGCGCCCTCTGATCGCTGTCGCGGACCTTGTCGATGACTTGATGGGGGATGCTCGCCCATGACGCCGCTGAGCGCCAAAGATCGCAACATCCTGGGCCTCTACGCCGCCCGCATGTCGACGGCGTCGATCGCCTTCATGTGCAGCAGCTCGGAGTCCGCGGTCTACAATCGGCTAGGCCGCCTGCAGGTCAGCAGCGTCGCCCAGGCGCTCGAGATGCTGCGCGCCGACGACCAGGCCCGTAAGGCCCCGGCCGAGGTCCCAGCTGCAAAGCCCCGCAAGACGCCGGGCGCAAAACCTGAAATCGCCAAGCCCGTGGTCAAGCGCGTCGAGCGCTACGACCGGCCGGCTGCCTCCGACGCGGATCTGGTCGCTGCAACGCCGGTCCTCTCCTCTTCCGCCGCCACCGCGCTGACCTCGCCAGCGCCGGCGGCGTCGCCCACCGCAGCCATTCCGCCCGCGTATCGTAAGGGCGGAATGCGCTTGAAGCCGGTCACCGACCGGATCGCGCGGTGGGCGGGCCACTTCCTGCGCGCCCGATGGCCGCTGCCGGAAGTGGCCGACCTTTTCAGCGTGGCCGAAGACGACCTGGTCGCCGCCGTCCGGAGGCGCGCATGAGCCGCAAGCCCTCCCGCGCCGTGGTCGAGGCCCATGCGCCGGCGATCGTCGAGGCCGACGACGCCCAGACCGCGCTCTATCGCGCGCTCGACTATTTCCCGACGCCGCCCTGGGCGGGGCGCGCCGGCGGCGAGATCGTGCTGCTGGCCGATCCTGGCGCGGTCTCGATCGACGAGCCGGCTTGCGGCGAGGGTCACATGGCCGGCCCGCTGGGCGAGGCGTTCCGCGTGCGAGCGACGGACATCCACGCGCACGGGTTCGGCGGGGTCGAGGACTTCCTCGATCGCGGCGCGCGCCAGTCAATCGAGCAGCCTGACTGGGTGGTGACCAATCCGCCGTTCAAGCACCTGGGCGAGTTCGTCGAGCGGGGCCTCGAGGTCGCGCGCAATGGCGTGGCCCTTTTGCTGCGAACCACGGCCCTGGAAAGCGAGGGCCGTTACGACCTTATGAAGCGCCTGGCGCTGCAGGCGACGTTCTCCGAGCGGGTCTCGATGCGCCTGGGCTACTGGGATCATGAGGGTACGTTCGCCACGGCCTATTCGTGGTTTGTCTGGATGCACCCGGCTGCAGAGGACGTCTCGCCGCTGGCGGACGCGATCGCCGCCAGCCGCCGCCTGGGCCTCTGGCCCAGCACGCTGATCCCGCCCGGGACCAAGGCCCGGCTTTGGAAGCGCGACGATGTCCAGCGCTATGGCCGGGCGTCGCCCGCGCCGCTGTTTGACGGGCTGGAGCCATGACGCGCGAGGACCTGACGGACCGCGAGCGCTACGTCCTGAGCCGCGTGCTGGACTCCGAGCGCCATGGGGCAACGTGGGCGACCCTCGCCTACCAGGCTGACCAGGAGGCCGCGCGGCGGATAGCGCGCCTGGGTTTGGTCGAGGCGGCGGAAGACGCCCGAAACTTCATCGTGCGCCGTGCGAACGGCGTTCGCATCGAGGACTTCGCATGAGCGACCTCACCGACCTGATCCGCCGGGCGAACCAGATCTCGAGCGTCTTCGACGTCCTGGGCGATCACAAGGTGTACCGCTCGGGTCGGCGCTATCGCGGGGCCTGCCCCGTGTGTGGGGATGGCCAGAGCCGGACGTCGACGCGGTTCTGGGTCGATGACGCCGGCAGGCGCTGGGGCTGTTTCAACGGCGGGGCCTCGCAATGCTCCAAGGGCGGCGACGCGGTCGACCTCTATGCCGCGATGCATCGCCTGTCGGTCAAGGAAGCCGCCGAGAAGATGACCGGCACGCCCCTGCCCAAGCGCGAGCGGCCGCCCCAGGCCGAGCGCCGGCGGCCCGAGCGATCGCCGGCCGACGAGGACGCGGCCAAGCTGCGCCAGGCGGCCGAATTCTGGAAAAAGGGCAAGCCCGCCGCCGGCACGGTGGTCGAGACCTATCTGCGCGCCCGAGGGATCGACGGACCGATCCTGGACGCGGCGCTGCGCCAGCTGCGCTTCGTCAAGAACGCCTATCACAGCGGCCCGACGCGCAAGCCCGTGCGGTTCCCGGCCATGGTTGGCCTGGTGCGGACGCCGGCGGGGCCGACCGGCGGCGTGCACGTCACCTATCTGGCGCCGGATGGATCGGGCAAGGCCCCGATCGAACCCGCCAAGCGCATGTGGGGTCCGCAAGCGGCGCTGATCGATGGCGTCTGGCGGCCGGGCTGCGTCTGGCTCTCGCACCCTTGCGCGCCCGGCGGCCTGGTCGAGGCAGAGGGCATCGAAACCGCGTTGTCAGCGGCCATCCTGGCCGGTGGGCCCCGGCGGGTTGTCGCGGCGCTGTCGCTTCGCGCGGTTCAGGGCGGTCTGCTCCTGGACAAATGGGGGCGAATGGATCCCGAGGTCACGCGCCCAGATCCTGGCGCGCCGGCGTTCACCTGGCCCGAACCAAAAGAGCAGCCCTGGGGCGAAATCATGATCGCGATCGACCGCGACATGAAGCCGGTCAAGGTGAAGGTGCGCAAAGCCACCGGCGGCACCCTCGAGCGCCATCTGTCCTCGGAGGAACGCGCGCGCATCTGCGCGAGCCTGGCCGTGGCGGCGTGGAAGGCGACGACGCCGGCGACCGTTCGCGCCAAGGGCGCGCGGGCCGGCATGGACTTCAACGATGAACTGCGCGCCCGGCTGGGCGCTGGGGAGGGCTTGGCGTGAGCGCCGATGAGTTTGACTTTGACGACGCCCCGACCGCTGCTGAGCTCGCGGGCTTTGATCTCAACGACTACGGCAACAGTCGACGATTCATCCGCCTCATTGGCGGGGTGATCGACGATGACGGCGACGTCGTGACCTCGCGCTGCACCCTGCTCTATCAGCTGGGCCAAGGCTGGGTCGGCTACAACGGCAAGTTCTGGGATCGTAAGCTTGGCGACCAGCTGGCCAAGCGCATGGGGCACCGCGTCGCTAACAAGATGCGCGGGATCTGGGACGAGCTCGTCAAGGCGCACGCCAAGGTCCCGACCAAGGAATTGCTCAAGTACATCGAGAGCTTGGGCAACCGGGCGGCGCAGTCGGCCATGCTGGCCCTGGCCGAGCCGTATCTCACGGTCGAAATCGACGCCTTTGACCGCCATCCCATGGCGCTGAACTGTCGCAACGGGACGCTCTGGCTGACCCACAACGCGGCGGCGCCCGAAGGGGAGCGGTTCAAGGCGGTGCTCAAGCCGCATGATCCAGGCGATCGCCTGACGCGCCTGATCGACCTGGACTATGACCCAGCGGCCCAGGCGCCGCTTTTCCGCAAGACGGTCGAGACGTCGATCTCCGATGACGGCATGCGGGCGTTCTTCCATCGCGCCCAGGGCTACTCGGCGACGGCCGCGATCCACGAGCAGGCGATCTTCCTCTGTCAGGGCCTCGGCCGCGACGGCAAGTCAACGATCCTGGACGCCATTCGCGAGACGTTGGGCACCTATGGCGCCGTCGGGGCCGTGGCGACATTCCTCGATACCGGCCTGCAGGGCGGCGGCCAGGCCGCGCCCGACATCGTCAAGCTGGCCGGCGATGCGCGCCTGGTGGTGCTCTCTGAGCCGCCACGGGGAGCCAAATGGAACGAAGGCCTGCTCAAGGCCTGGACTTCGGGATCGCCCATCACCGCTCGCGAGCTGCGCGAGAAGCCGTTCGACTTCCGGCCGGCCGGCAAGCTGTGGGTCGAGTGTAACGCCTTCCCCGTGGCGCGCGGTGACGACGACGGGATCTGGCGGCGCATGTTCCCGATCCTGTTCCCCAACCAGGTCGCCCCCGACAAGGTCGACCGGCTGTTGCCCAAAAAGCTCGAGGTCGAGCGGCCGGGGATCCTGAATTGGCTGATCGAGGGCGCGGCGGCCTGGCTTGAGCAAGGCCTGGCCCCACCGGAAGGGGTCACCAAGGTTCGCGAGGACTATCGAAAACAGTCCAGCCCGTTCGGTGAGTGGCTCAACGAGCGCTGCATCTGGGGCAAGGCGGCCGAGGACGCAAAGACCCTCTCGACGGCATTGCACAACGACTACAAGTCCTGGGCGGAAGACCAGGGGATCGACAAGCCCATGTCGATCCGCGCGTTCGGCGACGCCCTGCAGCAGCGCCAGATCCTGCTCGCGGGCAAGGACCGCAACGGCAACAAGCAACGCGGCCCTATCCGCCTGAAAACCGCTGAGGAACGGCAAGCCGATATCGCCTTGGCTAGCGCCGGCGGCCCAGACGTGAACGAAGCGCGCGCGGCGGTCCTGGATGACGCGCTGGACGCCTTCGATAACCAGCCGCCGTGGGGGGCTTGACCATGGCCGCCGAACTGACGGACATTGACGGACAGACGGACATTCAGGCCCGGCGTCCCCATTGGGGACCAGCCCGAACCGGCGAAAAACGGACAATGGAATGTCCGGAGCGCCCCAAATGTCCGTCAGCTAAGTCGCTGTCTCTGCGACGAAAACGGACACTCCGAACAGTACGGACATTCCCGCCGTGTGGACCCTAATGCGGGCGTCATGTGCGAGATATGTCCCCCCTTATTGTCCGTTTGTCCGTCGTCTCTTTGAGATAGCTTTCAATGATCAAAGATCAAAAAATCCAAACACCAGAGGAAGACGCCGGCGAGCTGATGCGGGCGATCGACGCCCTGGGCGATGCGGCTGCTGACCAGATGCGCGGCCTTCGCGACGCCATGCAGCTGTCGGCTTCTGGTGAGCCGGGCGCGGCGCTCGAGGCGGCGCGCCGGGTGGCCGTCATACGCGCCGAGCTCGAGGCCACCCAGCAGCGGCTGCGCGACGCTGGCCTGCGCCGCCAGGACATCGTGGTGCCGTTCGATGACCGGGCCGTGCACGCCCTGGGCCGCGACGGCGTGGCCTATCTGGCCCGCAAGGGGGCGCTGACGGCGACGGACGTGAGCACGGCCATGACCTACCGCTTCCTCTTCGAGAACGCAGGCAAGGGCGCAGGCCTGGGCTCGCAGCTGGAAGACAAGCCCAAGGCCGTGCGCTCAACCTCGCACGGCGTCGTGGCCGCTGGCCTCTTCCGCGCCTACATCGGCGTGCATCTGACCAGGATCGACCAGGCCGTCATGGCGTCCGACCGTTCAGGCAAGCGGCTGCACTTCGTCCGCGCCGTTGCCGGTGAGGGGTCGACCCTGCGCTCGCTTGGCAAGGTCGGCCGCGCCGCCCGCGCTGCCGTTGCTGAGCTCCGAGAAGGGCTTTCGGTGGTGGCGTATGAGCTTCACGATGTGAAGCGGCATCTATTCATGAAATAGGCCCTTGCGAATCAGGGATCAGTATTGGCACAAAAGGATCAAGCACAGAGGTGCGTCAGCAGCCCGCCCGGTTCACCGCGGCGGGCTTTCTCATGCCCAAAACCCCAATCAATTCAGGCCCTTAGCCTCGCATCACCCATGCCCTCGGGTCCTCCCTGGGGTGCCCCCGGCGTATGCGGTGGGGCTGAGCGCGCTTTCGCGTTAGTTAGGTCGCTGAATTCATTATGAAATGTGTGAATTCATGACTATGATGAGCAAGTCCGAATTCGCCACCTTCATGAAGGTCGGCCCCTCGGCGGTTTCGAATTGGGCCAAGCGCGGCCTGATCGTGATGGGTCCGGATCCGGATCATCCAGGCCGCGAGAAGGTCGACGCTGAGAAGTCAGCGATCCTGGTCAGGGCCACGATCGACCAGACGCGCGGACGCCCCAAAGACATCGAACGCACCGCCGCCGCTGCGCCGGCGGACGAGAAAAATCCGATCAAGTCGCCGACGCAGGTAGGGGCTTCGCCCGTGGCTTTGAGCCAAACCGAGCAAGCGCGGCTGGACGATATGCGGGAGCGCACGACGCGCCGGCGCATCGAGAACGGCCGGTTGCTGGGCCAGCTGGTGTCGGTGGCGGAGTATGAGCGGCGCGCCGGCGAGATGGGCCGGATGATCCGCGAGCGCACGCAAGGCCTGGTGCGCCAGCACGCGGAGCGCATCGCGGCGGAGACCGACCCGCGCGCCGTGGCGGCTCTGCTCGCCGGCGAGTTCGACAAGCTTTTCGACAAGATCGCCAGCGAGCTCGAGGCGGAGGCCGCCGCTGAGCTTACGGCCGACATCACCCTGGCGGCGGTTGAGGCCGAAATCGAGGAGGAAGACAGCCCAGCGACTTAGGAGGGCCGATGAACGCAGAGACCTTCCTGATGCCATCGCCCTACGCGGCGGAGGTCCTGGGTGCGAACGCCGTTCGCATCAACCACGCGTTTGCTTCCGGCCTGCGCCCGCCGCCTCGGCTTTCGGTCGCAGAGTGGGCGGAGCGGTACCGAGAGTTTCCCGACGACGCTCCGCTGCCCGGCCCTTGGGTGCATAGCAATGCGCCCTATTTGGTCGAGATCATGGAGGCCCTTTCGCCGCACGACCCGTGCAGCGAAATCGACATCATGAAATGCGCCCAGTCGGGCGGCTCGGCCTCGGGCGAAAACTGGATCGGCTATATCAGCGACGTCGCCCCTGGCCCGCTGATGTACGTCCAGGCGACGATCACGGCGGCCAAGGATTGGCTGGCCGAAAAGTTCTGGCCGATGGTCGAGTCCACGCGCCGGCTGAACCCTGAGAAGGGCGGCACGGTGATGCCGAAGGGCGCTCGCAAGGGCGATGGCTCCACCAGCCTGCGCGTGCGTTTCCGGCGCGGCGGCTGGATGCTGATCGCCGGCGCCAATTCGGCCGCCACGCTGCGCCAGCACTCGATCCGCTATGTCATCGAGGACGACCTCGATCAGTTTCCGGACAACCTGGACAACCAGGGCTCGCCGGAGGGGATGATCACCGCCCGCCTGCGCACCTATGCGCGGCAAGGCATTTCCAAGCGCCTGGGGATCTCGACGCCGACGATCAAGGGCGGCTCGAAGATCGGCAAGCGCTACCGCGCGAGCGATCAGCGCCGGTTCTATCTGAAGTGCCGCCATTGCGGGTCTCGGTTCGATCCGGTGTTCTCGGATCTCCGCTGGCCGGATGGGCGCCCCGACCTCGTCGAGCTGGTCGCGCCATGCTGCGGCGTGGCCACGGCGCACTGGGAAAAGGCGCTGATGAGCCTGGCGGACGGCTGGATCCCGACCGTTGAGATCAACGGCGAGAAGCCGCCCCGCGTGATGGCGGAGCAAGAAGTCGCTTACTGGAAGGCGCGCGACCTGCAGGGTCGCCGGCGCGGCTATCACATCACCGGCCTGATCAGCGCGTTCATGACCTGGGCGCAGCTGGCGGTCGGCTTCGTTGAGGCGCAGGGCGACGTCAACAAGCTCAAGACCTGGACCAACCTCGACATGGGGGATGAGTTCGAGGTCAAGGGCGATGCGCCGCCCGCCGAAGAGCTCGAGATCTTGCGCGAGCAGGACTGGGGGGATGGCCAGGTGCCGTGGGGGCCCTCGATCTTCACGCTCGGCGTCGACGTCCAGGGCGATGGCCTCTACTTCGAGGGTCTTGGCTGGGCTTACGGCTTGGAAAACTGGGGCCTCGGAAAGGGCTTTCTTCCAGGCCCGACTGATGTGCCCGGCGAGGGTGCCTGGGCGCTGCTAGAGACAGTAGCCACTCGCACATTCGTCATGCCGGGCGGCAAAGCCTATGGCTTTGACCAGATCTGTGTCGACGGCGGCTACAACACCGAAGCGGCAAAGGCATTCTGCCGCCGTAGCCCAAAGCGCCTGGTCGTGTTCGGCCGACCCGGCTGGTCGATGCCGATCCTGGGCCGTGGCCAAGCCATCGCATTCGAGCTTGGGCGAAACTACCGCCGCAAGGCGCGGAAAAAGGCGGGTGATGACGCCCACCTAGTCGGCACCTTCGGCGCGAAGCTCTCGTTCTACGGCGCCCTACGCGTCTCGATCGAGTACGCCAAGAGCGGCGGCAAGGGCCCTAAGCCGCGCGGTTTGGTTCACTTTGGTCGCGACGCCACGCCCGACTACTTCGACATGCTGACGGCTGAGAGCGTGGTCACCGAAAAGGTGGGCGGCGAGACCCGGCGTGTCTGGAAGGTGGACGCTGGCCGCCAGAACCACTGGCTCGACTGCCGCGTCTACAATCGCGCGGCGGCCGAGGCGCTCGCGCTCGACAACCTGTCAGAGGCAGATTGGCTCGCCGGCCAGGCGCAACGCTACGCGGCTGCTGATCCCAACCAGGGCGACCTGGTCAGCATGATGAACCGCCCCCTTTCGGAGTCTGCTGCGTCCTCTGCGGCTCCGGAAACCTCCGCCGCTGCTGTCGCCGCTGGGGCAGCAGCGGCGGAGGTACCCAACCAAGATCCTGACGATGACTGGATCGACAACCGTGACTGGAGCTTCTGATGCCGGCACCCGACTACGCCGCCGAAATCTCCGCGCTTAGGTCGGGTCTCGCCAACAGCGAGCTCACGATCGAGACCAATGGCGAGCGGGTCACCTATCAGTCCTTCGCCGATATCGAGAAGCGCATCCGCTACTTTGAGGGGCTCGCCGCGAGCGCCTCCGGGTTGGGGAATTCATCTTCGTTCGGCTTTTCGGCCGTCGCCTTCGATCGGAGCTAGGCCATGAAGCTGGGTGACTTGATCGACCGCGTCATCGAGCCCTTTGCGCCAAGCCTGGCCCGTAAGCGCCAGGCTGAGCGCATGGCCCTTGAGGTGCAGCGCCAGTACGACGTCGCCGCGTATGGTCGGCGAACGCAAGGCTGGCGCAGGACGGCGGGCAGCGCGGATCGAGAGATCCGCCAAGGCCTGAAGGGCGCACGAAACGCCGCGCGCGAGCTGGTGCGCAACAACAAGGTGGCGTCGGCCGCACTGCGCATCATGACGTCCAACGTCGTCGGCGACGGGATCTCAGCGCGGGCGCAGCATCCCGACGAGGCCATCCGGCGACGCGCCCAGGACGAAATGGACCGCTGGGCTGAAAGCAAGGTCGACGGATTCCAGGACTGGTACGGCTGCCAAAAGCTCCTGTTTCGCGGCGCTGCTGAGGGCGGCGACATGCTTCAGGTCTGGGAGCCCGATGACAAAGGGCCTGACGGCTTCATTCGGGTTCTTGAGGGCGACTATCTGGACGAGACGCTGAACGAAGACCGCGCCGGTCATGCGCGTATTGAACAAGGCGTCGAGTTTGATGATCGGGCGCACCGCGCAGCCTACTGGCTGTTTGATCAGCATCCTGGGCACAACGGCGGCTCCTGGGGGCGCTCGCGGCGCTTTCTGGCCCGACACGTCGACCATGTGTTCGAGCCCCTCAGAGCAGGCCAGGCGCGCGGGATTTCCTGGTTCGCGCCGGTCGCCATGGATCTGCGCGACATCCAGGACGCCTGGGATGCGCGACTGATGCAGTTGAAGGTCTCCGCATGTCTGGCTCTGGTCCTGACGCCCGGAGAAGGTAGCGGCCCGACCAATCCGTTCGGCGAAGAGGCGGCGGGCGGCGAAGGCGGCGGTGATGGAAAGCGCCGACGCGAGCCTGAGACCATCCGCCCTGGGATGATCCTTCGAGCGCGTCCCGGTGAAACGGCGACGACGGTTCAGCCGCCTGCAGGCGGCGATAGCATCGCCTTCATTCGGCAGCAGATCGCCGCCGTCAGCGCCAACCTCGCCCCCTATCATCTGATCAGCGGCGATGTGAGCCAGGCGAACTACTCAAGCCTCCGAGCCGCGTTGCTGGGCTTCTGGGCCAATCTGGATGATTGGCAGCAGAATATGATGATCCCGTTCGTCTGTAACCCGGCGTTCCAGCGTCGGATGGCCCGGCTTGCGCTGGATACAGGCGACACGCGGTTCCTGCAGGTAAAGCCGGTCTGGGCGCCTCCGCCCCGCCGGTTCGTGGATCCTCTCAAGGACGGCTTGGCCGAAAAGCTGGAGATCCGCTCGGGCTTCAAGAGCATGCCGCAATCGCTCAGTGAGCGGGGCCTGTTCTGGCAAGAACATGTCGACCAGATCGCCGAGTTCCTCGCCTTCGCGGACGAGAAAAAGGTGGTCTTCGATACCGACGCGCGGCGCGTGGACGGATCGGGCGGCCTGCAGCCTGCCGTCGGCTACCTGGCCGGCAACACCGACAACCAAAACTAGGAGCCTGCCATGGCCTTGCCCGCCAAGGGTAAGGGCAAGGTGCGCAAGCAAACCCAGCTGCAGACGCAGCGTCGGGATGCGGTTGCCAGCACCTATGACCCTGAGAACCATACCATCGAGCTGACGGCGGCGACCTCGACGCGCGTGCTCCGCTACAGCTGGGATTTCGGTCCCTACTGGGAAGAGCTCGACATGACGCCGCAAGCGCTGGACGCGCGGCGCCTGGACGCGGGCCAAGTCCCCCTGCTGGACACCCACGCCCGTTGGACGATCGACGATCAGCTGGGCGACATCGTCGCCCACCGCTTCGACGCCGAGGGTTTGGTCACTACGGCCAAGTTTGGCCAGGTCACCGAGCGCAGCAAGAACGCCGAGGCGCGCGCCGCCGCCCGAGAAATCAAGGGTGTCAGCATCGGATACAACCCCAAGCGCATGGTGCGCACGGGCGAGGAAGACGGTGTCCCGATCTTCCTGGTGACCCTCTGGGAGCTGACGGAAGTCACGCTCTGCCCGGTTCCGGCCGATCCCGTTTCAGGGGTGCGATCGGCGGAAGACATCCACCCCTGCATCATCGACATGGAGACCCGAGACATGGATCCGGAAGACGAAAACCAGGCCGGTGACCCGGCTACGACGGCGGAAACCCGCACGCCGTCGCCCGCGCCGACTGGCGAGACCCGGGCCGCGCCCTCGGCGCCCCTGGTGATTGATCAGGGCGCCCAGCCCGGTGCGAACGCCGTTCGCATGGACGCCGTCCAGGCGCTGACCTTCGCCGAACAAGCCCGCAGCTTCGGTATCGACGACGGCCAGGTCCGTACCTGGGTGACTACCCTTTCGCCTGACGCGGCGCGTTCGGCGCTGCTCAATGCCGCCGCCGAACGTCAGAAGACGGATGCGCCGCTCACGCCGGCAATGTCGGGCGCGCGGATCACGGTCGATGAGCGTGACACCATGCGCTCGGCGATCGAGGGCGCGCTGATGTACCGCTATGAGCCGGAACGGTACGAGCCGAAGGGTGCTGCGCGCGAGTGGATCGGCATGAGTCTGCTCGAAATGGCCCGCGCCAACTTCGAGCGTAACGGCGATCGCAGCGTTCGCGGTATGAACAAGCGCCAGCTGGCCAACCACGTTTTCGAACGCCAGCACACGACCAGCGACTTCCCCTCGGTCCTCAGCAACGTCGCCAATAAGACGCTTCGCGCTGGGTACGAGGCCTCGCCGCAGACCTTCCGTGCTTGGCAGCGCCGCGCCACGGCGCCCGACTTCAAGCAAATCACCCGCCTGCAGATGGGCGGCGCGCCGTCGTTCCTGCTGGTTCCGGAAGGCGGCCAGTTCAAGATGGGGACCATTGGCGAGGGCAAGGAAGTCTACGCCCTGGCGACCTACGGCCGGATCTTCACGATCTCGCGCCAGGTGCTGATCAACGACGACGTCGATGCGTTCACCCGCATCCCGACCATGTTCGGCCGGGCCTGCGCGGACTTCGAAAGCGACGCGGCCTATGCGCCGCTTATCGCCAATCCGAACATGGGCGACGGCGTGGCGCTGTTCCACGCTTCCCATGGCAACCTGGCTGGTTCGGGTGCTCTGCCTGGCGAGACCACCTGGCAAGCGGCGGAAACCGCCTTCGGCGCTCAGGTGGGTATCGAGGGCCGCCTCATCAACATCCTTCCGGCCCATATGATCGTGGCGACCAAGGATCGGGTGCCGGCGCTCAAGCTTCGCGGTTCGACGGTCTCGCAAGCGGCTGGCGCCACCCCGGGCACCACGAACGTTTACGAAAACGGCTTCAACGTGGTCGTCGAGGCTCGCCTGGGTCGCGGCGCTGCCGCTACGCCTTGGTTCGCCGCCGCCAACTACAATCAGGTCGATACCATCGAGTACTGCTACCTGGAGGGCGACAACGGCGTCTATCTCGAGGAAAAGCAGGGCTTCGAGGTTGACGGCATCCAGATGAAGGCCCGCACCGATTTCGCGGTCAAGGCCATCGACCACCGTGGCCTCTACATGAACCCGGGCGTCGCGCCGAACTAAGCCGCCCGCTTCCTATCCGATCCTCCCTGCCTCCGAAGGGCCGCCCGCTGTGGCGGCCCTTCGGCTTTCTGGACCCGCGCAGATCTCCAAGGCCGCCCTGCGCGGCCTTCGACGTCTTCGCCGGAATCGTCCGGCTTCCATCGAAGGACCAGACCCATGAAGAACTATGTGATGCACGGCGACGCGATCGACGTGACGACGCCCGCCGGCGGCCTGACCTCTGGCGTGGGCGCCCTGATCGGCGTCATGTTCGGCGTCGCCAAGCTGACGACCGTCGCCGGCGATCCGAACGTCCTGGTGACGACGGGCGTGCTCGACATGGCCAAGGAAGGCGCGGGCTCCGGCCAGGCCTGGGCGGTCGGCGATCTCGTCTACTGGGACAACACCAACAAGCGCCTGACCAAGACGTCCTCGGGCAACACCAAGGTCGGCTACGCCGTGGATGTCGCCGTGACGACCGCCAACGTCGGCCGCGTTCGCCTGGTGCCCATCATCTAGCGCGCCGGCCCGCGTCGCCTTCCTTCCCTTCCAACTGACCAAGGAGCGCCTAGATGCGCACTTATGCTTGCTTGGCGGCCGTCTCGGCGCTCGCCTTCCTCGCCGCCGAAACCGGTTCGGGCTCAACCCCGCCGGAAGCGCCGCCCGCCCCCACGCCGGACGAGATCGAAGCGGCCGAGAAGGCCCGCGCCGAGGCCGTCGAGATCCTGGCCAAGGCCAAGGATGACGCCGCCGCCCTGCTGGCGGAGGCCGACCAGGTGACCAAGGATGCGGCCGACGCCAAGGCGCGCGCCGACGAGCTCGCCAAGGAAGCCGCCGAAACCAAGGCCAAGGCCGAGGCCGAAAGCAAGGCCGCCGAGAAGGCCATCAAGAAGGCCAAGGCCGACCAGGCCGACCTCGAAAAGGCCCTCGCCGACGTCGAATCGGCCAAGGGCGATCTGGCCGCAGCGCAGGCTGCGCCGGAACCTTCGCCCGCCGCCGAGCCCGCCGAGCCGTATGAAGGCCCGCGCGAGGTCATCGTCTGGGCTGCACCCGGCCACGCCATGCTCGCGGTGGGCATGATGGTCAGCGTTCCGGCCGATGAGGCCGAGGCGCTCCGCGCCCGTGGCCGCGCCCGCATCGCCGCGCCGGAAGAGGTCGAAGACGCCGGCGACGACATCCCCGAACTGCAGGGGCTGTAGACCGTGGCCTCGCCGGCGGAGCGCCGTGCGCAGCTGCTGGAAGCCGCCTACCGCACCTGGGGCGAGCCGGCGGGCTGGATCTCGTCGATCGGCGAGGTTCTCACGGGCATCCGAGTGCGTCGCATGGAGGAGGATGCGCCAGTCGATTTCGGCTCGAACAGCCGCGCGATCGTCGAGCGCATCGTTCTTCGCGTGCGCGCCTCGGAGGTGCCCAGGCCGGCCAAGGGAGATCGCGTCGAGATCCTGGACGGCGACGGCGGGGTCATCGCCGCGTACCTGGTCGCCGATCGGCCCCAGCGCCTGCGCTTTGGGATGGAATGGAAGGTCGAGGCCGAGGAGGCGATCTAATGCGCCCCTCGCTGCAAGGCCCCCGCTCCAAGGATATCGCCAGCGGCCTGGAAGACGACCTGGCGCAGATCCAGACCCGGGCTATGCGCGAGGCCGTCACGCTTTTTCGCGATGACCTTCGCGCCGAGACCCAAGCCGGTCTGATGAGCGCGCGCCTGCCGAAGGTCTGGCGCATGAAGGCCTATCCGGAGGTCGGGGCCAGCCTCGACCCGGCCGGCTGGGTCTATGTGCGAGGCCCTCGCCTGGGCGCGCCCACGGTCGGAACGCCGGCCGCTGTGCTGCTGGACGCCTTCGAGAAGGGCGTTGCAATCTCGGCGCGTCGCGGCGGCTGGCTGGCTATCCCGACCGATGCGGCGGGCAAGCGCGCGCCGGTTCCCGGAGCGCCGACACGCGGGCGCGGATCTCAGCAGGCGCGCATCACGCCGGCGGGCTTTGAGCGCCGCACCGGGATGAATTTGCGGTTTGTGCCGCAAGGCCCGGCCAAGGCCCTGCTGGTGGTCGACAACGCCCAGCGTGAGCGCAGCAGTCGCGGATCTCGCGCGGTGCCCTACACGGGCCGGGGGCGAGGCGCGAAGCTGTACGGCCCGGCCGGTCGGACCATCGTGGTCTTTACGCTGCTGCGCCAGGTGCGCCTGCCCAAGCGCCTCGATTTCACCGGGCCGGTCCAGCGGGCGAACCTGCGCTGGGAGGGCCTGCTGTCAAAGCATTGGAGATAGGCCATGCCGGTCACTGCGCCGCGCCAGTTGCAGATCCTGGAAGGCCTCGAGGCCGCGCTCAAATCGGCCTTGGGCGACATTGAGTTCGCCCGCAACGATTTCACGGCCGCAGACCCCGCCGAGGTCGCGCGCGTCAACATGTTCGACGGCGACCCAGGCCCTCCGGTCGAGGAGCTGCTGGGCGGCCCGAAAACCTACCGCCACGAAATCCCGCTGGAGATCGTCCCCAGCAGGATCGGCGGCGTCGCCGAGATCCACGCCATCCACGGCCGCGTGAAGGCCATGGTCAAAGCCGATCGGTTCCTGACCGGCCTCGTCGATTTTCTGGACCTCTCGGAGGTCGCGAGCGTCCCGGTTCCGATCAGCGAGGCCCAGGCCCTCGAAACAGGTCTGGCGAGCCTCATCGCCGAGTACACCCTCTAACCACGGAGAACTGACATGGGCGCTCGAGCTCGTGGTGCGAACGTCCTGGCGGCGCTCGCTTTCGCATCGACCTATGGGGCCGTTCCGGCCTCGGGCTTCTACAACATCGAGGGCGCGGATCTCGGCGACCTGGGCGACAAGCAGGGCCTGATCCCCGATGACCTGTTGGGCTCCGGCCGCGAGCCAAACCAGCCCACCGACGACGTCATCAACAATGGCGCGTCCATGACGGTGCCGGTCGATACGCGCCTGCTGGGTCTGTGGCTGCGGCTGCACTTCGGCGCGCCGGCGACTACGCAAGGCTATCCGGCGATCGGCTCGATTACGTTCAACGCCAACCCGGCCGCGAATGACACCATCACCGTGGGCGGCCAGGTCTTCACGTTCAAAACGTCGGCGCCGACTGCGAACCAGATCCTGATCGGCGCAACGCTGGCAGACACCATCCGCAACACGGTCTGGGCGCTGAACGAAAGCGCCGTCGCCGGCGTCGCCGCCGCCAGCTATTCCACCGACCGGGAGTTCAAGAGCGTCTCGATCGAACACAAGACGATCGGCACGACCGGCAACACCTTCGCCCTGGCCGCCTCCGCCGCTTCGGTCTCAGGGGCTACGCTTTCGGGCGGGTCTGCGACTGGGCCTTACAATCACGTCTTCACGTCCGGCGCCCTGGCCCTGCCGAACGCCGCGATCGAGATCGGCCATCCGGAAGTGCCCTCGTTCCATATGAACTACGGCGTCATGGCGAACACCGGCTCGATCGGCCTGCAGCGCTCTGGCCTGCTGAACATGGTCCAGGCCGTGATCGCGCAGGGTGAAAAGCTGGCGACCGACACGACGGCCGCCGGCGTGCCGACCGTGTTCAACAATGGCGTGGTCGAGCGGTTCGCCCAGGGCGCCGGCGACATCCTGGATCGCGGCGTCCCGCTGGCCGAGCTCGTCTCGGGCGAGGTCAACTGGAACAACAATTTGGAAATCGCCGAGAACGTCCGTGAGGACGGTCGGATCGACGGTGCGGATCCGGGTCAATTCCAGGCCGGCGCACGCATGACCATGCGCTTCAAGGATCGCCTCTACTACGACCTAGCCCGGGCTCGAAAGGATCTCGACCTGGCCTTCCGTTGGCGCCGGGCGGCGGCTTCGCTCAAGATCCGCCTTCCCTCGTTGCGGATCCCCGCGATGGTCGCCAAGCCCGTCAGCGGGCCTGCGGGCATCCAGCAGACCTATGAGGGCACGGCCTACCGCCACCCGACCCTGGGTAAGACCCTGATCATCACCCTGGTGAACGACGTCGCCAGCTACGCCTAACCCCGCGCGCCGATGCGAACGCCGTTCGCATCGGTCGCCCAGGAGCCTCCATGCTGAACCTGAGAACCGGGCCATCGTCGCCCGAAAACGCCACGGTCGACCTTCCGCAGGGCGGCCGGCTGATCATGCGCCCGTGGAAGTCGGGCGTGCGCCTGGCGGCGGTGCGCCGCTATCGCAAGGCCTTCGAGGAGACCGGCGACGAGGACCTGGCCGACGTGGCCTATGTGCTGGGCGCGGCGGTCGCCGGCGTCGTCGGCTGGGAGGGCATCGGCGTCGACGGCGCGGACTCCGAGCCGGTGGCCTTCAGCCGCGATCTTCTGGGCGCGCTCGAGCAGTTGATCGAGGATGACTTCGAGGTCTTCACCGCGATCAAGAGCCAGTACGTCGTCCCCGCCCTGGATCGGGAGGCGGTAAAAAACGTCTCGTCGCCTCCGCACGCTGGTGGTTCGCCGGCGGAGGCCTAGAGGATAGCGAACCCTTCGTCAGCCGCTGGGGCGGGCGCGACTACTGCGGGGCGTGTGAAACGCCTTGCGAGGGCTGTCCGCTGACGTCCGTCCTCGCGCCCGGCCCTGACGGCGAGCCGGCTGTTCAGTCCGCGCCGCCGAGCCCTGAGCTCGATGAGGCCTGGGGCTTGATCGTGGACTGCGCTCACCAGGTGCGATGCGCCCCCATGGGCGGCGTGGTCGGCCTGGACTTCGGGGCCATCCTCGCCCTGGCCCAGGCGCGCGGCGCCGACACCGCCCTGATCGCCGAGGTCCTGCCCGGCGTGGAGGGCTTCATCACCTATGCTTGGAGCCCGCCCCCGTCATGACGACGCGCCAGATTTCCTATCGTCTGAAAGCGGACGGCAAGGCCGAGCTGCAGCGCGACGCGCGCGACGTCGGCGATGCGCTGCAAAACGCCGGCGATCGGGGCGCGGAAGCCTTCGGCCGCACCGCCAGGAGCCTGCAGAACAACGGCGAGCTCACCGACCGCCAGATCACCAAATACAAGGCGCTGGCGAACGCCGCCCGCGAGGCCGAGCGTGCCGAAGAAGCGCAGCGGCGGGTGAACGAGGCGCTCGGCGTCGGTCGTGGAACAGGCTTCAAGGCCTCAGACTTCATGACCGGCGACGAGCTCGGCGGAAAAGCGCTGACGCGTGGCCAGCGCGCCGGGCGGCTCAACTTGGCCCGTCAGGGCGCCGATGTCTTCACGACCGGCATGATGGGGATGGACCCCGCGCTGATCGCCATCCAACAGGGTCCGCAGATCCTGGACGCAATGGCCCAGGCGGGCATCAAGGCCACTCCTGCCGTCATCGCTCTGGGCGCAGCTGTCACCGCGACGGGCGCGGCGGTGATCGCGCTTGGCGCGGCCGGCGCACAGTACGAGAACCAGCAGGTCAAGGTGAATGCCTCCGTCGCGGGCTTCGGGGCTGCTCTGCAGATATCGGCGGCGCAGTTGGACGGATATGCCCGCGCTGGCGCTGACGCGGGCGATGTCAGTGTCACCTCTGCGACCAACATGGCCATGGCCTATATCGACACCGGCAAGGTCGGAGGCCAAGTACTCGGCGATCTGATCGGCCTGACCAAGCGATATGCGCTTACGACCAAACAGGACATCGACGCCGCAACCCAAGACCTAGCCAAACACTTTTCAACGGGTTCGAAGGGTGCGGAAGAGCTGAACGACCGTTTGCATTTCCTCAATGCAGCTGAGCTTGAGCATATCAAGAACCTCTACGACTCCGGTCGCGAGACGGAAGCGCAGCAGCGGATGATCGACGGCCTCAACAGGCGCTTGGTCGATGCAACGACTGCGACTTCGGGTTGGGACTACGTTCTTCAGGGCTTGGGTCGAACGGCCGAGGATGTTTGGCGCAAGGTTGGTCGCGCGATCGCGGTCGCCATGGGCGGCGGCACTGATCAGGAAAAGCTCAAGCAGCTCCTGGATCAGCGCAACATGGCGCGGATCAAGGGATGGTCGACGCAAGAGATCGATCAAGAGATCGGAACGGTGCGCGGTCGGATCAGCGCCCAGGTCGCTGAGCAGGCTAGGGTTGCGGCGAACGTCCGTGACACCGACCGGGCTGCGATCTCGGCTCGGTACCGCGACCCCAAGGTCCAGGCCCTGCAGGACAAGCAGAATGAGCTGACGAAGTACCTCGGGCTGGGCGGAGACCGAGGCGATACGACCGCGAAGGCAATCCAGGCCGACATCGACGCTCTGAAAAAGGGCTACGGCTCTGCGGCCGACATGGCCACCAAGTTGGAGGCCGCGCACAACAAGGCATTACGCGAGGGGAGCCGGGCCGATCGCAAGCGCGAGAGCGACGCCCGGAAGGCTGAGCGCGAGGCCGAGGAGGCCATTCGCTTGGACGGGATGCGAGCCGATCACGCGGTCGACAACCTGCGTCGCATCGCCCAGGCGCGCGGCGACGAAAGCACCCTCGACTACCTCGAGCGTCAAGGTCGCCTGCAGGACGAGATCAATCGCTATCTGCGCGAGGGCTTCAACCTCACTCAGGCGACCGCCAACGCACGGGCGCAGATCACTGCGGAGATGAGCGCCGAGGCGGAGGCCAGGGCCAAGGGGCTTTCTAATCCTGACGGCTTCGTCTCGGCGGACGCTCGCATCGCGGCGGCTCTCAAAGACGCGAACATCAAGCCCTTCAGCGCGATGGATGAGTACATCGAGCGCTTCAGGCTTTCGACCAGGTCCGCGTTCGAGGACGGCCTGATGTCTGGGATCATGTCGGGCAACTTCTGGGACGCGTTCCGCGATCGCCTGAAGTATGCGGCGGCCGACGCCCTAGCGCGTAGCTTTGCGACCAACTTGTTCGGATCGGATGAACCCGGAGGCAAGCCCGGCAAACTGGTAGCCTTGGCTTCCAAACTGCTTCCGAAGTTCGCCTTCGCCACCGGGACTGACTACGCGCCGGGCGGACTATCGCTGGTCGGCGAGTACGGGCCGGAAATCGTCGATCTGCCGCGTGGCGCGGGCGTCCGCACCGCCGCTGCGACGCAGTCGATGCTGCAGAGCCTGGCCGGCCGGGCCGCCAACGCCTCGCCGGGGGAAGTGGTCAATTTCCACTACAGCCCGACCTATCGCCTGCAGGGTACGGCCGAGGAAATCCGCGCCATCCGCGTGGAGATCGACCGGGACCGTAAGGCGTTCAAGGAGAACGCGGTCGCCGCCTATATCGACGCCAAGAACCGGCGCAGAGTCTAACAGGAGCCGACATGCCCACGTTCCCGCTCGCCATGCCCTCCAAGGGGCCTGGCGCGATAACGTTCGAGCCTCGCCGCGTCGATCGCTTGTCGCCAACATCGGGCGCGCGCGTGTCGTCCGTCGCCTCTGGCTGGCCGCTCTGGTACGGCAAGTACACCCTGGGCAAGGGCCTGGGCGCGCCCGGGTCGGACGAGTGGCGAGCCTTCGTCAACCGCCTGGACGGCCCGGGCCGCTACTTCCTGGGCCGTGACTATCGCCGCCCCTACCCTCTGGCCTATCTCGAGACCCAGCTGGCGGGCCTGGCGCGCGCCGCCGGCGGGGCTTTCGATGGGGCGGCGTCGACCTGGTCCAGGGCGACGAGCTCGGAGAATGAGCCCCAGCTGGTGCTGTCGGGCTTGCCCGCCAACATGGTTCTCAGCCTGGGCGACTATGTCGGCTTCCGCTGGACCACGGGCGGCGAAGACCGGCGCGCCCTGGTGCGCGTCCAGGCGGCGGCACAAGCGACCGGCGAAGGTTGGGCGGAGCTCATCGTCCGGCCGGCCGTGCATCTGATCGTCCCGCCGGGCGCGGTGGCGCATTTCGACAACCCGGCCTGCCTGATGAAGTTGATCCCCGGCGAGACCGAGCTCGGCGACGTCGATCGAAGCGGATCCATTTCGGGCGTTGTGGCCGGCATCCAGGACCTGGCGTCATGAAGGTGTTCTCAACGGCGGCGCTCGAGGCGCTGGAGGCTGGCGGGGCCATTGTCACCGGGGCGGTGCAGATCGTCACCGCGCCCAACCCGGTGCAGGTCTGGGGCGGCTTTGGCGTTCTGACCTTGGGCGACCTGGTCTTTCAGGGCATCGGCGATCGGGGCCTGGCTCAGGTCTCGGCCGGCGCCCTGGGCGGCGCAGCGCAGGAAACGACCTTGACGCTGAGCGGCCTCGAGCCTGCCGTCCTGGCGCTGCTGGACCAGACCGCCATCCGCAACGCGCCGACGGTCATCTGGCGGCTGCTGTTTGATCGCAATGGCCAGACCTTGCTGGACGCCAAGGTGTTTACGCGAGGCCGGCTTGACCAGCTGGTGAGCGACGAGACGGTGGGCGGCGAAGCGACGCTGAGCGCCATGATCGAGGGCGCAGCGCGCGGGCTGGGGCGATTCCGCGGTCGCATGCGAAGCGCCGCCGACCAGCAGCTGAACGCTCCAGGCGACGATGGTTTCAAGGCCGTCAGCTACGCCGGAACCAAGACCATCTACTGGGGCGGTAAGATCCCCTCGACTGTCACGTCCGTGACCTATCCGGCCGTCGTTGCCGGCGGCTACCTCGACAAATTCCAAGAGTAGGACGGCCCGCCATGGTCCGCGATTACGAGGCGCTGCACTTGTTTGTGGCGTCGCACATGCGAACGCCGTTCGCATGGGGAGAGCACGACTGCGTCACCTTCGCGGCGGGCGCGGTCCAGGCGCTGACGGGCGAGGATCCCTTGGCGGTCTATCGCGGCCAATGGCGATCGGCTGCGGAGGCGACCCGGCTGATCGCCAGCCTGGGCGGCCTGGAGGCGGCGGTGGGCGCCGTCTTGACGCCGGTCGCCCCTGGGCATGCCCAGCGCGGCGATGTCGCCGGCTGGCGGGATCTGGAAGGCCGGCTGCAGCTGGCCATCGTTGAAGGTGACACCCTGGTGGGGCCCGGCGAGCGCGGACAAGAGCGCTTGCCGAGATCCGCCATGGTTCTGGCGTGGAGCGCGGGCTGATGATCTCCCCAAAGCACGCTGCGCGCCTGCGCGTCTTCGCGGTCACGGCGGTCGTGGCCCTGGCGGCGCCGACGATGGCGCATGCCGACCCAATCACCACGCTGATTGTCTCGGCGATCAATGTCGTCGCCGGGGCCGGTATCGCGGCGGCGGTCGGCAACTTCCTGGTCGTCTACGGCTCGATCCTCTATCAGGCCGCCGCCACCTTCGCGCTGTCCAAGGTGAGCGGCTCCAAGGCCGCCGCCGCGCGCGATCGGCAGGCCTCGGTCCAGCAGCTGTCGGTGGGCGAGGTTCCCCGCGAAGCGATCGTGGGCGAGGCCGGGACGGGCGGCTCGCTTGTTGACGCCTATTGGTTCGGCGGTGCGAACGGCACGGACTGGAACGTCTTGGTGATCGCCGTGGCTGATCACCGCTGCCACAGCCTGGTCGGCTTCTATGAGGGCGACAACTATCGCGCCTTTTCGGGTGACGGCTTTGTCGCCGGCTATAACAACCAGCTGCGCGTCTACTGGCGCGCCGGGACGGCGACCGACGCCGCGCTGCCCTCAGACCTCTCGGGCCTGGGCCCAGCGACCGCCACGGGCGCGCTGCAAGGCGTGGCGCGGGTGATCGTGGCCTACAAGGCCGACGCCCCCGATGCGAAGAACCCGATCTGGACCACGGGGCGCCCCAGCTTCCTTTGGGTGGTCAAGGGCCTGCTCTGCTACGACCCGCGCAAGGACAGCACGGTCCCGGGCGGTTCAGGTGCGCATCGCTGGGATGATCCCAGCACCCGCGAGTGGACCGAAAACACAGAGATCTGCCGATACAACATCAGTCGCGGCGTCTACTTCCTGGACCAGGTGGATCAGCCCGCGTCGCTGATGCTGGGTCGGGGTCTGTCGGCCTATGAGGCCCCGCCCGCCCGCGTCTTCGCGCCCGCGAACCTCTGTGACGAGGTCGTCTCCTGGACCGACACGGCGACCGGCCTGACCTATAACGAGCCGCGCTACCGTGTCGGCGGGGTGATCAGCGCCGACCAGGACTTCAACACGGTTGAGCAGTGGTTCGCCGACGCCATGGCCGGCTTTGTGATCCAGCCGGAGGGCGGCGTGGCGGTCGAGCCAGGCCAAGCCAAGTCGCCTGTCGCGGCGATCACCGATGATGACCTGGTCGTCGGCGGATCGGTGCAGTGGTCAAACGAGGTTTCCGACGCGGACCGCATCAACAGCGTGGTCGTCAGCTATGTCGAACCCAGCCAGAAGTTCGCCATGACGACGGCGGGCGTGCTGCGCGACGACACCGACATTCTGAGCGACGGCGGCCCTAAGGAGACCTCTCTCTCGCTGAACCTGGTGCGCCATCGCAGCCAGGCGCTGCGGATCGGCGAGATCAAGCGGCGCGGCGCCCGCCTCGAGCGGCGCGGCCTGCTGACCCTGCCGCCGAAATTCGCCGGCCTCGAGGAAGGCGACTGGATCACCTACACGTCCGACTACCGGACCAAGGGCGAGACGGTCACCATGCGCGTCAACAAGTACGCGCTCGACGAGGCCTGGCGGAACACCCTGGTGCTCGAGGAAACCGCCTATGCGGTCTATGGCTTCGGCGCCCTGGCGGTAGAGCCTGCGCCGACGCCCGTCGTCACGCCGGTGGGGGCTTTGGCCCTGGCGGGTGTTGCGGCGACGGCGATCACCTTGACGGGGACGGACGGCAGCGCGCTGCCCGCCGTTCGCGTGTCCTGGACAACGCCGGTGGACGCGGCGATCACCCAGATCCGCGCCGAGATCCGGCCGAACGGCGGAACGGACGTGACGCCGACGACGACCGGCGAGGTCAGTGCGGGCGTCATGAACGTGACCGCCGGCGTGCCGTCATCCGGCGTGATCCAGGTGCGCCTGGTGCCCCTCGGCGCGCCTGGACGGGCGATCACGCCCAGCAGCTGGATCACCTTGACGACGGGCGCCCTTGTCGCGCCGCCCCTGACGCCGGACACCACGCCGCCAGGGGCGCCGTCTTCGATCTCGGCCGACACGTCCATGGGCTCGATCTTCCTGCGCTGGACCGATCCGTCAGACGCGGATCTCGACAAGATCGAGCTTTGGGAATCTAGCTGGAATGATCGGTTCACGGCGCAGAAGGTGGCCACGGTCGCGGGATACGCCGGCGGTCGCAACGGCTGGACGCGATCGGGTCTGGATAGCGGTGTAACCCGCTACTACGCCCTTCGAGCGATCGACCGTTCGGGCAACGTCTCGGGTTGGTACCCGGCCGGGCCGACGGACATGTTCGCAGCCACGACCGACAGTCTCGCAATCGCCGACTTCCCAGCCGATCTTGAACCGGTCGGCGTCTTCCCGACCCTGCCCAGCCCTTCGGGCTACGCTGGCCCCAAGACCATCCGCGTGGCGAGCGACGGCAAGCTCTATCGCTATGTGGCCGGGGCCTGGGTCACGGGCGTGGCGGCGGCCGACATCGCCGGCACGATCGGCGATAGCCAGATTGCGGCGCTGTCGGCGGTCAAGCTCGCTGGCCAGATCACCACGACGCAAATTCAGGACGGCTCGATCCAGACCCCCAAGCTGGCGGCTGGGTCCGTGGCGGCGGGCAAGATCGCGGCGGGCGCTGTCTCGGCGCTGGAAATCCAGTCAGGCGCCATCACGACCACCAAGCTGGCGGCCGGGGCGGTGACGGCGAACGAAATCGCGGCGGGCTCGATTACGGGCGACCGGCTGACCGCCGGGACCGTGAGCGCGGCTTATATCGGGGCGGGCGCTGTCTCGACCGACAAGCTGGCGGCTGGCGCGGTCACGGCTGACAAGGTCTCGGCGTTCTCGATCACGGCCGACCGCTTGGTGACGGGGCAGCTTGATACCTACTACATCAAGGCCGGGGCCATCGCGAACGCTGGGCTCGTCGATTGGTCGGGCTCGACTCTGTTGTCGGCGTCGGCCGGATCTCCGTCGGTGATCGGTTCGGGGATCAGCGTCGAGGTTCGGGGCGGCGGCGGGGCCTACACGACCATCCAACTGACCTACTACGTCGCGGCTGTGAACGACGATCTGGTCAATCAGGTCGGGCTCTGGATCAACCTGGCTGTAACCGGCGGGTTCGGGTCGTTCTTTACGGGCTGGGACGCCGCGCTTGTGGAACCCGGCAACCCGGCGACCCTGACGGTTCCCGTGCATCTGCGGTTGCCCGGCTCTGGCTACATCAACTTCACGCCCGTGGCCTTCGCCAACCCGGCGGGCGGCTCGCCGCAACTGTACGTCAACCGCGTGAAGCTGCTGCCGACCGCGATCTACAACGGATAGGGAGGGAGGCTATGGAAGAGCAGCAAGCCGATCCGCCCTCGGTCAATGCGTTGATCGAAGCCAAGGTCGCCGAGGCTGTCGCGACGGCCTTGGCGGCCCGTGATGAGGCCGACCGCGAGCGCCTGGCCGCCGCCGAGGCGGCCCGGTTGCAAGAGGTTATCGCCCGGGCCTTTTCGGGCCTATTGACCGCGATCGACGCGGCGGGCGCGGTCGAGGCTGATCGACAGGCCGCGCTCGCTCAAATGTTTGGCGGGCTGGCCTCGGCAGTTGAAAAGGCCATCGAGCTAGAGCGCGTCTCTTATGCGGCGCGCCCTCTCAAGGTCGCCTTGTTCGATCCGGCGGGGCGCTATTGCGGCTTCTCGGATCATCGCGCCGACCTGACAGACCAGCTCGAAAGCGACCCCTTCACGCGGCTCGCCTGGCGGCCGGAATGGGATGACCTCGAACAGGTCGAAATCGCCCTGCCGAGCGGGCGCGGGACGGGCGTCTTTCGCCTAGCGGTTCCCGACCTCGCCGACATTCCGGGCGGCCTGGAAGAGGCCGCTTCGCAGCGGTTCGCCGACTACCCGGTGCCCGACCTGACCTGACCCAACCATGCGAACGCCGTTCGCATCACCGCGACGCCCGCAGGCGCTCGCGCGACCCCCTATGCCTGGAGCCCCTGATGAGCACCGCGACCCTTCGCGAACCCTGGGACACCGTCTTTACGGACGGCGACTGGTTGATCGACGTGGCCTTCCGCCTCGACGCCGGCGACGGCGCGGACCAGGCCGAGGACATCACCGCCTACGACCACTATCTGACGCTCAAGCGCCGCGCGCCGGTCCTGGGCCAGGCGGCGGAGCCCATCCTGCTGTCGACCGAGGACGGAAGCCTGCAGGTGACCGCGCCCAACCTGGTCGGCCCGCGCGTCCGCGCGCCCCAGCTGCAGACGTGGCCCGAGGGCGTCTATGACGTCGAGCAGTCCTGGACCCGTCCGGACGGCACGACCGAAGTGGTGTTTGTCGCCACCGTGCGGATCCAGACCGGGCTTTCGGTCGGCGGCTCGTTTGCCTCGCTTCCCCTGCCCTCGAGCGGCCCGTCCCTGACAGTGATCCGTGGCCCGGGCCAAGCCCGCGTGGTTCGCGGCACGCGCGGCGCGGCGGGGTGGAACGGCTGGACGCCCGTGCTGGCCACCGACGATGCGACCGACCCGCCGCATCGCCTGCTGAAGGTGATCGACTGGGCGGGCGGCGGCGGCGTCAAGCCGACGGTCGGCGCCTGGGTCGGTGACGGCGGCCTGGTCACCGATCCCGACGACGCGGCCGATTTCGGCGGCGCGGCGACGGCCAATGTGATCGCCGCGACGACAGCAGCGGTCGCGGCCACGGCGGCGGCCAATGCGGCGGCGACCAACGCCAACGACAAGGCGGGCCTCGCCGATGACGCGGCCGACCTCGCCAACGAGAAAGCCGCGCTCGCCGACGCCAAGGCGACCCTGGCCGACCAAAAGGCCACCCTGGCCGATCAGAAGGCCTCGGCGGCGCAGGCGGCCAAGGAAGCGGCCGACGCGGCCACAGCCGCCGCCAACACCGCCGCCGCCCTGGCCAACACCAAGGCCAACTTCGCGGACGGCAAGGCGACCCTGGCCGACCAGAGGGCGACCGAAGCCGCCGCCGCGACGGTCGCCGCCAACGCCGCCACCGGCGACGCCAACACGGCGGCCGACGCGGCCAACGCCGCCGCGACCTCGGCGAACGTCACGGTCGGGGCGGCGCTGTCGGCGCTGTCGGCCGTCACGGGCCAGACGGTGCAGGAAGCCGCGTCGAGCCGCGTGCTGTCGGCGGGCGACAACGCCAAGCTGATCGCCTGCACCTCGCAGGGCCTGAATTTCATCTACGTCCCGGCGGGCTTGGCGGCCAACTATCGCGTCGAGGTCATGAAGGCCGGCGGCGGCGACGTGTACGTCATGGCCCTGGCCGGAACGCCCGCCGTGGTCACCGGCCCGGCCGGCAAGACCGGCCTGACGACGGCCTGGGCGACCGAACTGGTCCGCCAGATCACGCCCAACAACTTCGCGGTGACCGGCGGCGAGAGCGCCGCCGCGCCGCCCGCGATCAACCTTCCCGCCTTCAACAGCCCCCTGGCCTCTGGCCAGTGGCTGGCCTGGTTCGCCTAAAGGAGATCCGAACCCATGTCCGTGATGCAATCGAAGAACATGCTCGACGCCGCCGGCCTCCCGACGCCGATGGCGGTTCGCACCCCGACCGATGGCGTCAACCGCCCGGTTCACCACTCCGAAGTGGTCGCCCTGCAGCGCGAGGTCACGAGGCCCGCCAACACGACCGCCTATATCGCGGGCGACGCGATCGGCGCGGCGGGCGACGTCAAGTTTCAGTTCGACATCAAGGCCGCCGGCATCCCGTCGGGCCTGATCGTCGCCGCCCGCCTGATCCGCGACCAGACCAGCAACGCCAGCGTGCGCTTTCGGGCGATCGTGAACGATGCGCTGCCCGCCTCGCTGCCGGCGGCCGACAATGACCCGGCGCCGCTGGTCTATGCGAACCGCGCCTCGCGCCGGGGCTGGATCGACTTCGCCAACCCGATTTCGGGCGCGGCGGCCGGGTCGAACTGCCTGGAATATGCCGGCGTGCTCAGCAACCCGCAGGGCGTACCGGTCGATCCGGCCGACGGCGTGCTGACGCTGGTGCTGTCGACGCTGGACGGCTTCGCCGCCGTCTCGGGCGAAAAGTTCGTCATCGAGCTGGACCTGGTGGTCTAAGCCATGGCGATCACCGGAGCGGTCGGCACGGCGCTGCGCCAGGAAGCGCCGTATCTCGCCGAGATCCAGATGGGCGCGCAGCTCATCATGGACTTTCAGGGCGCCCGCACCGGTGGGCGGCCCTACTACTGGTATCGCGGCACGCGCTACGCCAGCCCGGAGAAGGTGCCGGGCTGGTCGTTTTCGCGGGCGTCGGTGGGTCTGTTCGACGACAGCGGCGGCAAGCTGATCCAGTTCCCGGCCGGTGCGCCACGGATCACGGATCGTGGGCTGTTGGTCGAGGGCGCGCGGACGAACAGGGTTGGTATCAACAACGCCAACCCGACGGTGACCGCTGGCGTGTCAATGGGGGGCGATGCGGCGGCCACTCTGCAACTTGTCGATGACGTTGCCGCACTGGAAGCCGCTGGGCTCTCTGGCGTCGTCACCGGAGGCAAGGTTTTCTTCGTTGACAACAGCCTCGGGGTATCGACGGCGTTTCTTTCGATAACCGGCCCGGTGGCCAACACCAACCCTCACACGTGGTCGGCCTACGTTCGCGGTTCGGGGGCGGCGCGCTTTAGAACGTCGATTGGCGGCGAGAATATCGGTACGTCTTTCAGCCTGACGTCGGGCTATGTGCGCCAGACCGCAACAGCATCGCCCGTTTCTACCGCCCGGGTCTTTGCTCTTTCGATCAACTCGGGCTCTAGCGTCTACGTCATTCTTCCGCAGCTCGAGGAGGGTGCGGTTGTCAGCTCGCCGATCCCGACCAACGGCGCGGCAGTTACGCGGGCGGGCGACGTGCCTTTGGTCAATCTCGCCTCGGCGCTGACCTTGCCGGTGAGCTTGTCTGTCGCGCTCGAAGCCCTGGGCGATCTTGGCCAGGTTGCGACGCAGACCTTTGCGTCGCTGGCGCAGACGGCAGGCGGCCGGATCACGCTGGAAAGGTCGGCCGGCGGTACGGCCCGCGCGTCGGACGGTGGCGGGGTCATCACCGGCACCAGCGCCACCCGACCCGGCGCGCGCATCCTGCGAGGCGCGGTGCGCGAGCTGGCGGACGGGTCGGTCAAAACGGCTTGGGACGGTACCGTCTTCGCGGGCTCGACCACGGCCCCGGCCGGTCCGTTCGATCGGCTGGATATCGGCCATCGCAGTGGCGGGCTGACACCCGCCGACGGGATTATTCGTAGCGTGATCCTCTACGGCGCGCTCGACGATACTCAGCTTGGGAGGGCGGCATGACCGCTTTGACGTGGAACCCAGCCCTGGTCGACGGGCCCATCGCCGTGCCGATCTATGGCCCGGCCGATCCGGTGACCGGCGAGCGCCCGGTCATCGGCGGCCGGGTCGGCTATCACCTGAATGTCGCGCGGTCGGCCATGCCGGCCGGGGCGGCGGGCTATGAGGTCGATCCCGAGCCCGCGACGCCGACGCGGGTGTTTGCGGGCGATTGGCGGGGGGAAGATGGCCGCTGGGCTCTGACGGCCCTGTTGCTGTTTCCCGACGAGGCGACGGCCATCGCGGCCTTGCCGGGGCTCTGGTCTGAGGCGGCCTAGTCCAGTTCGATCCGCTTGGCCCCGATCGCGGCCAGGCACATCAGCAACCACGCTGCGCCGAACTTGCCGCCGCTGATCTTGTTGGCGACCGTTTTTTCGACCTCGCCTATGCGACGCGCCAGTTCGGCCGTTGTGACGCCCTTGCGAACCATTTCGGCGCGCAGGGTGTTGCGCGCGACTTCAGACCAGTCGGTGACCATGCCGTCAGGGTAGCGCCTGACGGCGCTATTGCTAAAAGCGGGCTGTAATCCCAATATTCCGGGAATGAAGACCGGAAAAGCGGGACGCTATGCGAATCAGGCCGCCCTCTGGGCTGTTGTTGGCTGCTGTCTTATCGCTGGCGCTCTGGGTTGTCCTGGGGCGGCTGTTGCGGGTGATCTAGCATCCGCGCCGCCGCCCCGTTGGGACGCCGGGCCTTACACGGCGCGCTGGCTTTACCTGAATGACGCGGGCCGGGCGTGCGAGCGTCGGCTTGGCCAGCTACCGCCGCCTCGGCGCGTGGTCGCTTGCTATGACCCGGCGACCGACGAAATCCTGATCTCGCGCGACTGCGATCCGTCCTTGGGGCGTATCGGTCCTGTCTGCGCGGCGCTGCGCCGTCACGAAGAGGGTCACGCGCGAGGCGGCGCGCACGATCATCGCGGCAACTGGTTTCCGGGGCCCTGGCTGCAGGCGCTCGGCAACTAGCCCGAACGCCTTTGCGCCCATGGCGGCGCTGTTTTCAGCTTAAGGAGGGGCGGCCGATGGCCGACAATTCAGGGGATCCGCAACTGATTGCGGTGTTGGGCAAGCTCACGCCCTACGCGCCCGGCGTCGCCGGCGCGGTGCTGTCGCTGGCGTTCGGCGAAAAGCTGACGGTGCGGGGCAAGGCGCTGAGCGTCCTGGGCGGCCTGGCCAGCGCGCTGTGGGTCGCGCCGGCGATCGTGGCGGGCCTGGGGGCCGTGTGGCCCTGGGGCAAGCTGCCGGGCGAGTTCGGCAGCGCCTTCTCGTTCCTGACGGGCCTGTTCGGCATGATCGTGCTGGCGGGCTTGGCCCAGGCGGCGGCGAAGTATGCGGGCGATCCGCTGAAGCTGATCAAGTTTGAGGTCGGCGGCCTGCGGATCGGCGGCGGGGAGGCTTAAGCCATGATCGTCCTGGGCCTTTCCATCGTCGCGGCGGGGATCTTGATCGCGACGGTCTGTCTGCTGCTGCTGGGCTGGGGCGGCCTGCTGGGCCGCGCCCAGCGCCTGGGCCTGGCGCTTTTCGCAGCCGGCATGGTGCTGGCCGCGATTCCGCGGTTCAGCGGTCACCCGCCCAGCTGGGGCGATCTGATCATGCTGGCCGGCCTGGCCGTGTTCCTGTGGTCGACCTATGGGCCCAAGATCCTGCGCCACGCGGACGGCCTGGACGGCAAGATCGACAGCCGGATCCACGTCGGCGCGATCGACATCGACGCCACCGCCATCACCCGCGCTCTGACTGTCGATCGACGCCGGCGGCGCGGCTTCTAAGCCTCGCGTGCGAACGGCGTTCGCATCGCTCTTTTCCCGTCAACATCAATACAAGGCCTGTCCATGACCTGGATCTGTCAGCCCCTCGAGCGGAAGAACGAAGCCGGCGAGCCTTCCGGGCTTTGGCATCTCACGGCGGAAAGTGACGCCGGCGGTGTCTTTGTTGTGGGGTGTGACCATGACCACGCCAGCGCGGAAGAGGCGCAAGACTGCGAGGATGCGCGCGAGCGGATCGGCCAGGCGATCGGCTTCCCCTATCGGCGCAAGGGAACAAAGATCGAGCTCTTCCGGCTTGAAAGTCATCCGCTGGCGCGGAAGTTCTACAGCCTGATGCGGGAGCTCGACAGCCTGCCGGGGGATCCGCGCGCCACAGACCTGGTCAATCAGTTAGGCCAGGTCCAGCGAAACACCCAAGCCCTGCTCGACGATCCTGAGTACTTGGCCAAGGTCTAAAGACCGGTCGGGCGATCACCGCCTTCAGCTCCCGATAACCTAACCCAGGAGACCGCGCCATGCAGATGAGCGCGCATTTCACGCTGGCCGAAATGACGGTCAGCGCCCGCGCCAAGCGCGAGCGCATCGACAACACCCCGCCCCCCGACATCATCGCCCGCCTGAAGGTGGTCGCCGCTCAGATGGAGCGCGTTCGCGAGCGCCTGGGCGGCAAGCCGATCACCATCACCAGCTGCTACCGCTCGCCGGCGTTGAACGCCAAGACGCCGGGCGCCGCCAAGGCCTCTGCGCACAGCCAGGGCTGGGCGGTCGACTTCGTCTGCCCGGGCTTCGGTTCGCCCCTGCAGGTGGCCGACTGGCTGGCGCGGTCGACGATCAGCTTTGACCAGCTGATCCATGAGCATGGCGTGTGGGTCCACATCAGCTTTGATCCGCGCCGGCGCGGCGAGCTGCTGACGATCGACGGCAAAGGCCCGCGCGACGGTCTGCTCGAGGTGCGCCGATGATCGCCTCCGGCATGGCGCTGCGCGCCGCGCCCTGGGCGCTGGCGATCGCGCTTGGCCTCCTGGTCTTGCGCCAGCATGACCAGCTGGTGACAGCGCGCCTGGCGGCCAAGGACCAGGCGGCCATTGAATACAACCTCCGCCGCGACGTCGCGGACCGCGATCGCCAGATCCTGGACCGTGCCGCCGGCGAAGCCGACGATCGGGGCCAGGCCGACAGGTCCTGCGCCGCCGAGATCTCCAGCAGCTTTCAGAAGGGCGTGGCCGTCGGCCGCGCGATCAACCATGCGAAAACACCGACTGCTGCCGTTCCTGGCCGTCAGCCTGCTGCTGGCGGCGTGCTCGACTACCGGCAGGCCTGGGAAGTCGACGCATTCAAGCCCGGCCGCGCCGGATCCTCCGCCGGCGGCGATCTGCGCGCCCCTCGAGGCTGAGCCTCTGCCGCCCGCCGGCGTTGATCGGGATCTGGTCTATCAGGCGATCGTCGCGGCCCTGGGCGACGAGGCGGCCGTCGCCTTCCTGCAGTGGCGTGAGACCGACTGGCCGGCCTGGGCGCGGCGCGGCTGGCGCCGACTCGAGCAGGGCCAGGCGCGCTGTACGCCCCCGCCCGAAAGCCGAAAACGACCCTAGCCCGGCGTCGGCCGGGCCGATCATTGCTACTAGGTGCTCGCCTTCTCGGCTTGAGCGCTCCAACAAAAAGCCCCGCCGGCTCGCGCTGGCGGGGCTTTTCCGTACCTAAACCGCCACGCGGACCAGACCCAGAACAGAAGTGGGTTCCGATTTGCACACCGCCCCCGCCACCAGCAGGCTCATACATTGAGCCTCGTTGAGGTCAGGACGTAGGAAGCGCGCGAGGTCCCCGAACAGGGTGATCTCGACGTGCGCGCCGCGCGCGTGAGACGTCGGCATGATTTCGATGCGATCGACTAGGGCGCGGGCGGCCGCGATGGCTTGGCGGTCCTTGGGCGAGGGCTTGCCCTTGGTGTACGCCGCGAGCCTCTCCTGAAGGTCGCTGATCCGCTGCGCATAGACGTCGGCGAGGCCGGGATGCAGCGTGATCGGATCGTCGTCGCCGATGCTGGCCAGCTCGTGCTTAAGGGCGTCGCGCTCATCCTCTAGACTCTGCAGGCGCGTTTTTAGGTCGGCGCTGGCGTAGCCGTCGAGGATGGCGTTCAGCGCGCGGTCGATCCTGCGCTGGGTCTCGGCGAGGCGACGTTCAAGCGGCGCGCGGCGGGCTCGCCGATCGCCGGCGTTGGCCTTCCAGCGCTCGTGATAGGCGCGGACATAGATCGCGGCGGCCTCGGGGCTAAGCAGGCGATCTTTCAGGCCGGTCAGGATGCGGTCTTCGACTGCGGCCCGGCCGACCGTGCGGCCATTGGCGCACGCGTGGCGGCCCTTGTTCCGGATCGTGCTGCATTGCAGCCGGGCGCGGCCCGCGACGATGTAGTTCTCACCGCAGGCGCCGCACTTGAGCAGCCCGGTGAAGACGCCGGGCTTAGCCTGATTGGCCAGGGTGCTGGGCTTGGTCTCCGACGTGATGGCCAGCCGTTCTTGGGCGGTAGACCAGGTCGCGTCGTCGATGATCCGGAGCTGCGGAACCGGCGTTCGTTTCCACTCGCCCTCGGGCTTGATCGTCTGCACGCGCTTACCAGTGTCGGGGTCCTTGCTCTTATCGAACCGGTTCCAGACCTTGACGCCGACATACAGCTCGCACCGCAGGATGCCGTTCCCGCGCTGCCGCGATCCGCTGAAAGCCGAGGCGTTCCAGAGGCCTCCCGTCGGGCCGGGTGTGTCGCCCTTATTGAAGTGGTCGGCGATGTCGCGGCAGCTCCAGCCCTCGTTGTAGAGCCCGAACGCCGTTCGTACGATCGCCGCCTCATCCTCGACAATCGTCATCTCGCCGCCGGGCGTGGAGCGGTAGCCATAGACGCGGCCGCCCATCGAAAGGCCCTTCTCGCCGTTCGAGTGCATGCCGCGCTTGGTCTTGTCCGAAAGGTTCTGAAGGTACAGCTCGGACATCAGGCCTTCGATCGCGATGTCCATCAACTGGAGGCGATCCTTGGCCAGGGTCGCGATGCCGACGCCAAAATAGGTCAGGCGTTTGAAGGCGGTCGCGTTCTCGGCGAGGTTCCGGAACAGGCGGTCCTGGTGCTCGACCAGGATCAGGTCGAAGGCTCCGGTCTCGGCCGCGCGTAGCAGGGCCTGAGCGCCCGGCCGGGTGACCAGCAGATCGGCCGAGATCGCCGCGTCGGTGTATTCGTTGATGATCGTCCAGCCGCGCGCCCGCGCATGACGACGGCAGAGCGCGAGCTGGTCAGCGATCGAGCCGGGGTTTTGCTTGTCATCGGAATATCGGGCGTAGATCGCAACGCGCATGGTCATTGAGCTAGGTGTGCGCGGGAAGTGCGATTGCCTCGGGATCGCGGGCGGGCCGTTCGATCAGCTCGACGTCGTCGGCGCAAAGGAAATCCTTCCTGCCCACGATGAAGCCGCCCCAGCCCTTGCCTGCGTCGATGCAGACGGTTTCGACAAGGTCGGGGGGTAGGCTGTCGCTGCCGTTTGTGCCGACCACGCGCAGCCTGTCGTCGCCGCAGCGCGATACGATGTCGCTGACCCGAATGTCTGCGCTGCCACCGCTCATCCTTGGGTCTCCCTGCGCTGCTGAGCGGCGGCATAGTCGCGATCTGCATCGGCCTGGGCAAGGGCTTCGATTAGGCGCACCAACGCAGGGTCGAGCGCTGCGCCTTGCGGCGTGCGCTGAGGGTCCTGGTGCTGGCGCGCGGCGGCCATTAGCAGTTCGCCGGTGGAATGTAGGTCGCCGGGAAGAACCCGCGCGCGCCGCTGAGGGGCATGAACGGCAGGGGCATCTGATCGGCGAGTGTGAAACCGAACGGGCCTGCGAACCACCAGCTCGGGTGATCCGTGACGCAGCCGGTGATCCTGCATCCGCCGACTATTCCGCCGCGATGGATTTCGCCGGCTTCCCAAGCGAGGCGGTAGGCGTCATGAACGTCCGCCTTCAGATGGCCAAGGTCGTAGCAGGGGTGGACGCCCTGGAGCATGTCCTGGTGAGCATCGCTGTCAAAGCCCTTGCCGGTGTGGACCAGGATCGGCCCGCGCCGATGCGTCCGCCAGGTGCGGTTCTCGATGTCCTTGTAGCCGTTGACGATGAGCCAGGCCCACGGCTGAAGGATCGACAAGGCGACGGTGGGTAGGGGTTGAGGTGTCATTTGCCGTCGCTCGGCAGCGCGGGGCGGTGTGCGAGTGCGCGTATGCGCGCCAGAAGGGCTTCGCGGGTCATGCTGCCCTCGCTAGTACGGAGCTGTAGCGTTCACCGAAGGCACGGGGGAACGCGGCCATATCGTCGGCTAGGGCGGGGCGCCAAGCGTAAGGGATGAAGGGCGGGTCGGCGTCCAACTGCTCAAGAGCCATCTTCGCGCCGCGCCGAATGCACTCGACCTGGAGCAGGTCGTGAAAGCGCCACGCGTAGCAGGGGTGATAGTCATCCCAGCCGAGTTTGCCGTAGCAAAATTCGTAGGCATGATGCTCTGTCTCTATCTCGTTTTGCAGCAGCTCGGTCAGATGTTCTAGACCCTTGGACGTGTGAATGCAGGCGACATCCCGTTCTCCCAAGCCCCGACGGATGTCGTTCCACAGCTCCCACCCATCGGCGACCACGACGCGCTCTTCCTGGTCCTTGTACTCGTACCGAGATTGCGCCCGCACATAGGTCGTCCAGACGGAGTTTTGAGTCGGTCGATCGTTCAGCCAGTCGACGTAGTCAAACTCTGTCGCGGGATCATACCAGCCGTAGGGGTCGGGCCGCTCTCGCCGCCACCCACGCAGCTCATCCCGCAGGCGCTTGCGCGAGTCTACCGCGCCCTCGTTGGCCATCTTGATAATGTCGCGGATGGTGGCGTCGCGGTCGAAAGTCTCTTTAAGGCGCGTCTTGCCGAGCAAGTAGTGGATGTCGCTGGTAGCCGCCCAACGAAGCCCTTCCTCGAGCGTCCAAAGCGCCGAGTAGTGCGTCATGGTCAGCTCGCCGCAGTCGCCGGCCAGGGATAGCGAACCCGGGGTCCAGGTCAGACTGAAAGCGTAGGTTCCGCCCTTGCCTGGGGTGCGGAAGTCAAAGGCGCGGGCGTTGCGAGCTTTGCAGACATGCGGCGAGAGGGCTTCGTCGATCCTCGCTAGGTCGTGAGCGTACTTTTTGCTCATCACGCCCTCCCGATCGGGTTGAGCAGTCCGTCGAGTGCCTGGCGATTGCCTTCTTCAAGGTTGGCGATGACGATCTGCATGTAGTCGTCGGCCGTGCCCTTGGTCTGGTCCTGAAAGGCCAAGCACTTGCCGGTGATGTTGGCGACGACCGCAAGGATCTCTACCTGCGAAAGCTCGTACTTGCGCATGACGGCGACGAGTTCCTGATACAGGGCCTCGTGCTTGTCGTTCGGCGGCTGCGGCTTCGGGGTCACGGGCGCACCTCCGATCCCAGCGCGTCGACCACGTAGGCGAAAAGCTCGCTCGGCGAGAGCTGGAAGCGGTCGAAGTCGTAGTGGAAATCGACACCGCGACGGCAGACGCTGTTAGCGTGTAACGACGTCTCCACGGTCTTCTGCATGAGCGTGACCACAACGCCTTCGCATGGCGTTTGGTGGTATTCCATGGGCGGCATGACGTACTCGGCGCCCGCCTCGTAGAACTCGGGCGCGCGGGGGCTGACGTTGACGTCGGCGACCGGGTAGCTAAGCCGCCCGCCCTTGTCGCTACGCGGGCCGTTGTGGCTGATCAGGACGTGCGAGCCTGTCTCCGGCTTCACAATCTCCAGGTCGACGCGCTGATTGACCTGAGTGCCCTTCAGGACGCGTGATACGAAGCCGAAGCGGTGATTGTGGATCGCTGAGTGCTCATAGCAATCGCGGCGTGGTAGATCCGGATGCCAGACGTGCAGCCGTTGGTTCCCGCCCAGGATGAGCTGGATGAACCCTAGCCCGTGAAGGCTGATGGTTTCCTTGGTGGGGGTGAAATCCTTCACGGCCGCGCCTCCGTCCCCAGCGCGCCGCGCACGTCGGCGATCATCATGGCGAAGTTGGCGACGTCGGCGGCCTCGCGGCCAATTCTCTCGGGGTCTGCATCGCCGAACAGAGCTGAGCGCCATGCTAGAGCTTGAGACAGCTCCTCGGCCTCTTCCAGCAGACGCTGGTAAAGAGCGTCACTGGTATCGCCCTTCCATCCGCCCTTGTGGTCGTTCGCGCGGAGCTGCTGTTCCATGAGGTTCGCAAAGGTATTGACCTCGGTGCGCCACGCCGGCGGACCCGCCGCGATGAGCAGGCGCCGCGCCTCCTGAACCAGCTTCGCCTGCTCAATGGCGTCGTCGATCGCCTTGTGAAAAGTGCCGCCGGTGTGCTGGAGCTTAAGGCCGGCGAGATCGTAGATCGTGCGGCAGTCTCGGGCGGCGTTATAGCGCCACGGCGGCTTGCGGCCGAGCGACCGATAGGCGGCGGCCAGGATGGCCTCGTCGAAACTGGGGCCGTTGCTCCACAGGCGGTCGGCCTTGTCGGCGATCGGCGCGAGGGTCGTGTAGAACAGTTCAAAGGCGTCCAGCGCCTCGGCCAACGCAACGCCTTGCCCGTCGAACTCGGCGCGCGCCTCGGGCGTTTGCTCCGCCCACCAGGCCTCGGTCTCGGGATCGACCGTCAAGCCGGCGGCCTCGCAAGAGGTGCGGTCGATGATCAGGTAGAGGCTCTCGCCCAACGGTCCGCCGTTCGGGTCGAAAGCGACGGCTCCGATGGATCGGATCACGCAGCCCGGCGTCGTGCCGAGCGTCTCCAGATCGAGCATGATGTCGGGCATCAAGGTCTCCTAAGGTTTTCAGGTTCAGCCTTGGCGGCCGGAGAAAGTTCGGAAGAGCGCGGTGAGCGCGTGCCATGGCGGCGGCTGAGGCGGCGGCGGCGAGGGTCCAGCCGATCAGGCGAGGCCAACGCTTCATGACCGGGTGCTCTGAGTTTCGAGAAGGTCGGCCATCTCGCCGTGCTTCGCGGCGATGTCGGCGGCGAGCTGGGCGGCGGCGTCAAACCGGTCGATACGAACGGCGTTCGTGACGCTGTGGCCGGTCTTGAGCAGCTCGGCCGAGCGTGCCCAGCCTGTGGCCTTGGCGGTGTAGTTCTCGGCCTCGGCGACGTGGTAGGCGATGACGTCGGCCAGGGTTAGCGGGCGTTGGGTCATGCCGCCCTCGCCTGCTGGGCTTGCGCCTTGGCGGCGCGCACCGTCTGCATCGCCGCGCCGGCGATCGCAAAGTAGTCGGCGCGCTCGTCGGGATGGGCGTCCGACCACGTGGTGGCCGCGTAACGAGGAAGTCCCGCCGGGCTGGCCAGCATCGCCTTGCGCATCAACCCGAAGATCGATTGCGCGAGGCTCATCCGAATGACGCTGTCATCGCTGAGCCGCGCCGCGCGGATCTCGGCGAGCGCATGCTCGCCGATCGCCGTCCAGTTGGCCCGAGCTTGTTCGCCCGCCGTTTCCCAGCTCAACATCTGGCGAGGCCCCAAGGTCCCGCGCTTCATGGCGTCGACGCGATTCCAAACCGCTTCGGCGATGGCGCGGGCCATCAGCTCGGCGGCGGTCATGCGACGCCCCAATGCAGCAGCAGCTTGCCGCTACGGCGGTAGAGCCTGACGTCGCTGAAGCGTCCCGATCCGGCGAGGGTTTCGCCGACGACCATGCCCTCGCCCTCGCTCTTGGCGGAGATGTAGAACGGGGCGTCCAGCCCGGCCGGGGCCGGCGCGGTCATCTGGAGGGCGAGCAGGTAGTCCCATCGGCCGCCCAGGTGCGCGGCGGCGTCGAACCAATGATGGTCCATTTCCTCGCCGTCGTCGTCCTCGTCTTCGGCGAAGGGTGAGCCGTCGTCAGAGTCTGCGGCGTCGGGCGCCGCCGGTTCCTCAGTCTTCACCGGATCGACCAGCCAGGGCGTCACGTACTTGGCGCCCGAGGCCTCGAACGCGGTCAGGTCGCCGGTGTCGAGCGTCTCGTGCCGCATGCCCTCGAGGCGTTCGTCGTCAACCTCGCCGATCAGGTTCCAGGCGTCCTGCGTCAGATAGGCGATAAAGCCCGATCCGCTGGCGGCCTGGCCAAAGCCCAGCATGCGCTTGTGCTGGAGGCGGCTGGCCAGTTCCGCGCCCGGGCCGGTGTGAAACGAGAAGACGCGGCACCCACGGATCGCGCCGCCGCGCGTATCAACGCCGTCGAACGTGGTCTTGTGGGCGATCTCTGCGATGGCCAGAAACTCGTCGTCCTCCAGGTTGCCCGGATTGTTCGCCTCGTCGCGAACGGCGCTCGTCGCCTCGCTGGCTGGAGCGGCTACCTTGCCGCCGAGGGCTGCGTAGAGGGCGCTGGGGTCTTGAGCGGAGGGCGCGTTGTTTGCGGCGCGTGCGGCTCGCAGATCCTCCAGGCCTGCGACGGCCTCGGGCGAAGAGGCCCCGTGCTCTTCAATGGCCGCGCCATAAGCCATTGCGGCCGCGTCGATCGTCGGCGCGGTCTCGTGGCTATCTCCAGCGTCATCACCGGCGACCGCGAGAACCTGCCGGGTGAAGCTGTCGCGGCGATCGTCGGAGGCCTGAGTTGGCGGCTCCGGGCTGGGTTCGGGCGCTGGCGGTTGCGGCTTGGGCGGGTTGATGAAGTCGGTGGCGTAGCGGCCCGCGTCCGACGCCAGCCGCTCGCCCATTGAGCCCAGGGCGTCGATGCGCAGCGTCTTGAGCGCCGCGCCGGGGTCGGCGTCGAACTGGTTGTCGGCCAGCCATTCCCGGGCGCGGTCGGTCACGCCTGCGAACACGGCCTGATCGACGCGCATGTCCTTGACCAGGCCAAGATCCTCGGCCTCGGACCAGAAGCCGCCGCCGGGCGGAACCGAGATGCGCGTCAGCCCATCGGGGCCGTCACAGTCGCTGAGCTGCTTGAAGGCCAGTTCCATGACGAGCAGCGAGACGCGGCTGCGCTTGTCCAGCACCTGGCGCCATTTGGGCGTCTTCACGGTCTCGCGAAGGTCTTCCCAGGTGAAGGTGCGCTTGACGCCCGCCTCGCCGGTTTCCTTGGCGAGCGCATAGGCGGCCTCGCTTTCGAGGTACTTCTGCTTGTCGGCGTCGGTGGCTTCCTTGGCGACCTTGAGCGCGATCTGCACCGTCCGCTCGTTCCAGCCGACCGTCTTGGCAATCTGCTGCGCGGTGCGCTTGTGGCGGATCGACAGCGTCAGGAAGCCTTCGGCGGCTTCCAGATTGTTCAGGTCGGATCGTTGGAGGTTCTCGACCAGACCGGCCTCAAGCCGCGCCAGATCGTCGCCATCGTCGAGGCGGCAGAGGATCGTCTTGTCCGCTGTCCACCGGCCCTGTTCGATCAACAGGCCCCAACCACGCCAGCGGCGTTCGCCCATGACCAGCACATATCCCGCGCCGTCGGCCGCAGGGCGTACGGCGGGCGATTGCAGCATGCCCTGGTCGGCGAGGCTGTCGGCCATCTCGAAGATGGACGACGTCGACAGGCCCGAGCTGGTGCGGGCGTTTTCCGGATCGGGCAAGATCTGGTCGTGACGCAGGGCGACATAACCGGCGGGCGTCGTGGCGACCTCGGCGCCGTCGGCACGGTCCAGCGCCTCAAGGGCGGCCTGAGCCGACAGCGTCAGGCTGGCGTCCAGCGGCGACAGATTGGCCACCGCCAGCAAGCCGTCATCGGCCATCCGTGTCAGGCTGCGACGCAGATTGCTGGGGTCGCGTTCGAGGGTGCGCGCAAGATCGCTGACGGTCTCGAATTTCGATGACCTAAGGGCGCGCAGAATGTCGGCGTTTTCCAACGCCATGACGGTCAAGGCTGACATGGGTGCTCCTAGAGCGGCTTGAAGCGATGGGCGGAAAACCAGCCCGGGTGTGTGTCCAGAACCAGACGCTTGCCGTCGGGCGAGACGCGCCGAACCCGGACGATGTCGTCCTTGGCGAAGGGTGGCCGTCCCTTGCCGGGCATCTTCAGATCGGTCAGGTCGACGACGCGCGCGGCGTCGCCTTCGCGCCAGCGCGTCATCGAGCAGTCCTTACGGCTTTAAGGTTGGAGAGGGCGGTGGCCACTTCGTCGAAGGTCAGGCCCTCCCAGACGAAGGCGTAGGGCTCAAAGGGGTTGCCGATCGGGTGGATCGCGGTTTCGGTCGCGCCGCAGGGCGTGATCTCGACGTCGTCGGGCGAGCGCCCTAGTCGCGTCAGCAGGGCGTGAATGGCCTGACCGGGGCGGCGGCTGGTGACCAGGTATCGGCGCTTGCGGTCGCTGGCCGCCGCGCTGGCGCAGCCCTTGGCGAAGGGCGTCAGGTGGAACAGCACGTCGCGCTTTTCCGGGACGATCACGGTGATGTTCACGTCCAGGCCCCCGACATGATGCGGGTGACGGCCGCGTCGATCGTGTCGATCGTCTCGGCCTCCTCGTCGCTGATGCCGATGTCGAACGTCTCTTCGATGTCGAGCACGAGCTGAAGGCGGTCGAAGCTGTCGGCCTTCCAGTCGTTGGCGATGCTGGCTTGGTCCGACAGCGCGCGGCGAGGATCCTCGCGCCCGGCGCCGACCCGCTTTTGCAGCAGATCGCGGATGCGGCGGGCGCAAGCAGAGCGCACGGTCTCGGCCATGGCTTGGGCGTCGTCGGCCATCAATGCAGCCTCCGCAGCAGGCGCGTGATCACGCCGACAGGGGGTTGCGGCAGTGGCAGGACGGCCGGCGCGCCATCAAGGGTGTTGGCCACATAGGCCGGAAGGTCGAAGCGGCCGGTCCTCGCGTCGAACGCGGCCTCGATCGCCGCGGCGGGCATGGCGATGCGGTCGCCGAGATAGGCCGTCGCGGCTTGCGCAGCCCAAAGGTCGTTGGCGTTCAGCGCGTCCTGGCGCTCCAGCCACGCCAAGGCGTCACGCTGATAGGGTTGCAAGTCGAGCGCGTGCTGATCCCAGCTCGGTGGCTCGCTACGGCGACGGGAGGCCGCCCATTCGGTGAGGGAGATGACCTCAGCCGAACAGCGTTCGGTCTTGAGCGACGGTCTTGGCTGGTCGCCTTGCTCGAAGGGGCTACGCACGGCGCGGCCCCTTCATCTCCCGCGCCAGGCGCAAAATCTGGTGTTCCTTAGCCGCCGCCTCGCCGGCCCTGACTGGGTCGATGTTGACGATGACGGGCAGGTTGCGGCGCGGGATCATGCGGACCCGCAGATAGATCGCCGCCAGTAGTCCGATCTCAGTCAGGTGCGCGGCGATCACGGGCCACGGCGTTCCTTGCAGTAGGATAGACATGATTGACCTCGGCGCTATCGCCCTCGGGGCGATGTGTTCTCTGAGGGTTTGAAAAAGAGGAGGCCCGGCCAGGGCGGTAGGGCTACGCCGAGCCCTGGCCGGGCCTCCGGCTCACCAGCCGTAGCCGTAGCCGTAGCCGTAGCCGTAGCCGTAGCCGTAGCCGTCGCCGTCGCCGTCGCCGTCGCCGTAGCCGTAGCCGTCGCCGTCGCCGTCGCCGTAGCCGTAGCCGTAGCCGTCGCCGTCGCCGTCGCCGTCGCCGTAGCCGTAGCCGTAGCCGTAGCCGTCGCCGTCGCCGTAGCCGTAGCCGTAGCCGTAGCCGTCGCCGTCGCCGTAGCCGTCGCCGTCGCCGTAGCCGTAGCCGTCGCCGTCGCCGTCGCCGTAGCCGTAGCCGTCGCCGTCGCCGTCGCCGTAGCCGTAGCCGTCGGCGCGGGCGGTGCCCGCGCCTTGGCCGTCGAGGGTCGCTATGCGGCCCACTTCTCGGCCTCGCACGGGATGATGGCGATGAGGGCTTTGCGGCTGACCTTGAGGTCGGCGGGAGCGTCGAGCTGAGTGCTCGATTGCGGTCCCTCGATGGCTAGTTGGTTCAGGCCCTTGGTCGTGCCCCAGCGGCGCACGCAGCGGGCGTTCTTGATCTCGACCCAGTCCGGGGTCGTGACCGTTTCACCGACCCAGACAAAGCCTCGGTCGGCCACCACCAGCACCAGGCCGTGGGCCTCGCCGGTGATCGTTGCATTCTCTCCCATATGGTCCTCAGACCGCACCGGAGCGATCGGGAACCGAAATCGGTTCTCAACGCCCTTCCAGTCCCAGACGAACACCCCGTGTGCTCGCTCGTCCGGTGCGGGTGACCATAGCGTTTGCATATTGCAAACGTCGGCGTCAAACAAAAAGTTTGCAGTCTGCGAACCTGACGGTTTGCGGAAAGCGCTACTCGATTGTTATGCGGTAGTCGTGCTCCTTGCCTTTTCGGATCATCTCGCTGACGAGGAACATCTCATCGTCCGACACTTCGCCGTCGGCTCGAGCGAGATCCCCCATGGCGGCAATCGTTGTGCTGGCAAGCGGCTCTCCCGCCTGAAACATAATCCGCAAATTACGATAGAACGCTTCACAATCGGCGTTGAGGCCGAGGGCTCGTTGCAGCATTTCGCCTCGCTCTGCTTCGCTAAGTGATGCGCCGGCGACCTTTAGGAAGGACTGGATAACTTGCCGTTCGCTGGGGTGAATGAACCCGTCGGCTCTTGCGACCGTGATCAAGGCTCTGATGGCAGCTCGCAACTCTGGATGTGGGAGCGGTTTGCGACCAAGGCGCCCGGCGCGGCTTCCGATCGCGGGTGGAGCTGGAACAAAGAAGCGTTCGGGATCTCCGAGGTCTTCGCCGCTAACGCCACAGGCTACGCTATCAATCCGATCAATTCGAAAGACGCGATGAGCTTGCCGCTCAAGGCATCGCGCAGCGACATATGAATAGTTTCCCGATGCGTAGCAGTTTCGCACTGATATGCGGCGAAAACTCGCCACATCCTGAGCATCAATGTAGTCGATTATCAGGGCTCGACCGAAAAGTGGGTGATCTTCATCACCAGGTGCGGGCTGGATAGTTGCGGGACTGTCTTCCGGTGGGACGATCGGACTTGAGAAGGTCGGGGGCGTCAGGGGCGGCGCGTCATGCGCTTCGCCGCGTAATAGCGCCTTGATAAACCCGAGCATGTCTAGCTGCCGCTTGCGACCTTGCGGAAGGTTTCGAGCACCTTCATGGCCTGAGGCCTCTGCTGCTCATCGATCTCCAGCCAGATGTCGATGACGTCGCGGGGGAGTTCATAAGGGTTGTGATCGATAATCGCGCCCGGCTTCGTTTTCAGGGCTGGAGCCAGCCTGAAAAGCCACTTGGGCGATAGCTGCCGCTCGCCTGTCTCAAGCAAGCTAATGACAGACTTGGTCGTCCCGATCTGCTCAGCCAGATCCTCTTGCGAAAGGCCTCTGTAGTTCCGCCAGTCGCGAAGATGGTGCAGGGGCTTGTCGGGGCTTTCCATGTTCGCAGTTTGACGTAACGGCACATCCGCGTCGTCACGCAGTCTGCAAACCGAGCGGGTTGCCAAAGAGTTTGCAATATGCAAACCCTTGGGCATGGAAACCGCAAACCTCACCCGGTCGAGCGAGGATCTTGGCGAGAAGCTGAGGTCGCTGGGCATTTCGAAGGGCTACGTTTCTCAGCTCGTGAGCGGGGCTAGAACGCCTTCGCTTGAGCTGGCGGTTCGGATTGAGCGCGAGCTGGGCATCCCGCCAAGCGCATGGCTTCCGGCTGAGAGGGATTGATGTCCTATCTCAGTGGAGACTGGCAGATCCGAGGGCACGCTTCGCAGCGCGCCTTCAAGACGCGCCTGGACACCGCCTCGGCGGTCGCCAAATGCGGCGCGCGTCGCAGCGTCGCGCGCCCTTTCGGTGTTTCTTTGATCGAGCGGCGCGTGATGGCTCGAACGATGCGGGCGCACTCGCTGGCGTCGCTGTCGGCTACGTCGCTGAGCAGTCTGTCGACAAGCACCATGTATGCGCTCGTGAAGTCGACGGGGTCGTTCGCGGGCGAGATCGATGCCTCCAAGTTGGCCTTTACCGCCATCGATCTTGTCCCGACCGGCGTCGGGTCGCAGATCTTCGCTACATCGAAACGCGTACGCGGCATACACACCCCCGGCGGTTGCGAATGCTACATACCCGGCGTTCGCGGTCAAGTCGCGAGCTACCTGACCAGCAACTCCGTGGCGAGCTTGTCTGCCCAGGTGATGGCGCGATCGTCGGCTGATGCGGTCGGGCGCTGGTCTTCGATCACGCGCATCAGGTTCACCAGGAACTTCTCGCCCTGGCCTTGCTGGCCAAGAGTTTCGGCAAGCGCCAAGGCCAGGATCGTCAAGGCGCGAAACTCGTCGGACGGTCGTGTAGTCGGTTCGTCGATCATGGCCACCGCATACAGCGTGGCCGTGGAATTGGGCGTTAATTTGCATGGTGCGACGCCGCGACACATTGCCGTCGAACCAGAGTTGACGGGTGGGTGGCAAACTCGCTCGCGCTGTATTTCCGCTGGGTCATCCGACGGGCCTGCTCAACATCAGGGCGCGCTCGGCGATGTCGCCCAGCGTGTCCAGCATGACGCCGCGCCGGGCCGGATCGTCGGCTGGTGTCGGATCGGTCAGCGGGGTCGCGAACACACGGCAGGCCGTGGCGGCTTCGCCAGGCGTCAGGTGTCGGATGCGAGCGCCCAACAGGATTGCGCTGGCGTGGGCAAGGGCTTCGATCTGGCCCTTGATGATCGTCAGGTCATTCATCTTGTCCCTCCGGTTGTAGGCGCCATCAGGCTTGTAGCCGCGCCGGACGGGCACGTCGTTTGCGGTCGGCTTGCTGCTTTGCAACGCCGACCCCGCCATCGCGTGACGGGTCCCCACCTTCTGCCCGTCGTCGCGCGCGCCGCTGGCATCCGCCTCGCCAGCGGCGCGATCCCCTTCCTCAACATTCGGAGCTGGGCATGACCAAGCGTCGCGTCCCCGCGAGCTTTCAGGACGCCGTCGCCACGATCGGCGGCTTTCTCACCTATCCCGTCGCGGCCGAAGCGGTCGGAAAGGCCGAGCGGACCGTGCGCAACTGGTCCGATCCGGATACTGGCGCCCTGCCGACGATCGAGGACGCTGTTCGCCTGGATGCCGCGTTCATCGCGGCCGGTGGCGGAGACCCGCCGATGCTAGCCGCTTACGCCATGCGCCTGGAGCGCGCGTCTATGGCCTCGGCCGGCGCCGCCGAAGTTGCGGCCAGCATGAAGGCGGCTGTCCGAGAGGGCAACGAGGCCGTCAACGCGATGTTCGATGCTCTTGAGCGTGGAGGCGATCGGCTGGCGCGTGAAGTCGCTGCGCGCGAGGCGCTCGAGGCTGCCGACGCCTTCAAGAGCGCTGCGCAAAAGCTGGTCAGCGGCGGGGGCAAAGAATGAGCCGCTATCCCTCGCGCTCTTCTGGCTATGTGAGCGGCCTGCCGCGTCGCTCGGCGCCGCGTACGCCCGAACGCCGTTCGCCTGATCGGCGAGCGTGGATCACGATGTTCGAGTACGCGCTCAAGGCCTTCGATGCGCCTTCCGAGACGCCCTACGACTTCGCCAACAGCCTGCGCGGCCTGACGGGTGACAACTTCCCGGTCGAGCGCGGTGACATCCGCGCCCGTTGGGCCAAGTCGTTTCTGGAGCGGGCGCGCCTCTGGGTCGATGGGGGCGCAAGCACCCGAACGGCGTTCGCCGCAGGCCTGGCCGCCGACGCGAAGGCTTTCACCGACTTTCTGATCGAACAGGGCGCGGCTCAAGCGGCTGCGAGCCGCCAACGCATGGGGATGGAGGACTAGATGTCGCGAGGGGGTCATACCGCTTCGGCGCTGAGAACGGCTAGCGGCGCGCTTTCGGATGTGGGCGTGCTGCCGCGCTCCCGGATCGAACGCTATGAGATGGACATGGTCCGCGAGCGTCGCCGCACTGTGCGCGCCAGTTGGCAGGCTTGCGCCGAAATGGTCGGCCGGTCGGTTCACGACGTACGTCTGGCCTGCGATCCGGACTACCGGCCCGACTTCGTCGCGCCTGTCGTCTCCGCGCCACGTCTGCGACTGCGTGATCTGGACGATGTCAGCAAGTTCGTGCTGAGCGTGCTGCACGAGGCTGAGCAGGACTATCAGTCCGATCGTCGTAAGCAACGCGACGTCGCGGTCGCCGAGCTGATGCAACGGTTGCGGGTGGGCGGGAACAAGGTCGGCAAGCTTCTGCCCGTTCTCGAAACCCGAGGTGTCGTCGTTTCGCGGCGTCTGAACACCGGGCGATTTGCATGGCGTCTGAGCCCCATGGGGCGTGAGCTGGTCGGCGCCGATGGCTGAGCGCTCCGCCTATATCGCGCCAGCCAACGATGCGCCCGCGCGCCCCATCGACGTGGTTTACTTCGCAGGGGCCGGCGGGTCGTCTGAGGCCTATCGCCTAGCGCTCGGCCGTCACCCCGATGTGGCCTTGAACCACAACGCGGTCGCCATCGGCGTCCACATGTTCAACTGCCCCGAGACCGAACACTTCATCGCCGACGTGTTCGACATTGATCCGACCGTGATCCGGCCGGGCGTGAAGTGGCGGTCTTTCTGGGCCTCGCCCGACTGTCGCCATTTCAGCAAGGCTAAGGGCAGCGCGCCTGTGAGCCCGCGCGTGCGGGGCCTGGCCTGGGTGGTGGTCAAGGTCGCCAAGCTGCTCGGCGATCTCGCGCCCGACGTGATCTTCCTCGAAAACGTCGAAGAGTTCGTCGACTGGGGGCCACTGCTGCCGCCGGACGACAAGGGTGTCCAGCGGCCCGATCCGGCGCGGAAGGGCGAGACGTTCGGCCTTTGGTGCAAGCGGCTGCGTCAATGCGGCTATGTGGTCGAGTACAAGGTCGATTGGATCGCCGCCGACTTCGGCGCCCCGACCACGCGTAAGCGGCTGATCCTGATCGCGCGCCGCGATGGCCAGCCGATCGTGTGGCCTGAGCCGACGCATGCGCCGCGCAAGGTGGCCAAGAGCAAGGGGCTCAAGCCCTATGTTCCGGCCGCCGACTGCATCGACTTCTCGCTGCCGTGCCCGTCGATCTTCCTGACGCAGGCGGAATGCCGCGAGCGGGGCATCCGGGCCAAGCGGCCGTTGGAAGAGGCCACCTTGGCGCGTATCGCCAAGGGGGTGATGCGCTACGTCATCGCCTCGGGCGACCCGTTCATCGTGCCGATCCAGAACTGGTCGCACGAGCGCGTTCACGACATCGACGATCCGTTGCGGACCATCACGGCCTATCCGCGCGGCGGCGCTTTTGCCCTGGTGCAGCCCGAGATGGCGGCCGGGCCGTTCGTCACCCCGTTGACGCATCATGGCGAGGGCCGGGTCTACGACCCGCAAGATCCTCTGCGGACGGTGACGGCCGCGCATCGGGGCGAGCTGGCCCTGGTCCAGCCGACGCTGATGGGCGGGGCGATTGTGGGTTGTGGGTCGCGGGCCGGTCAAAGTCCGCCGCGCGGACTGGATGATCCTCTCGGAACGGTGATCGGCAAGGCGGATCGCTGTTTGACGGCGGCCTATCTGACCAAGTTCAGCGAGAACAGCATCGGCGAGGATCCTGGCGAGCCACTGCATACGGTGATGGCATGGCGCGCCGCGCCATGGGCTGGTGACCCAGTTCCTCACCAAGTTCCGCGCGGGTGCGACGGGGTCGGGCCTCGAAGATCCGATGCCGACTGTGACGGCCAGCAGCTTCAACGTGCGGCCCGGTGGCGCAGTGCCGCTTGGCGTAGTGTCGGCCTACATGGAACAGGCCAATACCGACATGGTCGGACGCGATATGGTTGACCCGGTGTCGACCATCGTCAGCAAGGGCTGCACTCAGCGGCTGGTCACGGCGATGCTGTCTCATGCCTACACGTCGAACACGGCCGGCGGTGAAGGCAATCCCGAACAGCCAGCCAAGACGATCACGGCCGGGGGCAACCATCACTATCTGCTGCAAATGCCGCTGGCTGAGGGCGGGGCTCCGATCTCGGATCGCCTGAGCGCGTTTCTCGTCAAATACTACGGCACCGCCGAGGGGCAGGATCTTCGCGACCCGCTCCACAGCGTCACGTCGCGCGCCCGCTTCGGCCTCGTCTATGTGCGCGGCGAGCTGATGCAGATCGCCGACATTGGCATGCGGATGCTGACGCCGCGCGAGCTGGCGGCGGCGCAAGGCTTTCCGAAGGCGTATCGCACCGATCGGCGGATCGACTTTGCGACCGGCAAGGTCGAGCCTGTCACCAAGACAGACGAGACCCGCCTGATCGGCAACAGCGTGTCGCCGATCGCCGCTGCACCCTTCATCCGCGCCAACCTGCCGCCCCAGGCTGAAGACGTGCGGGTGGTGGCATGACGATCGCCGTTCGTGACTATGACGCCTTCCTTGCCGCTAAGGTGCCGCCCGCGCCGCGATGCGGGTTCGAGATCGGTGATGAGGTCATCAATCCGCTGCTCAAGCCGCACCAGCGGGCGATCGTGCGGTGGGCGGTCTGGCGGGGACGGGCGGCGATCTTTGCCGCCTTCGGCCTGGGCAAGAGCGTGATGCAGTTGGAGATCGCGCGGATCATGCGCGACCTGGTCGGTGGGCGCGCGCTGATCGTGATGCCGCTCGGTGTGCGTCAGGAGTTCCGGAAGGACGCTGCGATGCTGGGCATCGACGTGACCTTTATTCGCCGTATCGAGGAGGCGACCGACCCTCGAGGGATCTATCTGACGAACTACGAGACGGTGCGCGACGGCAAGCTGGACCCGAACCACTTCTCGGTGGCCTGCCTCGACGAGGCCTCGTGCCTCCGCGGCTTTGGCGGCAGCAAGACCTTTCGCGAGTTCATGCGGCTGTTCGACAGGGTCGCCTATCGCTTCGTCGGCACGGCGACGCCCTCGCCGAACGATCACATCGAGCTGCTGGCCTATTCAGCTTTCCTTGATGTGATGGACGTGGGGCAGGCCAAGACGCGGTTCTTCAAGCGCGACAGCGAGAACGCCGATAACCTCACCCTTCACCCGCACAAGGAACAGGAGTTCTGGCTCTGGGTCGCCAGTTGGGCGCTGTTTGTCCAGCGGCCGTCGGACCTGGGTTTCAGCGACGAGGGCTACGCCCTTCCCGAGCTGAAGGTCATTTATCACGAGGTTCCGGTCGATCACCGCGCCGCCGGCGTCGACAAGAGCGGGCAGCATCGCCTGTTTCAGGACGACGCGCAGGGGATCGTTGGGGCCAGCAAGGTCAAGCGCGACACGCTCGAGGCTCGCGTCCTGAAGATGTGCGAGATCCTGCGGGCCGATCCGGATGAGCGATACATCCTCTGGCATGACCTGGAGGCCGAGCGCGCGGCGATCGAGGCGGCCGTTCCGCAATGCGTCAGCGTCTATGGCGCGCAAGATCCCGACGCTCGCGAAGACGCCATCGTGCATTTCAGCGACGGCTGGTTCCCCTACCTCGCGGCGAAACCGGTCATCGCCGGGTCGGGCTGTAACTTTCAGCGTCACTGCCACAAGGCCGTGTTCCTGGGCATCGGCTTCAAGTTCAACGACTTCATCCAGGCCATTCACCGCATCCAGCGGTTCCTTCAGCAGCATCCTGTCGAGATCCACGTGATCTACGCCGAGAGCGAGCGCGCGGTGCTGCGGAACCTTCAGGAAAAATGGGCTCAGCACGAGGAGATGGCCGCGACCATGAGCGCGATCATTCGAAACTATGGCCTGTCGAACGCCGACATGGCTGGGGTCCTGACGCGCGCCATGGGCGTCAAGGATCGGATCGTCGTCGAGGGCGAGGGCTATCGTCTGGTCAATGACGACACCGTGCGCGAGACGCGCCGCATGGCCGATAGCAGCGTCGACCTGATCGTCACGTCGATCCCGTTCTCGACGCAGTACGAGTATTCGCCCAACTACGCCGACTTTGGCCACACCGACGACAACGAGCACTTTTGGCAGCAGATGGACTATCTGGTGCCGGAGCTGCTCAGAGTCCTGCAGCCTGGGCGCGTGGCGGCCATTCACGTCAAGGATCGGATCGTGCCGGGCGGCATGACGGGGCTGGGCTTCCAGACCGTCTATCCCTTCGCCGACGACTGCCGCGTCGCCTTCCGTCGTCATGGCTTCGCCTATCTCGGCGAGAAGACCAACCTGACGGACGTGGTTCGCGAGAACAACCAGACCTATCGGTTGGGTTGGTCGGAGCAGTGCAAGGACGGCTCGCGCATGGGCGCGGGGCTGCCCGAGAAGGTGCTGCTGTTCCGCAAGCCGCCCTCGGATCGCTCCAACGGCTATGCCGATCTGCCGGTGGCCAAGGACAAGGACAGCTACACGCGGGCGCGCTGGCAGCTCGATGCGCATCACCTCATGCGCTCGGCCGGGGATCGTCTGGTGGCGCCTGAGGAGTGGGCCAAGTTCGAGGACGCCGATCAGGTCTACCGCCTGTGGAAGGGGTTCAATCTCCAGCGGCTTTATGACTTCGAGCACCATGTCCAGATCGGCGAGGCGCTAACGGCGGTCGGCCGTTTGCCGCCGACGTTCATGCTGTTGCCGCCGCATTCCTGGCACGACGACGTCTGGACGGACGTGGCCCAGATGCTGTCGCTCAACACGGTGCAGGCCCAGAAAGGCGCTGAGAAACATCTCTGCCCGCTGCCGTTCGACATCGTCGATCGCCTGATCACGCAGTTCAGCATGCCTGGCGAGATGGTGTTCGATCCGTTCGGCGGGCTGATGACCGTGCCTTACCGCGCGATCAAGCTTGGGCGACGGGGGTGCGCCAACGAGCTGAACCCCGCCTATTTCCTGGATGGCGTGAAGCACGTCGAGGCGATGGCGCGCGAGATGGCGACGCCAACCCTTTTCGACCTCATCGGCGAGCGTCCAGCTCCAGCGACGGAGGCCGCGTAAGGTCATGGTGAGTGTCGGTGAAGTCGCCAGGGTGCTCGGTCGCGGGTGTTTTCCCCTCAAGCGCGAAAGTGACTGCCAGTTGGCGATCGACGGGCATCTGCGCGCGGCGTTTCCGGGCGTAGCGATCTCTCGTGAACATCGCCTAAGCGGGCGTGATCGGCCTGACTGGCTGATTGATGGCCGGTTTGTTGTCGAGGCCAAGGTCCATGGCGCGGTCCGGGCAAAGATCGAACGGCAGTTGCAGCGCTATGCCGAGCATGACGCCGTCGAAGGGATCGTGCTGGCCACCGGCCGGAGCATCATTCTGCCCGCCACGATCGGCGGCAAGCCGGTGGCTGTGGTCAACCTCGGGGAGGCTTGGCTGTGATCCATCCGAAGTCTGTCAGCTTCCCGGTTTACGGGGCCGCGCTTGCGGCGGGCGTCGACTATGGCGTGGCGCTGCGTTGGATCGACGCGTCTAGGCGGCTTCAGGCGATCTGGTTTGGGGATCGGGCGGCTGAGCGGGTGCGAGAGGCCTGGGATGAGGGTGTCGCCATGCATGGTGAGGACGCTATGTGCGATCTCGCCGAGCGTCTGATCGAAGCCTTTCGCGAGGGTAGGCTCTTGCCGCTGGCGCCTCTGGTGTCGGCGCCATGAGGAGCGTGCAGTTCTTTCGACCGATCCCGGTCGTGGTCCCGCCGGGCCTCACCGCCGATGAGCGCTTGTTGGCGGCATGGGCGGGGCGGCCTGACCCAGTGCCAGACGGGCGTATCCTAACCGTGCGCGAAGCGCGGCTGAGGCTCATCCGTTTGCGGCGCGAGCGCGGCATCGGCCCGGATGGGAGGGTCGCGTGAGGACCTATGGAAAGCTGGCGCGCGCTGGCGAATGCTGGGTGCTCGAGGACGTCGAGCCCCACGTTGCTATCAAGCTCAAGGCGATCTTCCCTAGCGTGCCCAAGGCCTCGGCCGGGCCGTTCAAGTTGCCGGCCAATGAGGCGACTTCGGCCGACGTGAGTTGGTTCTTGCAGCGCTACCCCTTGCAGGCCTCTGCCGGTGATCTGGCCGAGCTGGAGCGGCGACGAACGGCGTTCGTGCGGGTGCAGGACGAAATGGCCGCCATCCTGGCGCCGGACTATCAGCCGACGCTGCTCGCGGGCCTGCGTCCTGGCCAAGAGATCCGGGCGCACCAGGCGCGCGCAATCGAGATGGTGCGGCGGTTTGGCGGCGTGCTGGTCGGCGACGAGATGGGGCTGGGCAAGACCTATACCGGCGGCGGGGCGTGCCTGTTGCCCGGCGCGCTGCCGGCGACCGTCGTCTGCCCGACGCACCTACGAGGCCAGTGGGCTCAGAAGCTGCGCGAGTTCACGACGCTCGAACCGCACGTCATTTCGACAACGAAGCCCTACCCGCTGCCGCCGTGCGATGTGCGGGTGTTCTCCTACACCCAGCTCCAGGGCTGGGCGGACGTGCTGGATATGCTCGGGACCGGTCTCGTGATCTTCGACGAGGCGCATGAGCTGCGGCACGGAACCGACACCCAGAAGGGTGTCGCGGCGCTGCGTCTAGCCGAAGCCTCGGCGATGCGCATGGTGATGACCGGCACGCCGGTGTTCAACTATGGCAACGAGATCTGGCGCATCATGCAGTACTGCCGCCCTGAGGTGCTGGGCGAGTACGAAGACTTCGCGCGCGAGTGGTGTGGTAGCGGGCGGGAAGTCCAAGATCCTGAGGCTTTGGGCACGTATCTGCGAGAGCAGCATGCGATGATCCGCAAGGTCTCGCCGGGGCCAAAGCCCAACATCATCGTCCAGACGATCGACCACGAGGTCGAGGCCCTGGAGCGGGTCGAGCACCTGGCGCACGCGCTGGCTATCCGGGCGTCGACGGGCACGTTCGAAGAGCGTGGTCAGGCTGTGCGCGAGCTGGACATGATGATGCGGCTCAACACTGGCGTCGCCAAGGCCAAGGCCGTGGCCAAGTACGCGCGGATCGTCGCCGAGGCGGGTGAGCCGCTGATCCTTCTGGGGTGGCACCGCGACGTCTACGACATCTGGCTGAGCGAGCTGAGTGACCTCAATCCGGTCATGTACACCGGCACGGAGACACCGGCGCGCAAGGAAGAGGCCAAGCGCCGTTTCCTGGCTGGAGAGAGCGATATCTTCATCATGAGCCTGCGCTCGGGGGCTGGGCTCGACGGGCTCCAGGCCCGCGCCAAGGTCACCATCTTCGGCGAGCTGGACTGGTCGCCGCAGATGCATGCGCAGTGCATCGGGCGTCTCAATCGCGAGGGTCAGGCCTGCTGGCCAGAGCCGGTGACGGCGATCTTCCTTGTCGCGGTCGACGGTTCCGATCCGCCCATGATGGACGTGAACGGCCTCAAGGCCAGCCAAGCGCACGGCATCGTCGATCCGGGCGAGGAACGCATCGTCACGCGCGATGTCAGCAAGCTCCAGAGCCTGGTGCAGCGGTACCTCAACCGGTCGGAGGCAGCATGAAGCGCGAGAACTTCTATCGCCGAGATCCTGGCGCGGCGCTCCAGGGCATGGTGTCGATGACGCTGGAGGAGCGTGGGGTCTACAATACGGTCATCGACCTTTTGTACCTGACGTGGCGCCCGCTTGAGGACAATCGTGGCTACATCGCAGGGCATTGCGGCTGCGCCGTTCAGAAGCTCAATCCGATCCTCAATCGGCTTATCGAAAAGCGGAAGCTGATCCGCTTCGAAGTCGATGGCGAGCACTACATCTCTAACGCCAAATTTGAGGACGAGCGGCGCTCGGTTAAGGGCGTCACGACGCGGTCCGGTCGGGCAGAAGTCGGGGAGAAGTCGGCAGGTGTCGAGGAGAAGTCGGCAGGTGTCGGAAATAACCCGCCACTTCTCGACCTTGAAAGCGTGGAAAATCAGACGCTTACAGCCCTAGACAAGAGTAGACAAGACAAGAGTAGTTCGGAAGCTATCGCTTCCTCACCGGGCGCATGCGCGCGCGAACTCGATGAGGTTGTCGAACAGGTCGTGGTGGCGCTGTGGGGCGTGTGGCCCGAGGTTGGCTTGCGCCGGTCGGGCAAGCGGGAGCTGCGCAAGGTCATCCGAGCTGAGCTGGTCGCTGGCGCGGCAGCCGAGCGGCTGATCGCTGCGGGCTCGGCCTATGCTGCGGACAAGTCCGCCTGGGGATCGAGCGGCCAGCCGAAGGCGGTCGCTGAATGGTTTGCGCTGGGGCGTTGGGCTGACTTCGTGCCTGCTGTCGCTGTCGTTGCGGCTGCCGTGGACCTCTTCCGGTTCGAAGGGCCGGCGGAGGTGCGGCGAAAGCTGTGCGAGACGCAGGGCGAGAGCTTCGTGCGGAAGTACCTTGATCCGGCCCGATACGATCCGGGAGGGCGAGCCGTCCTGCCTGCAAATGGGTACGCTCGCGAGGAACTCGCGCGAGCATGGTTTCCAATAAAATCAATGGGCTATGTGCTCGGAGACGTTCAAAGAGGGGTGGCGTAATGGCCGACTTTGGTGGTGGTGAGGATGGTGCTGACCTGGTCGGCCGGTGGTGCGTCGTGGTCGCCAAGCCCGGTATGGATCGTACCGCGCGGGCGCGCTTGGAGGCTCAGAAGTTCGAGGTCTATGTGCCTCTCGCAGTGAGCGAGGCGCCGAAGACGCCTCGCAATCCGAAGGGTGGCCTGAACATCCGACCGTTCTTCCCTCGGTATCTGTTCGTGCGGCTGAGCGACGCGTCAATCGGATGGTGGCGGTCGATGTACGGCACGATCGGTGTCTCTTCGGTGTTCGTCGGGCCTGACCAGCGTCCCGTCGCCGTGCCGCCGCGCATCATCGAAGCGCTTCAGGCGCGGGAAGAAAACGGGTTCATCAAGGTCGCCCAGGCCTCGCCTGAGCCCGAGCGCTGGCAGCGTGGCGACGCTGTTCGGTACGCGACTGAGGCTGGAGACCTTGACGCGATCTTCGTTCAGCCGGTTGACAAGACTCGCGCAGAGATCTTATTCAACCTACTCGGACGCGAGACGTCCAAAGTCGTCACCTTGGCCACACTGAAGTGAGGCCGGGTGCGGCAGCCATCTAAGGCAATCGCTCTGCACCTTGGCCACGCTCTAGCGAGGCCGGGTGCGGCAGCCGTATAGGCCACCCATTCCCCTGACTGAAAGCCCGCCGGTCGTCCGATCGTGCGGGCTTTTTCGTGCCTAAAGGCAACATCGGCGATCCGATCGCGCGGCGGATCGTCCGCTGACGAGGCCCTCGGCCTACCTTCGCGGGTCCTTCCGGGCCTCTGAGGGATACGGCGCGTTCAAAGTCGCGCTCGCTTTCTTGTGTGAGCCGCGCGCAAAGGCGCACGGATTGCACGTTTCCCTTCATCACGGTTGAGCACACATGTCCGGTCCTATCGGGCGGGTGTCAGTGGCTCGCGCCGCCGAGCTGCTGACGGCTGCCGGCGACGTCATCGAGCGGTCGGCCCTCTCGCGGTATTGCGACGCCCATAGCCTGAAGCTGGGGAAAGTCGGCCGCGAGGTCATGGTCGACTTTGAGGCCGTGCGCGATCACCGAAAGAACAACTACACCCGGTCGGTGATGAGCGGTGAGGCGCTGCATAGCGTTCCCGCCACCGAGGCCGCGCCGCCGACGCCCAATCCCACGTCGGCGGCGCGGGACGAGCCCGTCAAGCTGGACGAGCATCGCCAGCTCAAGGCTGTCCAGTTGCGTCGCGAGCTTCGCGAAGAGGCCGCCGAGGAAGGTAAGCTGACCGATGTGGCTGAGGTCGACGCCGGTGCAGCAGAGGCGATCGTCGAGATGCGCGCCGCGTTTGTCGAGGTTCGCGCCGATTTCGCTGAACGTCTGGCGGCGGAGCTTGGCCTGCCGTCTGAGAAGGTTCGCACCCTACGAGCGGCCCTCAAGCGATACGACCGTGTTGGTCAGGATCGCTTCGCGACGCGGATCGGCAAGGCGCTGGCTGCTGGCAACGAGAGCACGGGCGAGGCCCTGGATAGGCTGATGACGCTCGCCGCGCACGCGGTTCGGCTGCGCGCTGGCAAGGCGAACGCTGCCGTCGCATGAGCGCGCTTCGATCGCAGTTCCCTGGCCTGGCGGTCGGGTGGGCGGTGATGTTCTCGGCGGTCGCCGCCAACGCGACGCCGCCAGTCGAACAAACCGTCTCGGTCTGGTCCGACGAGTATCGGTACATCTCGCCAGAGTCTGGCGCGAGGATCACCGGCCGGTGGAAGACCAGCGTCGCGCCGTACATGCGGCGGCCGATGGACGTCAGCGGCGTCGATCATCCTTGCGGATCGGTCTGGCTGCGATGGTCGGCAAAGACCGGAAAGACGCAGGTCTTCCTAAACTCGGCGATGCACTGCATCGACACCGCGCCGCGTTCGGCCATGGTCGTTTGCGCTAGCGATCAAAAGCAGAAGGACTTCGAGAAGGAAGTCTTCTCGCCGAACATCCGGGCCTCGCCCAAGGTCGGTCTGAAGATCATGGCCGTGAAGGCCGGGGCCGAGAACAGCTCGACCAAGTACCACAAGCGGTTTCGCGGCGGCTTCCTCAAGATCGCGAACGCCGGTTCCGAAGCCCAGCTTCAGCAGTCCGACATCGGCCTGCTGATCTTCGAAGAGCCCTCGTCCTATCCTCGCGATGTCGGCGGCCGGGGTTCGCCGATCCGTCAGGCCCGGACCCGGACACTGGCCTGGGGCGATGACGCCAAGGAGTTGGGTGGCGGCACGCCCAAGTTCGTCGGCGACTGCCCAGTCACGGTCGAGATCGAACGGCGTACGCACGAAAAGTACTACGTTCCCTGCCCGCACTGTAACGCCAAGCAGCTCCTGCTTTGGGAGAACATGCAGTTCGAGGGCGGACGACCGTTCTTCATCTGCCAATCGAACAGTTGCGGCCAGTCTATCGGCCACGAGCATAAGCGCTGGATGCTGGACCAGGCCGACGCCGGAAACGGAGGTTGGCTGGCTTGCTTTCAGCACCAGAGGTCGGACGGCACACCGGATCTTGAACATCCGAACATCCCGCCGCCGCCCTGCATCGAACACGGCGCGTGGGAATACTGGCTAGGCCGCCGGGGTCCGGACTGTCAGGGCGCCCTCCTCGAGGGGCGCGACCCGTCCTTCGACGGTATCTGGCAGGCCTATTCGCCGTTCACGACCTGGTCGCGGATCTTCGTCGAGTTCGACGAGGCGATGAAGTCCGATGATCCCGAGGCCCTGGTCACGTTCTGGCAGCAGGTGCTCGGGCTGCCGTTCGAGGCGGCTTACGATCGACCCGCGACCGCGCGCCTCTACGAGAAGCGCGCCGAGGCGGCGGCCATCGCGATGGTCGAGCGCGGGCGCATCCCGCCCTGGGCTTGGACGGTCTTCTTGGGCGTCGACCTTCAAGGTGACCGAATTGAATGGGCGGTCTGGGTAGTTGGTCCCTCGGGTCCGCTGCCCGAGGGCGCCAAGGGAAGGCGTTACGCACGGATCGACAGCGGGATCATCCCGATCCCGCCGATTGATCCCAGAGCTTGGTCAGAGCTAGCCGACATCACCAAGCGAACCTATGAAGGCGACGCTTGTCGGCCGATCGGTTTTGACCGCGTGGGCGTCGATACGGGCGGGCACCACACGAACCGAGCCTACGTGTTCTGCATGGGCCGCCCGAACGTGATGGCGCTGAAGGGCGCGTCCGAGAAAGAACAGAAGCAGGTCTTCCCCATTGAGGCCGGTACCCGCCGAAAGGCCAAGGTTGGACGCCGCGTTGTCGGCGAGGTCCAACTCTATCTGGTCGGCACGCACAATATCAAAAAGGAAATCTACTTCGGCCTGGCCCAAACCCTGGCCGGTGTCGAGCTTGGCGAGCATCTGTCCGGATCAGTGACGCTAGAGGGCACAGCCTCTGAGCTGGATTTCCAGCAGATGACGGCCGAAGTGCTGCTGCCGCCGGACCCGTCGAAAAAGCCGCCTCGGAAGTACGAGATCTGGGAACCGGTCAAGGGTGTCCGCAACGAGCAGTTGGACATGGCCGTCTACTGCCACGCGATCGCCTGGTCGTTCCTGCCCGACGTGATGACCGAGGAAGACTGGAAGCGGCTGATCGCGGATCGGCGGCGAGAGCCGTCGCGTGAAGGGCAGCTACCGCTCGAGGGTCTGTGGTCAGCCGCTCCGGCCCTGCCACCCACGAACACGCCTGCCGCGGCTCCCGAACGCCGTTCGGCGCCTGCCGGCGATCCCGTCGACAACGTCCACCCGCTGCTCAAGCTTGCACGCGACATGAGAGGAACCTGATGGCCAACTGGCTCGAAAATCTGGAACTGGCGACAGCCCGGTTGGCCGCGCTGGAGGCTGCGGAGCTTGACCGCTTCAAGGGCGTCCAGGTCAAGTCGGTGAAGTACGAGGTCGGCGGCGTCGAATACGCCGATCCGGTTTCGATGCAGGAACTGTCCCGGGCGATCTTCGAGGCGCGCTCGATCGTCAATCGCCTTGGTGGCGGCGTCGTCAGCGGCGGCGCGATTACGCCGACGTTCGGGGCCTAGTATGGATCGGCAACTTCTCGGCCCGACGGGCTCCCCGCTTCCGCAAGGGATCGGCGCCGCCGTCCGCGCCATGGCTAACCGCGAGGGCACCGACCTGTCGTTCAATGTCGGCTACAAGGCCGGCCAGACGCGTGGTCAGGATGTCGGCGGATGGCTGCCGTCGCAGCAATCGGCCGACGCGAGTTGGCTCTGGTCACGAGACCTGGCGGTCGCGCGCACGCGCGAGCTGATGCAGAACGAGCCCTGGGCTCAGGGCGGCGTCGATCGCAAACTTGACATGCTGGTCGGCGCGGGCTGGCGGCCGATTATCCGGCCTGATGCGCAAGCCTTGGGCATCACCGAAGAACAGGCTCAAACGCTCGGGTCGCAGATCGAAAGCAACTACCGGCTCTGGGGTGAAGATCCGCTGTGTCGGTGCGACGCTGAGGACACACTGACCGCATCATGGCTGCTCTACCTTCAAGTGATGGAGGCGGAGGTCACGGGCGACGGTGTCTCTGTTTTGCGCATGCGCGAGCGGCCGGGCTGGGGTTTCCGAACCTGCGTCCAGGTCCTGGACAGCGACCGTCTATCCAACCCCAATGGCGTCGCTGACGATGATCATATTCGCGGTGGCGTCGAGAAGGACCGCTACAACGCCCCGATCGCCTACCACTTCCGCAACGCCCACCCTGGTGATGTTCTAGGCTCGACATCTAAGTCCATGACTTGGGAGCGGGTCGAGCGCAACGAGCCGTACGGTCGGCCCAAGGTCACTCACCTGTTCGAAAAGCGTCGGCCTGGCCAGTCGCGCGGTGTCTCCCGTCTGGTGGCTGGGCTGGCGCGCTTCAAGGGTGCGTCGCGGCTCACTGACAACGAGCTGGCCAACAGCACGATCAACTCTCTGTTCGCGGGGACGATCGTTTCAAGCTTCGATCCGGCCGTCGCTCAAGATCACCTGATGTCGTCGGCGACCGCCGGCTACCAGGATCTGCGGCAAAAATTCTACGAGACCGCCGATCCGCGCCTTGCCGGTGCGAGGATCCAGCACCTGTTCCCGGGCGACGAGCTGAAGTTCCTCACGACGCCGCGTGAAACGGTCGCGTTCGAAAGCTTTACGACCGTCTTCCTGCGGTCGATCGCCTCGTCGCTGGGCATCACCTACGAGCAGATCGCCATGGACTGGTCGAAGGTGAACTATTCCTCGGCGCGCGCGGCGCTGATCGAGGTCTGGCGCGGCATCCAACGCCAGCGCTCGATGGTGGCGATGATGGTGGCTACGCCGTGGCTGCTCGCCGTCACCGAGGATGGCATCGACCAAGGCAAGATCGAACTTCCCAACGGTGCGACCTGGGAGGACCTCTATGAGCGTCCCGCCGCCTATCTGCGCGGCCGTTGGCTGGGTCCGGCACGGGGCTGGGTCGATCCGGTCAAGGAGCCCGCCGGTGCGATCCTGCAAGTCGAGGCGGGCTTCAACAACTGGGAAGATGTCGCGGCCGAGCAGGGTATCGACTTCGACCTGAACCTCGCGGGCCTGAAGCGTCAAAAGGGGATGTGGCACGACGCTGGTCTGACCCCTCCCGCCCTGGCCGCCATGATGGCGATGCGGGGCACGTCTGAAGACGACAAGCCAAACCCCTAGGGACACCTCAAATGCGCAATCCCGCTCTTCTGGCGGCCGAGCTGACCGGCCGACCATTGCTGATGCTCGAAAGCTCGGTGCTGCCCTATGCCCAGATGCTGGGCGTGGTGGCGACCGGCGAACGGCGTTCGGCTCTATCGGCGTTCATCGGCGGCGCGCGCCGCCTTTTCCGCGCCGAGGCTTCCGCCGAGCACGATGGCGCGTGCGTCACCGAGCCGATGGTCGCCCTGCCGCGCTGGATGGGTGAGCCTGAGCACATCGGCTTTGGCTGGGCGCTGAAGGATGGCGTCGGTGTCATTGAAGTCGATGGCCCGCTGATGGAAGAGGGCTTTGGCTGGGGCGACTGCTGGTATCACGGCTATGACACCCTGCTGATGGCGTTCGAGGAGATGGCCGCCGACGCGAATGTGCGGGCTGTCTTTGGGCGCATCCGCTGCAATGGCGGTATTGCCGCTGCTGGTTTGCCGCAGCTCGCCAAGTTTCTTCGAGAAAATCGCGCCAAGGCGGGCGGCAAGCCCATCTGGTTTTTCTGCGAGCGGGCCTATTCGGCGGCGTACTGGATCGTCGCCCAAGGTGATCATGTTGTCGCCGCCCGCGAGAGCGGCGTCGGATCGATCGGCGCGGTCATTGGCCACTGTGAGGCGAGCAAGGGTCTCTCTGCCGACGGTCTCACCATCACCAAGTTCAAGTTCGGCCTGAAAAAGACCGATGGCGCTTGGGACGAGCCGCTCTCGGAGACGGCGAAGACTGATTTGAACGCGGATGTGCAGCAGTGCGGCCGCTGGTTCGTCGCCGACGTGCTCAAGGGCCGCGAAAACCTGACCGAAGAGGTCGTGATCGGCACCCAGGCCGGCTGCTTCTACGGCGACAGCGACGATCCGGCCTATTCGGCGCTCAAGGTCGGGCTGATCGACGCCGTGATGACCGAGCGCGAGGCGTTTGAGGCCCTGAAGGCCTCGCTTGCGACCCCGATTTCCCCTGCCCCGCCCGCCAAGGCGCCCGGGGCTCTATCCCCCGCGAAGGAGACTGACGTGAAGCGCAGTGAAGTCCTGGCTGGCTTGAAAAAGGCCGGCCTCAACAATGATCAGATCCGGGCCGCCATGGCCGAAATGCCCGAAGATGGCGAAGACGCTGCGCCCGAGGGCGAAGACCAGGCCGATGACACCGAGGTCGAGGATGAGGCCGAGGCTGAAGGCGGCGAAGACGAGCCGGCCGCCAAGGTCAACGCCAAGGTCGCCCAGGCTGTGCTCGACCTGCCTGAAGCGCGTGGTCGCGAGAAGCTGGCCAAGAAGCTGGCCTTCCAACCGGGCATGACGGTTGCGGCCGCCAAGGAGCTGCTGGCTTCGGCGGGCAAGGAGACCGGCCTCGCCGATCGTGTTCGCGACCCGAACCTGGCTCCGAGCGGCGGCACGCTCGACGCCGCTCTGACCAAGCGCCTCGATCCTGAGGCCATCTATCGCCGCCGTAAGGCGTCGACCTCGCGCGCCGCCTAGCGCCCGAGCGGGCGCTAGGCGTCCCGACCCGTTGCGAGCCGGGTTCGCTCGCAATCCTCCCCCGAAAAATCGCCGGCTATCCGGCCCCTCTTGAGGAGACCGCGTCATGTCCGTCATGACCGAACGCCGCTCTGCCGGCGAACACATCATCTCGGAAGCGCCCGGTGCGCTGAGCCGAGACACCATCGTCATCGCGCCCAACCAGGATCTGCTGGCTGGGCAGGTTCTGGGGCAGGTGACGATCGGCGCTCTCACCGCCACGCTCACGGCCGAGGCTGGCAATACCGGCAACGGCGCGGCGCCGACCATCACAGTCGCGGTCGGCACGCCGATCGGGGCCTACAAGATGCGGATCATCGAACCGGCCGCCAACGCCGGGTCGTTCGTGATCTCCGATCCCGGCGGTGTCGATATCGGGCATGGCGTCGTCGGCGCGGCCTTCAATATCGGCGGCCTCAGCGGGACCTTCCCGGATGGCGCGACCGACTACGTCGCCGGCGACGCCTGGACGATGCTGGTCGCGGACGCGGCGCACGTCAACGAAGGTCAGTACAAGCCTCATGATCCTGCGGCGACCGATGGCACCCAGGTCGCTACCGCGATCCTGTTCGCGCCCGTGAAGACCGCCGTCGGCGTGACCCAGAAAGCCGTCGTCCACAACCTCAACTGCGAGGTCAAGGCCGCCCTCCTGGCGTGGAACGGTCACACCACCAACCAGAAGAACGCCGCCCTGGCCAGCCTGCGAACCCAGGGCGTCAAGGCCCGCTAAGGCGGGCCTGCCATCCATCGGCCTCGCGGGACCGCGTCGGCCAAGACCCACATTTCACAGAAAGGTTCGACCATGTCCTTGGTCAACGTGTTCCGCAGCAGCCTGTTCACCATGATGGACCTGACTGCCGCCATCAACGAAAGCGAAACGCCTCCGCAGCGCTTCGCCGAGCTGGGCATCTTCGAAGAGCGCGGCGTGCGAACGACGTCGATCTTCATCGAGAAGAAGGGCTCGACGCTCCAGATCGTGCCGACCAGCCCGCGCGGTGCGCCCGGTACGCCGATGTCGACCAACAAGCGCGAAGGTCGCGAGTTCCGCATCCCGCACATCTCGGTCACTGACGAGATCCTGGCCGATGAAGTCCAGGACGTTCGCGCCTTCGGTTCGGAAAGCGACCTGGTCGGCGTGCAGCAGGTTCGCGGCGAGAAGAACCAGAACATGGCGATGTCGCTGGACAACACCCTGGAATATCACCGCCTCGGCGCCATCCAGGGCGTGGTGCTCGATGCCGATGGTTCGGTCATCTACGACTACTTCGACGAGTTCGGCATCGCCGAGCCGGACACGGTCTACTTCGATCTGGGCGCCGCCTGGGCTGAAGCCGACGGCGGTCGCATTCGCGGCCTGATCGGCGACGTGAAGAACAACATGCGGCGCGCTCTGAAGAACAGCGCCGTGCGAGGCGTCCACATCATGTGCGGCGAGGATTTCTTCCGCGACGCCTCGAACCATCCCGAAATGCGCGAAACCTATCTGGCGCAGCAGGAAGCGGCCGATCTGCGCGGCAGCGACGCTCTGGACATCTTCCGCTATGGCGGCGCGGTGTTCGAGCAGTATCCCGGCTACGGCGATGTCGAGATCGCTCCGGATGAAGCCCGCTTCATTCCGCTGGGCGTGCCCAAGCTGTTCCAGACGGTGTTCGCGCCGGCGCCTTGGTTCAGCGCCGTCAACCGGATCGGCCTGCCGCGCTACGCCATGGCCTCGCTGGATAAGACCGGCGAGAAGCAGATCGACCTCGAGGCGCAGTCGAACCCGCTGAACATCTGCACCCGTCCCGAGGTGCTGTTCAAGGCCAGCTCCGCCGCCGATCCCGGCTAACGCTTCCTCCCGCCTGCCGCCGCCCGGCAATCCGGGCGGCGGGTCTTTTCACCTTTTCTGAAGGAGGCGAAGCATGCGCTCGCTTCACATGATGGCGGCGGTGTCCGCCATGGCCCTGATGGCGGCCGACAAGGGCTCGGGCGGCAAGTCCGACGCGCCCGATCTGTTGGCGGATCAGGCTGATCCAGGCGTCGCTTTGGCCGCTGCCAACGCTCACGTCGAGACTCTGCAGGCCGAGATCGGCGAGCTGACCTCCAAGCTTGAAACTGTGACCAAGGAGCGCGACGAAGCGCTATCGGCCGGCGCGACTGCGATCGGCGAGCTGAAGCAGGAGGTCGTTCGTCTTGGCGATCTCGTCGCTGAGCGCGGCCGCGATCTGGCGTCGGCGCGCGATGTCATCACCGAGCTGGACGCCAAGCTTTCGGAGGCCGGCGCGCCCGCGCCCCGTCGCACGGCGTCGCGTCCCGCTGATGGTCACTACGTGTTGCAGACCTCGAAGATCGAGGATCTGGCGCGGGGGCGGATCATCACGGTCGGCGCGACTAAGGCCGCCAAGTGGCTTGCCGCGGGCAAGATCCGGCAAGCCACGGTCGCCGAGGTTGAAAACGCTCGGCAAGAGATCGTGCATCTCTGATGCGACCTGAGCACGCCGCCCGCGTCGCGAACGCCGTTCGCGATCACCTCTGGTCCGATCTGGAAGTCTGCCCGCCCTCGGGCGGCTGGCGCACGGTTCGCGGCGCGGTGCGGCGTGACTGGGTCGAGGAGACGATAGACGGGTTTGTCAGCCGCACGGGCGTCATCGCCGACGCTGTGCATCTCGACGCCGCTGACTATCAGCCGGTGACAGCGCTCGCTCGGCCGGGAAAGACCTGGTGGGTGCGCTATCGCGACGAGCTGGGCGTGCTCTGCGTCAAGCGGTTGTCCGAAGACATGAAGCCGAAGCCGGGTGGCCGGTTCCTCTGGGGGCCGCTGGCGATGCCCGATCGGGAAGACGTTGTTCCGTGATTTTCGCATTGAGCTGGCGCTCAAGGGTGATCTAGAGGCCTGGGCGGCGCGGACGAAGGTCCAGCTCCTCACCGGCATCCGCGATGCTGCCTATGAGGAAGGGCGCGCGGATCTCGAATGGCTGCGTGCGGAGGTCAAGCAAGCAGGGCTAGGCGAAGGCCTGGCCAATGCTTGGCGAATGGATTTCAAGCCCGCCAAGGGCCTCAGCTACGCGCCTGCCGTCTTTTTGTACAGCAAGGCGGCGCACATCATTGACGCCTTCACCCGAGCGGAGCCGATCAAGGGCAAGCCCTTCATCGCGATTCCTATAGAGGGAAGCCCTGCTGACGCTCTGCGGATAAAGCGCGGTCAGAAGCGCACCGAGGAGATCGAGCGCCGCTATGGGCCGATGCGGGTAGTCGCCTTGAAGGGCGGCGGCCTGATGCTGGTCGCCCGGGGACGAGCGACAGCGGACGGCGGCGTCACCCGTCTCACCCGGCGTCGGGCGACCGGGACGGAAAACTATTTCACGCCGCTGAACCAGAAGAACCAGGTCGACATCCCGATGTTCTGGCTGGTCCCGGATGTGCATCTGACGCACCGCCTGGATTGGCCAAAGCAGGTGCCCGAGATGCGTCGCAGCTTTGCTGGGCGCGTGGAAAGCAACCTCCGGAAACGCCTGTCCACCGATACCCAGGCCTCCAGGGACTGGCGCGAAATGCCCGCGATGATGGTCGATGACTGGGGGCGTCCTATTACGGCGTCGGGTCCTGCCGGCTTGTACGGCGCGGCGCTGGCCGACTGGCAAGACAAGAATGGATGGGGAACTTGAGCAAGATCATCACGGGTCAGGGCGCAATCGTCGCGGCCCTCGCGCTAGCCTTTCCCGACGTCGTGGTTCGCAACGGCGAGGCCCTCAGCGAGGACTGGGGCGGCGAGTGGCTCAACGTCGTCAAGGCTCCTGCGCCGCCGCAAATCCTCAACGAGGTGCTCGGCCTGGGCGAGGATCTGGTCGAGGTCGAGTTCGCTCAGGTCTACCATGTGGAGTATATCGTGCGGCGCGCGGATGATGGTCATCGCGCCGCTCGCTTCAGCGCGGGTCTGGCGGCGATCCAGACGGCCTTGCATGCCGATCGTACCCTGGGTGGCCTCGCGCGCGCGCTGGTCATCGGGCCGCCGAATTTCGAGAACCATCGCTTCGCCTACGACGCCAAGTCTTCGGCTGTCGTCATCCCCGTCCGCGTCACCTACGCGGGTCATTCTCCGATCGACTGAGGTTATCCATGACCAAGATTGCCAAATCGGCGGAAGCCGAGCACGAAGCCGCGCCTGAAGCGGAAGGCAAGTCTCAAGCCTTTCCGAACGTCCCGGCCCCGACCGTCGGCGTCGCACCTGCGGCGGCCCATGCCGTGCTGTTGCGGGCGACGAACGGCGTTCGCCGCGGTGGCGTCGTGCGGGGCGCGCCGACGGCCATCTCCGCCCTGATCGCCAGGCAAGACGCCCGCGCCGCCACTGAAACCGACATCGCCATCGCTGGCCGTGTCATCGACCTCTAAGTCCTGACCCTGGAGCCTCGCTCATGACCGCCACCATCTTGCAGTCGCAATCGCGCGGCCGCGCCGTCCAGACCCGTTTGGCCTTTGAGGCGACGGCTGGCGTTCTTGCGACCTCGGGCTGGAAGCCCGTGCGCTTCTACACGCTCACCGCCGGCATGGATCGTCCGCTGGTGAAAGATGACCAGCTCGGCCTGGCCATGAACAACGCGCGTGACGCCACCAAGCGCCGTAAGGGTCTGCCGGGCGGGTCTCTGCGTCGTACGACGCCGATCAACCTGACGGAGGCTGGATACTGGCTTTCGGCGGCTATGGCGCGTGCGGCGCCGACCGGCGCCAATGGCGATTACGTCCATGCCTTCACGTCGGGCGGCAATCCGACCCAGACCCTGAGCCTGTCGCACCTTTGGGAAACCGGCGATGTCTCGACCGATATCGGAGCCGCCGTCGCCGAGCTGTCGATCTCTGCGGCGAAGACCGACCAGGCTGCACGCTTCAACATGACGATGGTTGGCCTTGGCGAGGTCGAGGGCGAAGCCTGGCCGGCCGGTACGGTCGCTGCTGCTGCGGCGGCGGATGACTTTTCCGACTGGCGTTGGCGCGTGCTGTGGAATGATGTCGCGATCGGCACGGCCCTGAATATCGACGTCAATCTCAACCTCGGTGTCGAGCGCGTGAACGGTCTGGACGGTGACGAGTGGCCGTCATTCCACCATTTCGGCGAAATCGATCCGAGTGGCAGCTTCCGCCTCTATGGCCAGGGCAAGGCGTTCCGCGACTTCGCCGACACCGACGATGTCGGCGTCCTGACGCTGGAGGCGACCCATCCTGACGATGAGGAGAACCGTTTCTTCCGCATCGCGACGGCCGGCGTCCAAGTCAGCAAGCCGCAGCGTGAAGTTTCGGGCGGCGGTCAGACCTCGGCGAGCTTTAACTTCGGCGCTTCGCAGGACGCCGATACGCCGGCCGTCACGATCGAGCTGGGCAACGGCGTGGCGTCGTACTGATCCATGCGCAAGGCTGACAAAGAGGCTCTGGCGGATCTCGGGCTTGAGGTTGACGACGCTCCGCGCGACGTCAACCTCAATCTCGGCGTCGTGCTCACCCTTCGCCCCCCCGAAAGCCCTGACTGGTCAAAAGCTCGTTCAAGGGTCGCGCGTGTCGTCGAGGGGCGTGATGCGATCGTAAAGGCTGCTGAGACCTATGGATGGTCGGGCAGCGATGTGCGGGATGTCATTGAAGACAGCGATACGTGGGAGATCGCGTTCGCGCACATGCTGTACAGCGAGCTGGCGGTCGAAATCGTCAGTGCGATCAGGTCGTCAAACGGATCTAGTGCGCCCACGCGCGCAGTCCTTGCCCCGCTGCTGCGGCTAGAGGGTAACCTGACGCTGTTTCGCCAGGCGGTCGACGCCGCATCGGACGGTTTGATCAAGTCAAAAAAAGAGTAGCCGCCCTCGCTGAGTATCTGTTCGGCGGTGGCGGCGAACACTGTCGCGGATGTCGGCAGATGGGGCGGCCTTGTCGCGAAACGACGGGCTGCCCTGAAGATGCGAACCGGCCGATCCATAGTGCCGAGCGGGCGGCGTTTGCGATCGCTGGGCAGGCGGGGGCGTGGCGGCAACCCGCACATCCTCGCTTCAAGGATCGAAGGCCGTCGCTCGATTGGCCGGCCTGTCAAGTAATCCACGATCCGGCCCTGGCGCCCTGGAACCAAGTTCGTCCTCTGCTCGCCGCTCTAGAGGTTGGCGCGCGTAAGGGCGTTCCGGAGACTTCCGAAGATGACGATTGATGTCGCCGTCCGCCTCGGCCTTGAGGGCGGTCAGGCCGCCACCCGCGGTATTGAAGATTTCGGTGCAAAGGGCGCGAAATCCTTCAAAGAAATGCGTCGGGAGGCTTCGGCTCTGCCGCCCCACCTTGTTGCGGTGTCGCGCGGTGTCGGCGCCGTCAAGGATAAGGTCGATGATCTAGCAGCGAGCACTGGTGCGTTCGGCAGCGTTGCGGAGTCCTTCGGCAAGTACGGTCTCTTCATATCGGCGGGCGCAGCGGCTCTCGGCTTGGCGGCCGGCTATGCAAAGACGGCGATCGAGGGCGCTGTCGCCTACGGCGATGCGATCGGCGACGCTTCGCAGAAGCTCGGCGTAGGCGCTGGCATGTTGCAAGAATACCGCTTCGCGATGATCAAGGTGGGCGGTGAGGCCGGTGACGCTGACGCCGCAATCGGTGGCTTTACCAAGACGCTCGGCTTGGCCGAAGCGGGCTATAAAAAGTCACTCGCCGCATTCAAGCAGCTTGGCTTCTCGCGACAGGACATCAAGTCGTTCAAGGATGTCGACGAGGCTCTGCGCGCGGTGGCCGAGCGCGTCGCCAACCTGGGCAACGAGCGTCAGCGTCAGGCAATCGCCGAGAAGCTTGGGCTAGGTCCGATGATCCCCCTCTTGCGGGAGGGTGCGGATGGCATGGCCGAGCTTTTCCAGCGCGCCCGTGACCTCGGTTGGGTGATGAGTGACGAGGTCATCGCCAAGGCTGGGGATGCTGCGGATCAGCTTGAAGATCTTAAGCAGGTTATTGATGTGCAGCTCAACACAGCCCTGATCGAGGCGGCTCCGCTGCTGGTGTCGATGAGTGGGGCGATGGTCGATGGTGCAAAGAGCGCTGGTCAGTTCGCTCAGGAGCTGACGTCTCTCAAGTCGTTGATCGACGACTGGATTGCGAGCCGGCCTTCCGTAAAGCTCTCGTTCGAGGTCACTTGGAAGTTTCTGAACAAGGTCGAGGACTTCTTCCAGGGCATCAGCAAGGGCTCTCTGGAGAAGCTGGGCTTCAACAAGCTGTACCTCGACCAGTTCTATGGCGACGCCAAGGATTTCCCTGCCGACGATGGCGGCGCGGTTGCGGACCGTCGATCTGGTGCAGACGGCTCCAAGCAAGGTGATCGTCCAAAGGGAACCGGTCAGCTTGGTTCGGTTGGCGCCGAGGAGGACGCGGCGCGCGCGGCCGCCAATGCTCAGCGTGAGCGGAAGCGGGCTCTTGAAGCGTCAGCGCGCACCACGTCGGCCATCGCCGCCGCAGACGCGCGCGAGCTGGCGGCGCAACGCCAATATGCTGGCACGCTGGAGCAGATGCTCGAAACCGAGCTGGCGGCCCTGGATGACGCTCAGGCGCGCCGCATGGCGGAAATCGACCGTGACGCGGCCGAGGGCCGGCTGGACAAGCTGAAGGTCGCCGAGCTGAAGCGGGCGGAAGCGGACGCCTATGCGGCTGAGCGTGAAGTGCTCCAGCGGCGCGCGTTCGACGATACGCAGCAGCGACGCCTGGCGGACGAAAAGGCTCTGGCGGAGGTGACCCAGCAGCTTCTCGGCCTGGCTTCGGCCGGCGCGCGGACCGCCGAGGAGCGCCGCGCGATCGAGCTGGAGATCCTGGAAAGCCAGCAGAAGATCGCCAAGGCCGAGCTGGAGCGGGCTCTCGCCGCCGACGGCGCGCATGACGAGGCCTGGAAGGACGCTCGCCGGAATGATCAGCAGCGTCTGTTCGACGCTCAGCGTGGATCGGTCGAGCGCGGCACGATGGGGCCGCTGGAAAGCTATGCCGACCGGCTGGTGCGAACCAATGCCGAGGTGAAGGAGAGTCTGCAGGCTGTCGCGGTCGATGGCTTCAAAATGCTGAACGACGGCATCGTCGATGCAACCCTCAATGCCGGGACCTTGGGCGATGTCTTCGCCGATGTCGGCAAGATGATCGTGGCTTCACTGGAGCACGTCGTGATCCAGATGCTGGTCATCAAGCCGATGGTCGACGCGCTGATGCGCAGCGTCAACGGCGGCGGTGGCGGGGGTTTCTTGAACACCCTGATCAGCGGCGTGGGTACGGCCTTGGGTGGGGCTCTTGGCGCGCCTCGGATCTCGGCGGCGTCGGCTGCGGATCTCGGCGGCGCGAACCTGGTGGCGCAACTCAGCAAGGGTCGTGCGGGTGGTGGCCCGGTCTATCGCGGCGATGTCCGGCCAATCCATGAGCAAGGCTTCGAGCGTATCGCGGCCTTCTCGAGGGACAGCTACGTCATGGACGCGGCGCGGACGGCGCGCGAGATCGCCGATAGCTCCGTGTCCTCGCGTCACGGCGGCGAGCGGCCTGTCTCCGTCTCGCTGAACAACAACGCGCCGATGCCTCTGCAAGCCACGGCGACCGAGCGTGACGATGGCGCGGGCGGTCGGCGTCTGGACATTGACCTGGTCGAACTGATCGACAGCCGGGTCTCCAAAGGCAAGCGCGAGATGTTCGACGGCTCGATGGACAGCGCGTTCCAGTCGAAGTTCGGCATCCGCCCCAGATTGAACGGAGGTTGATATGACCGCTCCGGCATGGCCGGCGGACAAGGGGCGCGTGCTCGCCGATGGGTTTCGCGACACCTTCCCAACCCTGGTCCAGCGCTCCGACGTTGACGCAGGACCGGCGAAGCAGCGTCGCACGACCACGGCGGCAAGCCATACTGTTGATGCCGTCTACAAGATGACGTCGGCCGAGCGGCAGTGGTTCAGTGGGTTCTATTTCGGCGAGGCGGCTGGTGGCGGTGTGTGGTTCGACTGGTATCATCCGGTCGAGCAGCAGACGGTTCTGGCGCGGTTCGTTCGGGATGCGCCGCCCTCCTATGAGCCCTGGAAGCCTGACTGGCGCGTCAGCGTTCGGCTGGAGTGGCGGCCGTGACCAGCAATGCGGTTCACGCCTCCGTAAAGGGTGACGGATCCTCGGATATCCTGGTCGAGCTGGTGACGTTGGAGCATCCGACGTTCGATGCGCCGATCTACGTCTGCAATGTCGCCGAGGAAGGCTATCGGCTGACCAGCCAGGAACGTGAGTTCATCGCCTATCCGTTCGCTCTGTCGTGGCCGGAAAACGGCCCTGACAATCCGTTCAGCGGCGCGAAGTTCACGATCAACAATGTCGTAGCCCAGGACGGCACCGACGAGCCTTTGTTGCTGGCGGCTTTGCGCGGGTTGCCCGATTGGGCGCGCGTACGGTTTGAGCTGGTGCGCGTTATCGCGCCCGACGTGATCGAGCAGCGGACGACGCGGCTGCGGTTGGCGGGTTTGAGCTACGCCGAGACGACGATCACCGGCGAGCTGCGCATGCCCAGCTTTGTAGACCGTCGGGCGGGCGGCAGCTTCTCGCCGGACACCTATCGGCACCTGCGCGCCGGATGAAGCCGCCAAAAGGGGCGAACGCCGTTCGCCGCGCGCCGACGATCGCGGGCGATGACGCCTGGATCGCTCGCTACATGCCGGTCCCGTTCGTGGAGCATGGGCGGTCGTTCCGGGGCTGTGACTGCCGGGGTCAGCACTACCTGATCCTGGAGCACGAGCTTGGCGTGCGGGTGCCTGAGCCTGACGATCTTTACCGCGGCGTCGATCGTCGAGACGCCGAAGACATCGCCGCCTTCGTGCGGGCTCAGGCCTCGCTCTGGCGCCGCGTTGAGCCCGACGAGAACGGCTATCCGCGCTTCGCCCTGCTGCTGTTTCTGGTGGCTGGGCTTCCCACGCATGTCGGCACGTCCTTGGGCGGCCGACGGTTCATTCACACCCAGAAGGGCTGCGGCGCGCGCACGGCCTCGCTCGACGAGGCTGAGCCCGGCGAGGCGTTCTGGGGGTCCCGGTTGGAGGGGGCTTACGTTTATGGCGGTTGACGCCCTGATGGATCGCAAGACCTCGCTGGTGGTCTCGCCTCGCCCGCTCGCGCGCGAGGAAGAGGTCAGCCTGCACGCGTTGCCCGAGGGTTTGAGCCTGGCGGAGATGGTGGTCTCGCTTGAGGTCTCTGGCACGCTGGACCCGGCCCTGCGGCCTTGGGTTCGGATCTCCGTCTCCGGCGTCAAGGTTTCAGCAGGCGATTGGTCCGGCTTGCGGCCTCGCGCCGATGACACGGTCGTGCTCGAGGTTGCGCCGATGGCAGGGTCGAACGCCGTTCGCACCCTGTTGCAGATCGCTGTCATCGCGCTGTCGGTCTGGGTTCCTGGCGCGATCGGCTTGTCGGGCTTGGCGGCCGCTGGTGCGACAGCGGCTGTCAATGTCGGCGGCATGATCGCCGTCAACGCCATCGCGCCGATCAAACAGCCTGAGGTCGCGGGTCGCGAGCAGCGCTATTCGCTGGACGCCGGATCGAACGCCGCGCGACCGCATGAGGCGATCCCGATCATCATGGGGCGTCGGCGGATCTATCCGCCGCGTTGCGCGAACTGGTACACGGTCACGGTCAACAACACGGTCTATCTGCGTCAGATGTTCCAACCCTGCGTGACGTGGGTGGATCATGAGGGCGCGCGGATTGGCCAGACCGATCTTGCCAGCTTCGAGGGCGTCAATGTCCGCTGGTCGACGCGCCATGACGAGGGTTTGGAGCCGATCTGGTTTCAGCGAACGCCTGCCGAGGATAGCCTCGCGCTTCCCGTGAAGCAGGCCTCGGGATGGATCACCCGGGCCGCGCCGCTGGAAAGCGACGCCCTGTCGATCGATGTCGCCTTCATGGCGGGCCTCTTCGAAACCAAGGAAAGCAGCGGGAACCCCAAGAACCGGAGCGTGACGTTCGAGTTCCGCTATGGACCTCGCGGCGGTGATCCGTCGTCGGCGGCGCCGTGTCCTTTTGCGGGCGCGGGCGGTCTTCTGACTTTCACGCGCGACAAGCTGGACAGCTATCGCTTGGGCTGGGAATGGCCGGTCGCGCGCGGCCAGTACGACGTGCATGTGCGCCGCATCACCAACGAGGAAAGCAACAATCCCAAGATCAGCGACGAGCTGACCTGGATCTGCATCCGTTCGTTCCGCGACGAGGCGCCGGTTCGCGATCTGGCGTCCAAGCCGTGGATCGAGCTGGAATTGCAGGCCAGTGACCAGTTGAACGGCGTCCCTAACGACTTCAACTTCATCGCCACCAGCATCGTGCCCGAGGCGACGGCGACGGGGCCTGGCGATCTGATCGTCAGCCGCAATCCTGCCGACCTGTTCCTGGCCGCCAGCTATCCGCCGATGTCGGATGTCGAGCTGGACGACGATGAGCGCGCCTTTGCCGCTATCGCGGATTGGCGGGCCACCTGTGAACAGCAGGGCTGGATGTGCGATCTGGCTGAGGCCAGCGAAATGTCGGTCGGTGAACTGCTCCAGCGAACGGCAGCCGCCGGGCGGGCGCGGCCGACGCTGGACTATGGGGCTCTGTCCGTCGTCGTCGATTGGGAAAAGCCGCTGCCTCGCCAGATGTTCACGCCGCGCAATGTGTCGGGGTTCCGGGGTGATCTGGTCTATCCGGCGCCGGTCCATGCGCTTCGCGTGCGGTTCGCCAACGCCGAGAAGGACTTCGCCGACGATGTCGTGACGGTGTTCGGGCAAAAGCCTGACGGCACGTTCTATGACCTCGACACGGCCGATAAGTATGAGCGGGTCGAGGTGCGCGACAAGGTCGATGCGGACGCTGTCGTCCTCGAGGGTGCTCGCATGCTGGCCGAGCGTGTGTTGCGACCGGAGAAGTTCAGCTTCGAGCAAGATGTCGAGTACCTGACGATCCGCGAGGGCGACCGTGCGTGGCTTGCTCACCATGTCGCTCTGGTCGGCGAGATCACCGGCCGCGTTCGAGCCCGCGTCACCGATGAAAGCGATCCTTCGCTGAAGGGGCTGCGCCTGGACGAGCTGGTCACCATGGTCGCGGGGCGGTCCTATGATCTGGCGTGGCGCCCCTCGGCCGATGCGGCGCTTGAGGTCTTCCCACTGGAGACCTTGCCTGGGCAGTCCGACATCGTCTGGTTCGCTGCGCCGATCCCGTCGATTGGCGACCAGCCCTTGCCGGGAGATCAGGTCACGGTCTTCGATCATGCCGTCGAGCTGCTCGATGTCGTTGTCGATCGCATTGCGCCAAAGGAGGGCCTCAAGGCCTCGATCACCTGCGTGCCCTACGCCGAGGCGCTGCAAAGCGTAGGCGATGAGCCCATTCCGGCTTATCGCACGGGCGTGAGCCGCCCTCCGACGCTGGGTGGCGCTGTCGTCGTCCGTCGCGATGGGCGCGCGATCGAGAAGGTGATCGACGCGCTTGCGGAGGGTGTGTCTCAAGCTGGCAACGGTGTCGATATCATCGCCGAACAGGTCGGGGCGATTGAGGCTGCCTCCCGCAAGGCGCAGCTCGATATCCTGGACGCGCGGATGAAGGCGCTGGGCGACCTGAAGGCGTTTGAGGCGATCCTGCGCCAGGTGCTGTCGGGCAAGCCGCTGGGCGAGGTGATCGCCGAACAGCGTCAGGTGCTGATCGACACCAACGTCGTGGTCGGAAACAACACCGCCGCCATCGCCAGCGAGGCCGTGGCGCGGCAGACGGCGATCTCGGCCGAGGCCTATCAGCGCACCGTGCTGGCCACCGACTACAACGGCTTCAAAGCCACGACCTCGGCCGAGCTGATCAGCATTTCGACCGCCACCAGCACCGTGGCGGCCAACCTGGCGACGGTCTCGACCGACTATAACGGCTTCAAGGCCAGCGCCTCGGCCACGCTGATCAGCGTTTCCAACGCCACCAGCGCCACGGCGGCGAGCCTGGCGGCCCTGGAGTCGACCGTGGCGGCCAACAAGGCCAGCGCGGACGCTGGGCTGTTGACGGTGGCCAGCGACGTCAGCGCGCTCTCGACGCAATACACATCGCTCGACGCCACGGTGGCGGCCAACAAGGCCTCCGCAGACTCGAGCCTTTCGGTTCTCACCACCAACGTGTCGGCGGCGGCCTCACAGATCACGACGCTGCAATCCAATGTGACCGGCCTGTCGGCGACGGTCTCGTCGCAGGCCTCAACCCTGGCCGATGTGGCCAGCAAGGTCGCGGTGGCGCGGTTCGTGGTCGAGGCGGCGGCGTCGGGCGGCCGGCCGGCGCGCCTGGCGCTCTATAGCGACAGCCTGGGCGGCTCAAACATCGCCCTGTCGGCGGCCAAGATCTATTTCGGCGACAACACGGTGCTTGACGACGCCAGCGACACGCTGCGCAGCGATCTGGGCTCTGCCGCGTACATCCAGGCCTGGGGTGAGGCGTTCGGGGCAAGCTCGGATCTGCTGTTGTGGTTCGGGCCGAACGGGATCGGTCACTGGGCCGCCAGCCGGTCAAACGCCTATTTCTACCTGGCCAAGACAGCGCCCTATCTCGGCGGTTCGGCCGTGCCGACCGGCGGCGGCAGCGGCGGCTTTGAGGTCAACCTGTCGACGCCCCTGGTCTCAGGTAACCGCTTCGGCACGGGCTCGGCGACAACGGACACCGTCACGGCCACCACGTCGGGCGGCGACGGTACGGTGACCTACAGCTGGGCCTATCTGTCCGGGGCGAGCTTCTCGCCGTCGTCGACTACGGGCGACGCGGTCGCGTTCACGGGCTCGATCACGGCGCTTGGCCAGACGCTGGACGGCTATTGGCGCGTCACCGCCCGTGACTCGGCCGGGCATGTCGCCTTCGCCGACGTGCGCATCCTGATCTCCGAAAACTCCTAACCGGTGGAGCCTTCCATGACCACGACGCCCACCCAGCACGCGACGGCGATCGCCGCCGCCATCGCCGCCTTTCACGCGGGCGGGTCGCAATCGGCGCTGGCCAGCGCGCTGGCTACGGCGCTCGAGGCCTATGACGACGTCGGCGGCCTGGCCGAGCGCATCGAGGCGCTGATCACCGAAAATGCGACGATCATCGACTCGCTGCTGCTGTTCACGCCCAAGGGCACTGTGGATCTGGTCAGCAACCTGCCGACCGGCGAAGCGCTGGGCGCGTTCTACATCGTGACGTCGGGTGAGTTTGCGGGCCACGGCTATGTGCTCTCGGCCGGTGGCTGGGAAGATCTGGGGCTGGTGCGCGGCGCGTCGGCCTATCAGGTGTGGCGTGATCAGCCGGGCAACTCGGGCAAGACCGAGGCGGAGTATCTGACCTGGTTGGCCAACGCTCAGATCGAAGCGGTGACCGATGCGGTGCAGCCGCTGGTGGACGACGCCGAGGCGGCCGCGACGGCGGCGGCGGGCTCTGCCAGTACGGCCAGCACCAAGGCCGGCGAGGCCTCGACCAGCGCCACGGCGGCTGCGACGGCCAGGACGGCCGCGCAGACGGCGCAGGGCTTGGCGGAAGACGCCCGCGATGACGCGCAGGCGGCCGCCACGGCGGCCTCGGGTTCGGCGGGTACGGCCACCACCAAGGCGGGCGAGGCCTCGACCAGCGCCACGGCGGCGGCTTCGGCGAGGACGGCTGCGCAGACGGCGCAGGGCCTGGCGGAAGACGCCCGCGATGATGCGCAGGCGGCCGCCACGGCGGCCTCGGGTTCGGCGGGCGCGGCTACGACCAAGGCCGGCGAGGCCTCGACCAGCGCCACGGCGGCGGCGGCGGCCAAGGCGGCTGCGGAGACGGCGCAGGGCCTGGCGGAAGACGCCCGCGATGATGCGCAGGCGGCCGCCACGGCGGCCTCGGGTTCGGCGGGCACGGCTACGACCAAGGCCGGCGAGGCCTCGACCAGCGCGACGGCGGCGGCGGCGGCGCGGGCTGCGGCCGAGGCCGCCCGCGATGCGGCCGAAGCCATCGTCGGCGGCGACTTCATCGCCCGGCCGGGCGGCACGACCCTTTCCGGCAAGGTGGCGATCTTCACGGCGGCTGACGGCGGGACAGTAGAAGGCCGCCCGATCGGCTCGGCGACGGCGACTGATATCCTGGACCGGCAGACCGGCGACGCGCGCTTCCAGCCTCTGAACGCCGCACTGACGAACCTGGCGACGGCCAACTGGAGCAGCACGACCACGGGCCGCCTCACCAGCGTCGCGGGCACCAGTTCGACTGGTTTCATGGTTCAGGGCAGCAGCTCATCTCTCAACGCCCGCCGGACGCTGACCAGCGCCGATGCAGGCATCGCGATCACCAACGGCAACGGTGTATCGGGCAACCCGGTCTTCACCTTGGGGCGGGCCACCGAGGCGCAGGGCATCGCGGGGACCGACAACCTCCTGGCGATGACGGCCTTGTCGACCAAGGCCGCTGTGGACGCCGCGATCACGGCTCTGAACTACACGACCAGCCCGATTGCAGCCTCGCGCCTGACCGGCGTGATCGACACCGCGAACCTGCCGGCTGTGGTGATCAACGACACGTTCGAGGTCGGATCTCAGGCCGCCATGCTGGCCTTGACCGCGCAGCGCGGCGACATCGCGATCCGGACCGACGAGAACAGGACCTATGTCTTGTCCACGGACAGTCCGTCGACCCTGGCCGACTGGAAGTGGATGCGGACGCCGACCGACCTGGTCCTGTCGGTCGCCGGTCTGACCGGGGCTATCACCCAAGCGGCGCTGAAAACCGCTTTGGCGATGGGCATTTCAGACGTGTCGGGACTGGCGACCGCGTTGGCGGGCAAGCAGGCCGCCTCCGAGGTGCTGGCAGACCTGGCGGCGCTGACCGGTGGCGCGGTCGGCCAGACGATCAAGAAGACCGCCGATGGCTTCGAGTTCGGCGATGGTGGCGGGGTTGGCGTCGAGATCGGTGACACCTTCTTCAGTAACCGATCGACCTTCCCGGCCGGGATCGTTCCGGCCGATGGCGCGACCTATCTGGCGTCCAGCTATTCAGCGGCGGCGGCGATTTTCCCGCCGGTGTTCGGCGCCGCGCCGACCGCGACGACGGCGACCGGCTCGTCATCGCTGGGCGGAAGCTACGCGGGCAACGCATCTCTAAGCGCCGCGAACGGCCGTCTGTTTCTGAGCGGGGCTTCGCTTTATGGGAACGTGCTGCTCGAGATTACAAGCCTGTCGCCCTATACGACCCGAACGATCAATATCGGCGCGACAGGTGCGGTCGGGCCTGTGGCCTATGCCTTTGGCAAGTATATCAGCGCCGACTTCAACTACTTCCGTCACTCGGCCACGGGCCTGACCGGCGAGTGGACCCAGGGCACGGCGTTGAACGCCAGCGTCTACGCCTTCGCCTACGGAAACGGCGTTCTGCTGGCGGCGACGTCAGACGGCATGTGGCGCACGACGGACGGCGTTTCCTGGACGAAGGTCACGGCTTGGGGCTCCAACACCCTGCCTCACGGGGTGGCCTTTGCGAACGGCTACTTCATGGCGTTCTATTCTGGCTCGGGCAGCGGGATGCGCTCGGCCGATGGCCTGACCTGGGCGTCCACAACCAGTCCGTCGGTCGCGCCACAAGGCCTGGTCTGGGAGGCTAACGGCTATTTCGTCATCGGCGACAGTGTGACGCTCGGGCGCTTCAGGTACTCGACGGACGCCTTGACCTGGTCGTCGGTGGATGTGGGCGGCACGACCGGTGACTCTCAGGCCATGATCCATGCCGGCGGCCTCTACTGCGCGCTTAAGAGCTATTCGCTGCATATCGCGAGCAGCATCACCGGACCCTGGACCGAGCTGTCGAACACAGACGCAAACGTCATGAACCGCCTTGTCTATGGGCTGGGCGCGTTCGTCGCGCCCCAGCGCTACGACTACTACAGCGTGCGATATGCGCCCTACGCCCCCGCATCGCCGGCGCAGTTCTACGTGCCCAGCGTGGCTGCGATCGGAACCGGCGCCGCCAAAGCCAAAGCCTATTCGAGGATCGCGTGATGTGGACCGTCAAACTGGATGCGCATGGCTATCTGCTCGCCGACGCGATCGAAGTCGTCGACCTGGCCGCGCCGTGCCTGCCGGGCTGGACCTTTGTAGAGACCGAGCCGCCGGCGGTGGAGCCGGGCGCGTTCGCGCGCCTGGGCGCCGATGGGGCGTGGTCGATCGACCTCGAGGCGCCGCCGGTCACCGTCACGCCTCTGCCGGCCGAAGTGCCCATGCACAAGATCCTCAAGGCGGCGCTGATCACGCCCTGGCCGGGCTTTGACAATCTCGACGCAGCGATACGAGCGGCGTTCGCATCGCTGCCGCATCCGAAGAGCGTTCTGGCCCTGGCCGAGTATGCGCGTGCGCAGAACTTCGTCACCGCCGGCGTCACAACCGAGAGCACGAAGGCGGCGCTGGGCATGTCTGACCAGCAGTTCCGCGACCTGGTGATCCTGGCCGACAGCATGGCCTGACGGCCTTTTCGAAACTCAGCGCAATCGACCGCGACCAGCTCTGTTGGCCGCGTACGACCGCGCGTCCAGATGTGTAGCTAGAGGAGGAGAGTACATGTCGAAGGCGTATGTGATGCTAGTGGAGGTTGGAGTTGAGGATGCGCGCCGACATGCTCTCCCGATCAAGCGAGCGGTAGTCTGGGATGGTCAAGTCTCTGTCGGATCCACTCCTGGCGGCCTGGGCGGCTTCGTGGCTCCTGACGACTTCAAGCCCAACGGCTTGGTGCGCTACATGTGGATCGTCAAAACCGTGGATGGCGCTATCCGCGTGACCCAAGGCGCGGCGCCTAACGCTTCGACGGACCTCAAAGGTTATCGGCTCAAGGCTGACGATGTCGAGGAGTTCGCTGCGCTTGAGCCTGGCGAGACTCTCTCTCTGGTGACGATCTGATGTCCCGGCTCGGCCTTCGCCGCCTGGGCGTCGGGTCCGGCAGGCCAAGCGCGCCGGATCCGATCGCCGCGCTCTTCGCAGGCGGTGCGGGCGGGTTCGACTACAACTTCGCAAAGCTCGATCGGCTGTTCCAGGATAGCGGAGGCGTCACGGCGGCCTCGCTACTGGACGATCCGATCGGCCTCGCCCTGGACAGCGCCCAGTGGGCGGGCCGCACCCTGCAGCAGCAGGTCGCCGGCCGGCCGGGTTTGCTGATCAACCCCAGCCTCGTCCAGGAGAACTTCGTAAACTGGGCTTCGTCTGGCGGCGGCGCGGCTGAATGGGTCAGCAACGGCGTCGTGCGGCTCACGCGCTCGGGATCCAACGTGGTGCTACGACAGGCTGTGCCTGTGGTCGCCGGCCGAACCTACCGCCTAGCTGCGAGTGCGCTGCGTACCGTAGGTTCGGGCAATATGGTCGCGCTGATACGCGACACCTCGAACACCGCTCTCTCGGCCGTCCTGAATTTCAACGCCTCTGCCGCCGAGCAGGCGACGTACTGGACGGCCACGTTCACAGGCAACGTGCGTATCAGCTTCGAACGCACGACCACGGACGGCCAGGGTGAGTGCTACAGCGCATCTTTCAAGGATGTCTCCACAATCGCGGGCTCTCAAGCAGCGACATCCTACCGCCCTCGCTTCCAGGCGGACGGGGCTAAGTTCGACGCTCTCGACGATCGGCTTTTGACGACCTACTCGAGCGCGGTCGAGACGAATTGCATCGTCGCAGATGTCACGCTCCCAACCAGCTTTCCAGCTTCGACCCAGGTCATATGCGGTCGACGGACCAGCGGCGGCTCGGGACACCTGATGCTGGGCGTCAGGACAAATGGCCGGCTAGGTGGTGGGGTCGGTAATCAGGGAACAGAGACCATTGTAGGCACTACCGATCTAAGCGGGCAGCGTGTCATTGCAGGGCTGTCTTGCAATGGTTCGACCGTCCGTCTCTTCGTCAATGACGCCGAGGTCTACACCGGCGCGCAGGTCGGGTTAGCCGCTTCCGCATTCACCCTTCCGGTCGGCGGCCTCTCCACGGCGGACGCCATGAGCAACTTCTTCGGCGGCCACATCAAGCGCCTGATCGTCGCCCAGAAGTCGCTCGACCTCGCCCAGTTCCAAGCCATCCGCAACCGCATCCTCTCTGGAGCCTGACGACCTATGTCTCATCTGCCTGTCATCATGATCTGCACCGCCGCCGCCCAGACCAACATCAACCGGGTGTGGGAGGCGATGGGGCGTGGCCCCGGCACGTTCAGCCGCAAGCTGACGACCGCCCCCGCGCCGACGACCGAGAGCCCGGCCACGCACTATCTGTCGAGCGACGCCAGCACCGACCAGGCCACCGTCGCGGTCTGGCAGGGCTTCGCCGGCGGAGACCTCCCGCCGCTGCCTGAGGGTGTGGTCTGGGGCGAGAACGGGGTCATTTCGGCCGCCGACGCCATGGCCGCGATCACCGGCGCCAACCTGCAGATCTACTCGGCGTCGGGCGACGTCGAGCCGATCGACCACGCCAATGGCGTCCTCCTGGGTCGTGGCCTGAAGTGGGTTCCCGAGCCGGAAGTCTAGGTCGCCCGGCGCTCCTAGATCGGGCGGGGTGGGCGCCGCTGATCTGGCGCGGCATACTGTCAGTGCGGTCCAATTCCGGCGGATGCGGAGTACAAACAGACCGACATGACCCCGGGCGGCGGCCCGCGCCGGGGTCACCCTATTTCGCGCGCTCGATCCAGACCTTGGGCGGGATGCCGTCCTTGAAGACGATGACGTGGCGCGGGCCGATCGTCTCGATCAGCCAAACGGCCGCGCAGGCCAGCATGATCACCCAGAGCGTCGGCTCCACGTGCCGGCCTTCAGAGAAGAACTGTCGCAGCTTCATACGGCGACGGTCTCACGGCCCGACTGGGCCAACAAGTCAAAGCATCTCAGACTAAGGAGGGGCGGCCGATGGCCGACAATACGGGTGACCCAAACCTGCTTGGGGCCTTGGCCAAGCTTGCGCCCTACGCGCCAGGCGCGGCCGGGGCGGTGATGTCGATGGGGTACGGCGAGCGACTTACCATGCGGGCCAAGGCGCTCTCGCTGGCCTCCGGCGCGGCCGCCGTGGCGTGGCTGTCGCCGCTGCTCATCTTCCTGCTGAACGCCAAGTGGCCCGGCGTTGGAACGGCGGCGGCCCCGTTCATCGGCTTCGCCTGTGGGTTCCTGGGCATGGCGCTGTTCGGCGGTCTGACCCAGGCCGTCACCAAGTATGCCGGCGACCCATTCAAGCTGATCAAGTTCGAGGCGGGCGGTCTGCGCATCGGCGGCTCTGACCAGGCGGAGGGCTAAGCCATGCTGTCACAGATGCCACAGTACCTCTCCGTGGTCGCCGGCGGCCTTCTGGTCGTGGTGCTCTGTCTGTTGCTGATGGGCTGGGGGGGGCTTCTGACCCTGCTCCAGCGCATCGGGATCGCGATGTTCGCCGCGGGCTTCGTGCTCGCGGCGATCCCTCGGTTCCAGGGGCAGGCCCCCGGCTGGGGGGATGTGATCATGCTTGCGGGCCTGGCGCTCTACTTCGGTACGACCTACGCGCCGAAGATCCTCCAGCACGTCGACGGCCTGGACGGGCGGGTCGACGGCCGCATTGGCCACCGAGGCCGCGTCGATCCCTGACGCGATCTTAAGCAAGGCGAACGCCGTTCGTCTCATAGCGAGAAGCATCATGAAACTGGCAGACTTTGCGGGGCCGGCCCTACCGGTCTCCGACGACGACGTGCGCGCGGCCGCCAAGGTGCTGTGCGTCACGACGCGACACGTGCGCGCGGTTATGGCGGTCGAAAGTCGGGGGCGTGGCGTCCATCCTGAGACGCGACGCCCTATCATTTTGTTCGAGCCGCACATCTTCGCGCGGGAAACAAAGGGGCGCTTTAGCGCCACCCATCCGGACATCTCTTATGCGACCTGGGGCGGCAAGCCCTACCCCGCCACGCAGGGTCAGCGTTATGACCAGCTCGTGGCGGCGATGGCCCTTGATGAGACTGCGGCCCTGCGGTCTGCATCCTACGGTCTGTTTCAGATTATGGGCTTCAATCACCGGGCGTGCGGGCATGCCAGTGTGCAGTCGTTCGTCCGTGACATGATCCAGGGCGAGCGTGCTCAACTGCGTTGCTTCGCGCTCTTCATTGTCGCCAACCATGACATGCACGCTGCGCTCAAGGCCTCGGATTGGGCGGGCTTCGCGCGCCGCTACAACGGTCCAGGCTTCGCGCAACACGGCTACGATCAAAAGCTGAAGGCTGCGTTCGCGCAGGCCGCCGCATGATGGGGCTGGTTGAGGTTGCGGTGCGGATCGGCAAGGCGCTTACGCGATCCAAGATCGGGCGAGCCCTCCTTTTCGCCCTCGTGGCCGTGCTGACGATCGGCGGCGTGTATCAGTTCGGGCGCCAAGCCGGTGTCTCGGCCGAGCGGTCGGCGCAAGCTGATCGGATGGCCAAGGCGAGCAAAATCTCTGGTGAGGTGCGGGCCAAGGCTGGCGTCATCACGCAAGACATCCGCCGTGACGTAGCGGTCAAGACTGTCGAGATCCGGTGGCGCACCAAGACCCTAAAAGAGGAGGTCCCCGTCTATGTGCCTTTCGAGGTTGATCGCACTTTCAGCGTGCCTGTTGGCTTTGTCCGCATGCACGACGCCGCAGCTCTTGGCTCCACCCTTCCCCGATCCCCCGGTGGACCTGTCGAAGCCCCTTCCGGAGTTGCGCTCTCTACCGTCGCCGACACCGTCGTCGACAACTACGGAGCCTGCCACGTCCTCGAGGTCGAGGCGCTAGCCTGGCGCGAGTGGTACTCCCGTCAGGCGGCTCTGTACGGCGCCCACATCCAGGGCGTTTCCGCTGAGCCTCAGGGATCGGCGCTCAAGCCCTGA